TGCTACCATACAAATCTCAGGAGTTTGTTCTCTCACATATCGGAGAGCAAAACCATTTCCTTTCACTGCTTCCAGACAGATTTCTGGGGTTTGTTCTCTTACAAATTGAAGGGCGAGACCATTTTGCCTTACAGCTTCTAAACAGATCTCTGGAGTTTGCTCTTTTACATAACAGAGAGCATGTGTATTCTCTTTTACTGCTGCTAGACAAATCTCAGGTGTTTGCCTCTCCACATACCGAAGGGCATCTCCATCCTGTTTCACTGCTTCTAGGGCTTCACTCCCTTTTAGATTTATTATCTGATTACGCTTAGTTCCTGTATACTCCAGGAACTCCTTGAGAATAATCCTCTTTCCAGTCTGTAACTTGTGATCAATCTGTACTTCTTTGATGTTACCCATTTCTCCTCCTTAGATTTAGGTTAATTGGTCCCATTCCGATTCTCCTGCCGATTACATTCATATAACCTCCTTTATTATTTATGATAAGTAAATACACCACGGTTTACATATTGAATAGCATGCTTATTTTGCCTTACTGCTGTTATACAGATTTCGGGGGTTTGCTCTTTTACAAACTGAAGAGCAAGACCATCCTCTTTCACTGCTTCTAAACATATTTCGGGAGTCTGCTTTTCCACATATTGTAAAGCACGGCCATTTTGTTTTACTGCCTCTAGGCAAATCTCTGGAGTTTGTTCCCCCACATAACAAAGAGCACGTCCATCTCCTCTTACTGCTGCTAAACACAACTCTGAGGTTTGATTTCTTACATAGTAAAGAGCAAATACATTCTGTTTTATGGCTTCTAAACAAATCTCGGGAGTTTGCTCTTTTACATATCGAAGGGCATAGCCATCTTCCTTCACCGCCTCTAAACAAATCTCAAAAGTTTGCTTCTCTACATATTGGAGAGCAAAACCATTTTGTTTTACTGCTGTTATACAGATTTCAGGGGTTTGCTCTCTTACAAATTGAAGAGCGAGACCACCTTGTTTTACGGCTTCTAAACAAATCTCGGGAGTCTGTTCTCTTACGAATTGGAGAACATCTCTATCATTTTCCACTGCTGCTAGACAAATCTCAGGAGTCTGTTTTCTTACATACACAAGGGCAAACCCAGTATCCTTCACTGCCTCTAAACAAATCCCGGGAGTCTGATCTTTTACAAATTTAAGGGCATCCCCATTCTCCTTTACTGCTGCTAGGCAAATCTCAGGGGTCTGCTTCTCTACATGCTGAAGTCTATATCCATTTTGTTTTACTGCCTTTAGAGCTTTGTCTCCCTTCAAATTTCTTATCTGATCATATCTAACACCCACATACTCCAAGAATTCCTTGAGGGTAATCCTCTTTCCAGTCTGTAACTTGTGGTCGATTTGCACCCTTTTAATGTCATCCATTTCTCCTCCTTAGATTTAGGTTGATTGATTCTCTAGTCCTCCCGCCGATTACATTCATGTGACCTCCTTATTATTTTCTGGTAAAAATATACTAGAGTCTATATATCGGATAGCACGTTTATCTTCTTTTACTGCTTCTACGCAAATCTCAGGGGTCTGCCTTTCTATATAACGAAGAATATTTCCATTTTGCCTCACTGCCTCTAAACAAATTTCAGGAGTTTGTTTTTCTACAAATCGGAGAGCATCACTATTCTGTTTTACCGCTGCTAAACAAATCTCAGAAGTTTGCTTCTTTACATACTGGAGAGTATCCCCATTCTGTTTTACAGCTTCTAAACAGATTTCTGGGGTCTGTTCTTTTACATAACAGAGAGCACGTGCATTCTGTTTTACTGCTGCTAGACAAATCTCAGGAGTCTGTTCTCTCACATATGGAAGAGCAAGACCGTTCTGTTTTACTGCCACTAGACAAATCTCGGGAATTTGCTTCTTTATATACTGGAGAGCACGCCCATCCTGTTTTACTGCTGCTAGAGCTATGCTCCCCCTCAGGTTTTTCATGTGATTACGCTCAGCCCCTGTATATTCCAGGAACTCCTTGAGAGTAATCCCCTTTCCAGTCTGTAACTTGTGATCGATTTGCACTTTTTTAATGTTATCCATTTCTCCTCCTTAGATTAAGGTTAATTGATTCTCTAGTTCTCCCATTGATTACGTTCATATGGCCTCCTTATTATTTTCTGGTAAATACCCCAGGATCTACATATTGAATAGCACGTTTATTTCCTTTTACTGCTTCTATACAGATCTCAGGGGTTTGCTCCTTTATGTAACGAAGAGTATTCCCATTTCGCCTCACTGCTTCTAAACAAATCTCGGGAGTTTGTTCATCTACAAATTGGAGAGCATCACTATTCTCTTTTACTGCTGCTAGACAAATCTCAGGAGTCTGTTCTATTACATATTGAAGAGCAAGACCATATTCTTTCACTGCTGCTAGACAAATCTCAGGAGTCTGTTCTATTACATATTGAAGAGCATAGCCATCTCTTTTCACTGCTTCTAAGCAAATCTCGGGAGTTTGTTCTTTTACAAACTGAAGGGTATATCCATTTCGTTTTACAGCTTCTAGACAAATCTCGGGAGTCTGCTCTCTTACAAATTGGAGAATAAGCTCTTCTTCATTGACCATCTCTGCACAAATTTGTCTTACCGCTGCCAGGCAAATTTCTGGGGTTTGTTCCTCTACATACTGAAGAGAACGCACATCTTGTTTTACTGCTTCTAAACAGATCTCTGGGGTCTGTTCCTTTACATACCGGAGAATACGCCCATTCTGTTTCACTGCTTCCATGCAGATCTCGGGAGTCTGCTTTTTTACAAATTGGAGAGCATGACTATTCTGTTTCACTGCTTCCATGCAGATCTCGGGAGTCTGCTTTTTTACAAATTGGAGAACTAGTCCATCCTGCCTTACAGCTTCTAAACAAATCTCAGGAGTTTGCTTTTTTGCATAGGGGAGACGGATCGCCCTTTGTTTCACCGCTTCCATACAAATCTCGGGGGTTTGTTCCTTGACATAACCAAGAGCACGACTATCCTTTTTCACCGCCTCCATGCAAATCTCAGGAGTCTGCTCCCTTACATACTGAAGGTCAAGACCATTTTGTTCTACTGCCTTTAGAGCCCTGTCTCCCTTTAGATTTCTTATCTGATTACGTTTAGTTCCTGTATATTCCAGGAACTCCTTGAGAGTAATCCCCTTTCCAGTTTGTAATTTGTGATCGATCTGCACCTTTTTGATGTTATCCATTTCTCCTCCTTAGATTTGGGTATTCTCCACTAAGCAGTCTTCTTAGATGCGACAAATGCTCTAAGATCAGCTATTTGCTGTTTAATGTTCTTCTTTTGATCATCTGTCAATCTTGAACTATAGATATCCAGGACACCCTCAAGATGATCAATCTGATTCTCGACCCTGGTAGTGTCGAACCCCTTAAGCTTTGCTTTTGCGCGACGCTTACTAGCACGACTGGCCTTCATACAGGCTGGGCACATTCCGCACTGTTTTACATCTCCAGGATGGCGCATATGAATCTCTGTATGCCCCTCGGCGAATATCTGAGTACCTATAATTTTGTGCCCAGCCGTCACATTATGAGAGTCATTAAACATTACGCCACGCACTACAACCACTTCTCCATCAACCACATCCCACTCTGACATCCCTAGACAAACACATGGAATGTCAGGTATTAATTGTGGATTTTTCTTCATGGTCACCTCCTTCGGTTGAGATTTAACTTTCTTGGTTACCTTCTGGGTTGTCTTCTTCATGACCACCTCCTTTGGTTGAGAATTAGTTCTCTTGGTTGCCTTTTGGACTGTCTTCTTCATGGTCACCTCCTTATTATGTTTTTATATCCGGTGCTCTATCATCGGTATAACATAGCCGAATGGAGGATGGAAATCCCTATCACCCTCTTCAGCTATAATCCATATAACCTGAGCTGGATATGGATGTTGTAACTCATCTATATCACCTATACCACCATCAGTAAAGATGATATGAATATCCGCATCTTTGATAATACTATTATCAGATGCGAAATATGGCGCAAACATGGTGCCACCCCTACCCTGGGCATAGCTTAACCCGTCACCCTTATTGTACTTATCTATCGCCTGTACCGCAGCATCTAGATGTACTATATGCAACTCGGTTGATATGGCGCAGATATCATCCAACATAGCACCAATCTGCTCAAGCTGATGCTTAGACATAGAACAACTGGTATCTACCGCAATGCAAATATTAGGCACTAACTCATTGATAGTGCCAGGGAAGCCACGCCCATACCTCCGACTGTACCGTGTGGTTGTGTTCCGTCTAACTGGAGATAACACCGAGCATATGGTATGCATAAGTGCCTTCCTCCAGTCTATGCTATGCTCTTTGGCTATCTGGTCTAACATTTCTGTTAAACCCCCTGGAGTGTCACCTATAGCCTTGAGTTTCTGGGCAACATTATTAGCAGTTCCCCTGGTTAAATCCCATTCATCTTGATCCTTGGGATCTCCATGCGTATCAATGATGCCTTTGTCTTTGAATTTCTTCCACCTACCATCGACCCCACCATTGCCATCGGACTGTCCATCACCAGACTGTTTGCCGCCAGATTGTTTATCACCAGACTGTTTATCACCAGATTGCCCATCACCAGACTGTTTATCACCAGATTGCCCATCACCAGATTGCTTGCTGCCAGATTGCCCACCACTAGACCCACCACTTCCACATGTACCATCACAGGGGGCACCCAAGAGATCACTATAAGCTTCCAGAATTTGTTTTATCTGGGGCTTATTCTGATTCTTGTTGATTAGATCATAATACTCTAGCATTGAGAGATTCTTGGGAAAGCCAAACGTCTCTGGGAGTAACACACCATCTGGAAATTCGATAGTGCAATCTTGTTTGATAGCACTAACATATTGCCCCACTTTACTCCCATATTCTGGGAACCCCCTTATCATGCAATTCACAGCTAGATCAGCAGCCATATTTCTCTTCAGAGGATCCATGTTTCTATAGGCAGTACAGAAGTGCTGGCATATAAAATGAAGATACTCATGTGTGAGCACGCATATGGCCTCTCCGATGGTTAGTGAATTAAGGAATCCGGGATGAACCCCTATCTCTGCTCTACCCCCATATGTGGGATAAATACCCATGGTAGGTATACTATGTCCCTCTGGTGAAGACAATCTATCCCTCCCTATTATTTTCTTGCTAATAAGGTCAGCCACAGGATAGATCCATCGGAACGCACATCTTGTAGCATAAGAAACCACATCCAATATCTGGCTAAGCTCGTTGAGATCATGCCGGGATAGTTTCTCATTCATCTTGTTCTCACCTCCTTGATTAGAATTTGCGTGTGTCCCACGATTTTTGGTATGATCCTTGTTACTACTCATTTTGCATCGTCCTCCTTAGTTAAGGTTTGTATACGCTTTGTAATACTAGAAGCACGATCAAATATCTTGTCGTGAGAAACGACAATCTTATACAAGTATTCTTTTTCAGACATACGTGCAAAGATACTTGATGTGCTCTCAACCTGCAGAATGTCCATTAGATTAGCTAGGTTTGTGCAAAACACATCCCTAGACAACCATTTCTTGCGGGATACCTTTATCTGGACATCTTTCCCATCCTTTTTGATATCAGCTGACGTTACACCAACAATCCAATCAGCGATTCTACCTGCTATCAGGGTAAGAGCATCTGGTCTCTTCTTCCACTTTTTCACTATCTCTGGATTAGATAGTATTGCCTCAGCAGTGGGTAACACGCCGATATTTAATACACCATCTATGATACTCGCACCCTCGGTACCGATATGTGCGGATATGAACCGCCTTAACAATGTTAGCTCGTTCTTAGACAGCCCAGGATCAATACGAATGTCCATACCTTTTATTACGGTGCCGAGTTTATCCAATGTTCTAGCGGTACATAATCCCTGCCCAACCATGTTGGGATTATGCCTTACAGCATCACGTATCACCTGATGGTGCCCCCTCTGGGCAGCATACTTGCACCAGACTTCGGCATCAAAGGCTATTTCAAACCATATCATCCTGGTAGCCTGGGCTATATCCATGTCTGCTACATGATACCTTTCTTCCCCCCAGCTTGGATTGCTAGTACACACGATCATCCACCCACGCGGTAACTCCCAAGAAATAGTCCTACCAAACTGCAATAACTGCATTACAGCTTGCATGATATACCTATTCGCTCTGGTAATATCATCGAGCACCAGTATACCACCATCATACTTGGCGAATTCCTCCGTGAATTGAGGAGGCAAGAATACTGTCACATTGTCACGCCTATCTGGCATGCCAATCATATCGCCTGCCTCTTGCCATTCACCTACTGGGAGAACCAATACACCGAAGGTCTTTTGATTCCCCAGAGATTCGTCAATTTCGTGAGCTACCTGAGAACATATGGCAGTTTTACCCACGCCAGCAGGTCCCACTATATTGAGCGTGATGAAATCGCTGCCGAATTTCCCATCCATTACAGCCCGCGCCATGTCAGTGATGATATCGTGTGCTTCTTCGATGTTAATCGTTGGCGGGCTAACTTTTCTCTCCATGATGCCTCCTTTTTATTGGGTGACGTTTTCGAGTTCCTGGAGATATTTCTCCAGGGTTTTACGCGTTTTCTGACTAATTTTTCCTTTTAGCACCCCCTTTACTCTTTGGATTTCTTCTTGACGATGTACCACCGACAAATTCCGTAACTTCCTTTTGGCATTTCGCCTACTCTTCTCACTCGCCTTCTGGCATGCCTTACACTGCCCTGTCTGGAATAAATCTTGGGCATAGATCATCCTGGTATCTTCATGCCCTGGAGCATTGATACGTTGTCCAATAATCTCATACCCATGATTTTTAGCAGGATAATGAATAAACTTTACACCCTGCTTAACATAAAGCTCAGGCTGACCATCTTTACCAATTCTAACATCCCAGATAGTCATGCCAGGACAGGTGATCTCAATCGAGCGATCACTCTTGGTGTGGTTCCACCTGAATTTAGGGCCGCCCCAACGACCAGGCGAACCACGATTTACACCATTTTTCTTGATCATCTTACCTCCTTGGATTTTGGGTAATCGATTTCCCAGCCCCCTCCACACTGATTAAATTCATAGTCCTCCTTAGTTATTAGATTAGTGTTTCTCACAAGAATACAAGGTAATGATACCTCTATTCCTTGTGAATAATCGTTATACCGAGCTCATGGGCATACTGAAGCTCGTATATCCTAAACACCCGCTTATAGTAAGATATATCAGCTTCCACTTGCGCAAGCTCCAGCTTGATATCGGCCACCTTTTGAGGTAGGCCAGTCTTAATGAGCTCCTCTTGTACATATGCCTTCCTCATTTCGGCATTTTTGAGATCTGGCATCTGAGACGCTGCAAGTATTGCCACATACTCACGTTGAGAGATTTTTATCTCTTCACCGAAGATGTGGTTACGCAGTTTAGCCGCTTCTTCCAGCGACTTCTTGAGATTGTCAGCAGTGTCGATTAGCATCTGATTGAAACTCTTCTCGGCCATTTTGCCTCCTTAGATTTTGATTAAATAGTTTCCTGGTCTCCACCATACTGATTAGATTCATAGACCTCCTTGATTATTAAATCGAGGTATTATTCTTTACCCACCTGTACTTCATTTGCCCACGGCGACCTCGAACTTTATATTTTCTCGGTGCCTTATCTGCCCTCTTGATTTTATTATTGTGCCTCCTTCTTTGGTGAGTGTGCTTTCTCTTAGACCGTTGTGGCCGTCTACCTCTCTTACTCATTTCTTCCTCCTTAGGTTTAAATATTGGTTTTCTGCCCATCTGCACTCGCCCCCCATGATAGCCGCAGACTTTGCGTTTCTTTTGTACCTCCTTTAATTTTTTAATTTTATCACTATACTCACCACCCTTGTTTATTCATTCGCCTCCTTCGTCTTAAGTAATACTTCCTCCGTAACCACCTTCGGATCTTCCCCCATGGAAGAACGACATATATTATCACTAGCCACACACCGATTAATACTGCCCAAGAACAGACCGATTGGGCCAGTGACATCTCACCGGTGATAATCATATCACCTCCTTTCGTTGAACATATCTACGACATCAACGTCTGCATCAACTTCTATATAATCAGTCATACAACTGACATAGAAGTTATCCTCAGAGTCAATATCATCTTCGATATGCTTTAATTGTGTGGCACTAAGGCTTACACAATAGGCGAGTGAGTCTACATCATAGTACACCCTTTCCACTTTATTCACCTCCTTTCATATGGTTAAAGATGAAAAATCCTATTTCCTTATGGCTGATTGGGTAGTTCTCAGGACTTTCATATCCCAAGAACCATGACCGGTGTCAAAGAGTACCACTGGCTCTGGAATATAAACATCACCGGCTGGCTGGATCGTAATCACAGTACCTTCCTGGTCATCATGATCAACACTGATCTCAACACTTAATATAGGAGTGCCGTTTATACCGGTTACCCAACTCCTCGTCCATTCGCCACATGTAGAGGGGTAGAGACCACATATAACAGTCTTAGTCTCCTCGATAGATATATCGACTGTCAATGCGCCCACCCCATACATCGCGTTGCCTTGGACTACGATTAGTGTTCTTTCGTTTTTCATTTCTCCTCCTTAGATTTTGGTTAACTGATTCCCCACTCTCCACACAAATTGTTTCGCCATAGGCCTCCTTCATGTCTTAAATTTTATCACTATACTCACCACCCTTGTTTATTCATTCGCCTCCTTTCATGATTAAATAGTTTACACCAATCATGCAGGGTATTGTCAATATATCTTAACCTTCTACACTCTCATTGAGTAACCTGCAGGTTCGATGTGCATCATATCTTGCCCCGTGCACCGGATCACCAGGATCATCGGTATTGTGTGGATATTCGGGAAACACACAATAAACACTATGAGCAGCATCTCTCATCACGATTACATACGCATTGGGATATGCTTTTCTCCGAGACACGAAGAAGAAGTCATTGTGTTTCTTAGCCACTTTATCACCTCCTTCATGTTTAAGGTTAAGTCTACAGATAGGCACATTGGATATATAAAGTAGTTATATAGGGAATACATGTATAGGTACGAAGTAATTATATAAGGAATACGACTTTCACATAGATCATAATAATCCTGGGATCTTGGGTAATTCCTCATATCATTATAAATACCTCCTACAAAATTATGGGCAGTTTAACGTCATGCCCAGGACAGTTACTGTAGTACCTCCTTAGTCGATTGTTCTTAATCAGTATAAAAACGAAGATAAGGAAGGTACATACGGAGGTCTACCATAGAGTTATAGTATAGCACTTCTACCTTGTGATCAGCAAAGCCAAACCACTCAACTAGTTGCTTCCAGTCAGCAGCCATATGGGATAACTTGTCAATCCATTCTTCTGTAGTCATGTCGTTGGGACAACACATATGACCATTTCTGGCTGCATCTAGTATCATATCAAGACCCCTAGCAATCATGCAAGTCAGGTAGTACTCAAATACTTTAGCATCGTCATAACCGCAACCGTAACGTGCACGTGCCACGTAATTCGGTATACGCTTAACCACTCTGCTGATACGCTGGAAGAATTTTGCTATCTTAGCAGCGGGCCTGATAATACCTAAGATAACTATCTCTGCTATCACGGTAAACGGGATAGAAGCGATTTTGGCAAGCATGTTCATTATTCACCCCCTTCGTTGCCGTTAGATTGTTAAATAACCTCCTTTCGTTTTTACCGGTTATCCTAACAAGCGTGAATTTATATATATGAAACGCAGTCCAAGTGGCAATTCTTGGATGCGGATTGTTGTCAAATTATAAGTACGAAGTAATTATATAAGGAATACGACTTTCACATAGATCATAATAATCCTGGAATCTTAGGTAATTCCTCATATTGTATAGCGCGAATTAACTTTTCCTTAAGTATAGCAGCACCCTTTTGACGCGCTCTCCTCAAAACCCAATTAGGCGGGTTGGGATTTTCTGGCCCATCATAGAAACAATAGAGTTCGCCATCGTAGAAAAATGACCACTTACTCCACTCCATTGCTACTCCACTCGGGCCCGCTTCTAATACCTTGATGTCTTCCATGATACACTCCTTATAGAATTTGGGTAATTTATTATAGGTACGTGGCTACAGGGAATTATTTACTAGAGACTATATATGGCGCAGTGCCATATCAGCTAGTATATCAATAGGAATACCAGCATTCTCCAGTAACTCTAGATCATCAGCCATGCATGTACCAAATACTCCGGCATCATCAGTACCAACAAGAATATCTATACCATGATCCAGAAATCTGTGTACATGATTCATATCCTCGATACTATTGAGAAGCACATTGCTAACAGGACATACCTCGATAGCTATGCTGTTACCAGCAATGGCATCAAGAATGTCACGCGTAGCCTGTGTATTAATAGTACCCAGAACTAAGCCATGGCCAATACGATCAACGATATCTACGAGATACCAGAAATCCTGTATATATTTATCTAGCGGGATATCACATTCCTCACCCTGATGATAAAATATCATCATCCCTCTCTCCTTCGCTAGAGCAAGCTGTTTTACCACTTTCTCCAATGGAAGTTGTACTGAGGCCCAGTCTACTGCATAGAAACCAGCATTAGCAGCAATATCGAGCATGCTAGCAACCAGGTCATCACGATCTACAAACCTACTCCTGGATATCAAGAGTACAGGTCTGATTAGCATACTGGTTACATCACTACACCTTCTCACTGCTTTATAAAGATGACGTTCAACAGCCGAATACCAGCCATTGATATCGTCGTCCTTAGGAGGAGATGGTGGCGTAATACGGAGATCTGCTATCCGTATACCCTGCTTAATCCACCAATCAACCACGCCCTCTAGTGCAGCATCGAAATGGTCTGCCTTATCAGCTATGCTAAAATATTGAGCATAAACTGACAAGAAGCTACCGAGATCAACCACACTACTAACAGCTGTATCTATCTGGTCAACTAGAATATCAGTCAGCCTCGCGATAATTTCAGCCGGAGTAGTGCCACCGAGATGAGCATGGAAGTCATAGGGATAAAGCTTGGTCGCCTCTCTCTGGAGTGGCTCTTTCATTATTCACCCCCTTCATGTTTAGGGTTAGGTCTACAGACAGGCACATTGGATATGTGAGGTAGTTATATAGAGAATACATGTATAATTCGAGAAAAATCTTCTTTGGATGGAGCATGCTACACTATGGAATACGTCTATTGCTTTACTATTTCTTACCTTCCTGTTATCCTGGTACCTCCCTGTTATTTTTTTATTCCTGTTATCCTGGTACCTCCCTGTTATTTTTTTATTCCTGTTATCCTGGTATTATATTTTAATATATACCCCTTTTTCTATCTCTTTTTTTTCTTCCTTTATACTTTATAAAAAAATATGTACTCATGTTTCCTCTATCATTTCAATCTAAATACTACCTAACATACTTTTCTCTTTCCCCACGTCCATAAAAACACACCCTAGCGGGATGGGAAGAAGCCCCACTCGTCCCCACTGAGGTAAATATTGTCCCCACTTATAATTATGTACGATATCAGATAATTCTAAGAAAAATAGAAAATTTAAAGATAGGTAGAATTAAATTAGATTATAATATAGGTATGTTTAATAGGTAAGAGAATTACTTATCTGGAATACGAGGGATCGTTCCAAATATAATTTAATGAATATCGATTATTTTTATTTATCATATACAAACATACAATTATCTCCGAATTCCCATTTTATATGGTCCTTCTCTAACTCTGGATATAATATACGAAGTTTGATCCAAAATAGATAATCCAGGTATTCTGCTTCACATGCACACTTGGCAGCCTTATTATATCCAAATGGAAGAGCAGCATATACTTTCATTAAACGTCTATACGCATTACTCTCTAATTTAATCTTTATGATTTCTTGTGGGACATCATATCTCTTTTTATTCATTTTATACTCCCTTAATATAATCCTACGCTGATATTACTATATCCAAATCAGCAACTATCTGGTGGAAACATAATATCAGCATCATAACTAAGCAACTGTTGATTTTCATTATCTACTGGAATATATAGATTTTTAAAAGCCCAATCCTCACACAAGTATTGCCTTCCATTAATACTAGTAATGAGCCACCCATTAATAATTCCTTCATAATTAGTTACTCTTATAGCATCTACTATCGTCGATTCCCTGCGAAATTTAGCCATAATATATACCTCCCTTATTTTATTCCTTTTTTCTTAAGATAAATATTAACCAATGCTAAAAATGTTGTTATATCTTCTTCGGATTCTAATATACTTGGCATTTGCGGGTGTCTTAATGCCCACCTTATGCCGCGATCTATCCAATACGAATTCGGTTTTATACCCCACAATCCTCGTCTATGTCGTCTAGCCTTAACTTCTGCCTTGACTAGATTCAACATTATAGAATCATTATATGAATATTTTACATATGCATATGCATAACCATCAGAAATGATCTTTTCATTGTATAGCTTTCCATCTATATAAACATATCCTAATAGTCTGCCAAAAACATCAAGCGAATCATCTGCTAGCTGCAGATCTATAATTTTGCCTTCTAATGCATTCTGAGTATATCGATATGCTTCTTGACCATAATACTGAACGTCTTTTCTTGGGTCTTTAGTCTCTGGGGTATCAACACCTACAAGTCTTACTCTTTTTTTATCGTCAAGTATAAAGGTGTCACCATCTATAACTCTTACCACAGTTACCATACGTCCTAATGTTATTATAACAAATAGAAAAAATATTACCATAAATCTATTCATAATACCTCCAGGCCAATATTACTATGAGTAATCTACGTGTTATCATGGTATCACCCAAATAATATATGCATGTTATTCTTGTACTTCCTCAATAGGCACTAATATAAGTGCTATATAATTTTTAGATAAGAGGTTTTTAATTAATTTCTCGGCCCCACGTGTGTAAAATGGAGCATCATAACAAACGATTTTATTAATACCCACATGTAACAACTCTAATATGCATTCTTTACATGGCGGGCCACAACTGCAATATAATGTGCCCCCCCTAACCGACACACCCATATCGATAGCATTCAGTATGGCAGCACGCTCGGCATGTACAGCCCAACACATATCTATTTTCTTACCATGACTATCTTTATTATCACGATAGCGCGGACAAACACTACTTCTTCTGAATCTGCCAGATAGTATTTGACCATCATCTGACCTATAACTACAATCTGGTAATGGTAATGGCGGACCATTGTATCCACTCGATATTATTTTGCCATTTTTAACAATGATAGCACCTATATGACGCGATAAACATCTACTGTTCTGAGATATGGCCCTTGCAATCTGTAAATATGTAATATCTTGTTTTGTATACTTTGCCATCGACCTACTCCTCTATTATATAATTAGCATGCTTATATAATTCACTATGATTACATATCCATTCTCTTAGTTCTGCTAACATCGTTGAATATGACGACACTACGTATTTCAATAATTTCCTGGTATCTACCATACTCTTATCACACACGGGCACAGCAACTGACTTAATATCCACATTCATCTTATTAAATGTATGCTGGATTATCCTTAATAAATCGTCCTTACGTATAGTGAATGGAGATACCAGATGATATAATCCAGTAATATCCGGTTGCTGTATAAACTTATCTATGCATTTGGCCAACTCAAGTGTTGTAATCCCAGTCCATAATGCATTATGATATCCAGTTACAGTAGACTGTTGTTTCATAAACCAATGAAATAAACCAGTACCATTTTTCTTAAGTTCCGGCCCTATTATAGATAGTCTAAGGGTTAGATCTTTGTTATTTATAACTTCACCCAGGGCTTTAGTTTTGCCATACCAATCATCGGCATTGGGTATATCTTGTTCATCATAATATCCGCGAGACCCATTCCAAATACAGTCTGTCGAGAGATGTATAAGTTTTATTTCTGTATCGCTTAATATTTCTTCTAAAAGATGAGGGAAAAATGAATTAACATATACTGCCCTTGCACGCTGCTGTTCTGCTGCACCAGTGAGTACCCCAATACAGTTAATAACAATCATAGGTGATTCAGATAATATTGCCTGCCCGATCTCCTTTTTCGATGCTTCTTCAATATCCATAACAATATCAGCATTGTTGCGCGCTAGAGTTATTATATCATAACTAGTTTCCTCCTTTAAATACATACTAATCATATGTCCAGCCATACCATTTGATCCTAATACTAATATCTTCATCTTATACCCACCTCTGATAAATGTTTAAAGTTAATATAATTACTGGCTAGTGGATTTTTTAATCTCGTGCTCTCTAGTAATTCCTTCAATTCTTTAATTCCCTCATCCATAGTTATATGCGGACAAAATCCCAAATCTTTTTTAGCCTTACTACTAGATACTCTATAATTACGGTTATCCTCAAACTTAGTATTAGTTATAATCATCTCTAGATCATGATAATATGTTGCTATCAGATCACCTAATTCTCTGATAGTAACATTATTCGAGTGTATATTATATATCCCAGTCATATTAGATTTTATACTATTAATAATAGTCCTGGCTACATCTCTAACATGTATCAATGGACGATATTGACGCCCGCCAAATATATGTATCTTATTATATATTGATGCGTGCATAACTAGTGTATTAAGTACAAGGTCTGCCCTAATCCTTGCAAACTGATCACTAATCCCGAATAATGTCCCAAGTCTGAATATTAGTGAATTTGGATACTCTGATAATATTTCTTCAGCCCATAATTTCGTCTGAGCATAATGAGATAATGGATTCACTTCTGATTTCTCATCTAACAGAGTATTAGATGCACCATATACAGAACAACTACTTATAAATATTATTCTACCATTAAAATTATTGATTAACCATTGTATGGTGTCTGTATTAATCTCTTTAGCAATATCTTTATTTAATGCACAGGCCTGATCACCAACTAGAGCTGCTAACCATATAACTACGTCAGCCCATTCTAAATATTTATGCATTTTGTTAGTATCTCTAATATCACCATATATAAATGGCACAGCCTTTCTATAGTCTCTCTCATATACAAGACTATCATATACTAGTATATCATGATCCGATGAACCTGCCAGTAAATCCGTAACAGCACCGCCTAAATATCCCGCTCCACCTGTTATAAGAATATTCATAATATGCATCCTTTCTTAACTATGGAACAAACAAATAAAATAGTCCACATTATGCCCATTAATATATTTGATACAGCTATCCAGGGCATTTTTATTAAAAAGAATACTATTGCTACTGTAAACACTCCTGCTGCCATTAATGATGATGTAATCGGATTCGTATCTCTACGCCCTCTGATTGAATCTATAACCTGTGGTATTAATATCACTGCAAATAAAAACCCTATAATAGCTACAATTACATCTGCAAGATCTCTGGACACTATCTCTCCTTTATCTCCCAGCAATCCCATTTATCTTTAGACCACCTGTAATCATCGTCCTTACTTTCTTTAAGTGTACATGTCGAGAAGAATATGAGCTTAGTATCTACTGTCAAAGTTTTAAATCCATTAGCGTATCCTGGTGGTATATATAATATAGCTGGCTTTTTAGATGACAGTATGTATATATCTGGTACTATATAACTAGGATCATCAAAATCATCTATCTTAACTATACCAATCATTGCGACACCGTCCACAACCATAACATATTTAGCCTCATTCTTATGTCCGTGCCATGCTCGCACGAATCCAACTTGATGATTGGTAACTGTATAAAATCTTTTTATGGGTGACATGTTGAAATCATTAACAAATCCCAACTCCCCCCTACCATCTACGAACAGGCTGCCCTCAATTAGTTTTGGATTATCGTCCATTGTTATACCCCATTCACCAGTGTAATTCACTTTAAACATCAAATATCTAGCAATCCTCTCATTTGTATCGGAAAATTTGCGTTTTTTAAATACCATACGTTATTCTATTGCATAATAGAATAGCTCTAATCATTATAAATATATCGTATAATATTAGAAATAGTATTGTTCATTTGATTATAATTCTTATCTGTCACAAATGCTTCAAATTCATGGGACTTCTTGAAATCCTCGTGCCAACGAAAACCTATGATATCCTCAGATATAGAAGAAAGGACATCAATATTATCATCATACATCATATCCTCCAGGCGGTCATGCTGATCGAGATAGCAAACACTATTGATTGGAATTTGTATTGAATTTAATTCCTTAAATTGTTGCTGGATATAGTTATTATCTGGGAAATGTTTATCAAGAATCACAGCACCAGTATTTTGGTGTTTTTGAGGATCCAATCCCCTCACCACAAGGGTATAAATGTGTGCAAAAAATGGAGACAGTCCAGATGACATAAGAAACCCAACCATATTTTTACGTGCATTTGTTTTTTGATCTCTATACCTGCATAGCCCTATATCAATACCCTTATTGATATCTTTATTAATGGATAAATTTTCTATCGAATTTACATACAATATATCCATATCTGACCACACACCCCCTGTTGTTGCAAGCACTATCCACCTTATTATATCAGATTTTATATTCTCAGGAATATTGTTAGAAAGACGATAAGCAGTCATGTCATGTTGCTTTATCTCTACACCAAGATCTAATAGTCTTTCTCGATAATCTAGCTCTAAACAAGTCGATGAATCACAGTGTAATGATGCGTTTTCATCAATATATGGAAATTTAGGGCAATGGAATACCATCCTCCAGTCAGGATTATACTTTCTAAAGGAACACAAAGTAAGGTACCTAAGAAATGACAATTTTGCTCCACCCCAATAAAAATGAGCAATCCTAGGAATTTTAGCAAGTCTCCAATTTCCATATGGTATTTTATTGCTATTACGTAAAGTATCAATTAGGGGTATTACACTTTCTATCTGTCCCCAATTTTTCTCGGTATTTCTTTCAATTTGATCAATCCTCTCATCTAGCAATGACATATTGTACAACCATTTCATCTTAACATCAGGATCATGATAATGTAGTCTGGGATGATATAAATGAACAGCTAAACTATCTGTGTCTACAAAGTGACACCCATATCTTTCTAGCCTTTGTATTATATCGCGATCCTCGGCTGCAAAACCTATAAAATCCTCATCATATCCACCCACAGCCAAAAATGCATCTTTATGCATGGCCATTAAAAAAGGAAGTCTATTATTAAGGGGCGGTAACTCATGGGCCAATTCTTTCAACTGCTGAATTTGATCAACTCCTAGAGAAATGACAGATTTTAAAAAGTCCCCCGATCGATCATCTCTACCAGTAGGACTTACTAATGCCATATGATCATGTTCTACAACATCAGCGAGTGTATCTATTACATTATCTAGGTGATACATCTCAGCGCAAGACAATATAATGATATCACCTGTCGCTTGCTTTACACCGATATTTAGAGCAAATCCGGGCATACGAAGCATGTCTTTACCCTGTAAATTACGTTGTCCAGTGAATATATATTTAATATTTAGTTTTTGCGCATATCTCTTTGTTATATTTTCAGTCTCGTCCTCTATGCCATCATTTAAAACTATAATTTCATATGGATGTGTTATACCATGTTTATATATAGACTCCAATCCTAGATTTAAAAGCTGAGAACGTTTATAAGAGGTTATAATAATTGATATCATAATGTCACCCCATTTATGTCTTAAACACATGAATCCACCAATTGCAATGTACCATCCCAATCATCTAATTTATCAGAAAAAACTAAATAATCATTATATTGTTTGGATTGTGTCATTTCATAGAATTTATTTCCATTTATTATATCCCGCATATTCTGCAATCGCTCATTATAACTGTTACCAGGTAAACTACCACCCCTATTACTTCCATAATATCCTATATGCATTTGCCTGTTCACCTCCGGTACAATGGTAAACATACCCTCTTCTATCATGGCAATATCTACCAATCTGCTAATTAGTCCAGCTTGCTCATTGTGCGCAAGGGATCTTCTATATTTATATATAGGATTATCGGCATACTTATTATTGATTTCCTGGATGGTCTTGTGTCTATTATTAACGCTACCATAATATGCATCAGTTATGTACTGTTGTACATAGTGCATAAAAAAATTCTTATTAATCAATGTTCCAAGCGACGAATACGCATGTGCCCTTCTAACTCGATGCACATCCCCATCATTATTCGAACTATATGATAATATAGCACTATAATGAGATGTATTCAACAATATATCCATGTACTGGAAAAAAGTCTTATGGATTAATACATCGTCTTCAATGTGTATTATATAATTATCTGCTATATCAAATGCTCTACACATACCCTTTAGTATGTTTTTACTAAGACCATATTTATGTTGCCTACTTATAATACGATGATCATATGGATATTTGTCTATTATATTAAGATTATCTTGAGAACTTCCATATTCGACAACAAACAGTGTAGTAAATTCTCCAGGAATCATGTAGTGTTCTCTGGCAGCTATTTCATATTCAATAGAAATAGCTAACATCTCGGGACGATTATACACTGGACGTAGTATTGTATTCACTCTTATCAAATCCTATTAATTCATTTTGTTTTATTTTGTGTACTATAGTCTCGGCTAATTTAATAGGATCACGTACATTAATTATTGGATTTTTTAACATTATTATAAATTTTTCGACCATTGCCATTGACATTCTGCCCTTCAATAATATATCAATTACTTTTTCCTGTGTACCTCGTTTCAATGATATATTATGAACATCCATGAATCTACTAATCTGGTCAGCATCTGGATTATCAAAAAAATAAGTTTCATCTATTCTTCCAGATTTCTGGATAATAAAATCAGGGATTCGATCTGCATTACTTGTCGTTGCTATAAATAATAAATCATCAATTGTATTAACTCCTTCAAGTGTGTTATTTATTGCACTCTTTGATACCGAAGAAAAGCCATAATCATCATCAAGAAGTAAATCTAAGTCTTCAGCATATATTAGAACAGGTTTATTGGAACTATTACCATATATAAAGTCATATAAAGAATATATAGAAGTTTTATAACACTTCATTGTTACTGAATCTGCAAATGTCTTGGGCAATAAGATATTACTCCTATTATCAAGCCTATCACACATATCATCATATGCCAACCCAAAATACTTAATAATAGTGCGAATTGTCATGGTTTTACCATTCCCTGATGGCCCCTCAAATAATATACCAAGTTTCCATGGTAATTTTAATTCTTTTTTGTAAAGATCTTCTGACAATATAAAATTATTAATATAATTAAACAACTTTTCCTTGACACCAGTTCTTAGTATTAATTTATCCAATATGCCTTTAGATAATGTTATTCTTCTTTTCTCAAGCTTACAAACCCTATCATGCCATAACTGGATTATTTTGGTTAAAAAATCTAATATCTGCTTCTTGTATTTTTTAACATTTGTGGGAAACACTAACACATCTATAGCACTAACATCACCACCCATAGTAGCTGTGCCACAAAAAACACTAACAAGGGGTATACCCTTCACCATAAACTTAATTACAGAATTTTGTGTCTTATCAGCATAATATATAAAATCAGGAATATCTTCATCATCTAAATTCAACCATCCATCTATCTTATTATATAATCGTAAACTCCCGACAATTGGTTTCATTTGAACAAGGTCGGGATATAGTACATGTAATGTCAACATAAACTTGGCAAGCTGAGATATTACAACATAACTCATCTCAACATCTTCAATTTCTTCATATTCTGTATAGAGAGCACCATTAATAAGCCATTGGGGTGATTGATCGCCCTTCATAATATAAGCGCGCTTATATTGAATCAATCTATTAATATCTAAAGCAACATCTATAGCCTCTGCCACATCCTTGTTTTTCATTCTAGGTACTATCAAAACAGCCCCTATTCGATATCATTATGAAAATTATGTATTATACCAACCCCAATAAAACCACATTCATCTACGTACCCACCAGACAACCCCATACCCCAATTATCACCAATATAATATGATATGCAACAATCAATATAATAACTTGTATTACTAGTAACCAGATCATGACGCATACTACCGCTTATTGCCACCATCGATTTATTTACTAATTTAGGTACCCATTCAGTATTAAAATGTTGTACTACCCTATGATGACCATTATAATCATAAATCACTGAATAACGTATATATATATGTTTGAATGTACGTATAAATATGCTGGATGATTCCATAAACGGGAACGTCCTTGCCATTGTGGCAAACCCAACACCTACATGAAATCTATTAACATCTATATTATATAACTTCTCATATCCTATATCAGATATGATAAAAATAGATGGATTGTGATGATATATAGTAACACCAGGATATAGTGAAATATCGGTAAACACATCACTTAAATGTCTGGCATTCATATATGCAGATATTGATTTAACACATATATCAATACTATTAGCAGTGTATGCTCCCATACCACCACTATATGAACACGAGAGAGATAAATTCTCATGTGGAATAAGCCCAGCAGCAATTAATTTACCAAGATTTGGATCATCCGCATTAACAATAGTGCTGAGTATAATAAACAACATCACCATAGTGAAAATCATTAATTTCATAGTGCTCCTAGTTAATAGAAGTAATTAATATCTTAAGAAATAACCAATCACCCAAATATGGAGAAATAGATGCCTCGGGAGATATCTTAACTCCCAATTTTAGATAGGAATCAGGAGCTATATCACAAAGCTCTATCGGGGAACTCAAGCTAAGACTTTGAAATGTGCCATCGTTCACATTATACTCAAGCGATATGTGTTCAAGCGCATCTTCTGAATTATTATTATAAGGGACAAACCACAACCTCAACCCAGATGCGACTGTAGCAGTCGGGTTAGCCATTTCATTCCATATGTAAAAATATTTTATCCTGTCCTCACCGATACTAACAAAATCAGCAAATGCTGCAAAATTATTCGCTAATTCTGGGCAAATTACCCTAGTATTGGCAGCCAGAAATGATGCACCCACTTCTTCAGTTAACTCAATTATATTGGTATTCTTATCAACACTATTAATAACCCTAGTAACAATATTAGTATCATCTTTAAATTGCAGCGTGAAACCAGCTACCAATCTCGTAATTCTATCTAACTCAAATTGAGTATCAGTGGCATCTAAATTACTTTGTAAAACAAATGGAGCGGTAACCCTTATAATTATACTATTATTCATATTATCCTGCTCCTATCTCTATATCTCCAGATGCCACAACGCTTTGTGTGGGATCCCATTCTTCACGCCAATCTTTCTTATTTTGGAATATATATATCATCGGGTGTTCCCTCTTATCTTCAACCCATAATACATGTGTTATCGCATTAACCTGCGGAGGCAGGGTAGATACGGTATAATGGCCAGGATTAAAATATAAAAATATCGTAACATGTCCCATGGGAGATTGGTATCCCATAGCCTCGGCAACCTTCTGATTAAATCTTAACGAATTCCTAATAGCATCCTCTATAATCAAGTTGTTAGCTGCCTGTGAATCATAATATCCCCAATCTATAGGCAAACGTTGTACCCAATATGCATCCCACCATACCATGTCCTGAAAATGAAACGGTATACCACTCGCACTATAAAATATGACCCAATAGTAAGCTACAAATCCCACGTGAAAATATGCCATCTTAGGCCTAGCAAATACTGACATTCTTGCAGTTTCACCACGATTAGTTAACATTAGTGGGTAATTATATGCAGGATCTGCCATAGTGCCCGGTTTACCAATGCCATCTGATTCTTCTACATACTCAAACATACTAAAAACCCTATCATTATCACCCTCATTAATTAACGAATTAACTGCTGATCGAGGTATATACATAGCTCTGGCCAATTCAGTCGCACATGTTATCTCACTATATTTACTAAGTTTTACACCAATTGGTTCATCAAAATAAACCACATTACCCTCAATGTCTGACACCACGAGAGTATTAGAATCCCCATCAACTCCGTTCAATGTTATAGACATGCCGATAGCCAGTTCACCCGTTCCCCTGCCACCAAGATCCCCATCAGTAACCGTACCAGGAGCAGAAGCATCTAATATAATATAATTTTGCGCGGGATTAGCCGCGGCTGCCAGCCTTAACCCACTTGCCCGCTCTCTAAACAATTGTGGATCTATACTTTTTACTATATATTCATCACTTTCGGTTGCCTTACTACCAATGGTAAACTTATCGAAATCAAGATCATAATATCTTTCATCCGCTTTCATAATAAAATATAATGCCATGGGTTGATGCATCGGTATATTAATTTCAATAGGAGCATATTTTACCAATTTATCTATAACACCATGTTCTTCTGGAGTAATTATTTCACTACCTTCATAGTGTCTCAACAAAAAATTATCAAATATATAACCACACTTTAAATATTTGATTAGTGCGCCCAAATTAGTCCTATATACTCTATTATGTATATCACCCAAATTAGTATCATAAGCATTCATCATTTTATCTAATGCACCACGAGTATCAATAGCACTATCGACATCACCCTCCTGTACCAATATATCCGCTTTATTCAATAATGATACTACAGTCAAAATCTTATGCGGTTGGATTATGGTTTCTTGTCCATAATCAGTGCATCGATAAAATGTATCTCTTGTGGCAAATGCAAAATAATGCGGAATAAGCCAACTATCCTCTTCCCAGCTATTTAAAACAACATTATCACCTATTAGTGGACTAGAAATTTTACATGGATGGTCATTATTCACTACACATAATGCAAAATACATTCTACTCATATGTATCTGCTTATTAAGTATGGGCAACTTATGTTCCGACATTAACATATTATAATTGTAATTGTGTGGCATCCACCTATTTATGCTATTATAATATTCTTGTAACGAGGATTTATATGTATTATAGCAATACCTATGATATACTGTATCGCCAACACTATAATAATAGTCATAATCAGCCCCGATAACTGCAGCATCACCTGATGATTCATCATCTGCCAATCTATCTTCACAATCATGAGCTGTATTCTCCAATGTAAACCACAACATATACTTATTACCATCCCAAGGGTTATCCCAGTATTGACTAGTACTTACGAAAAAATCCCAGGCAGATCGATCTACCCAACGTATGCCATCATTACCAGCATCAGGCATATATCCCCAGCCATCATACAATCTTACGATAGCACATATCTTCTGGTCATCAGCATCTGGTATTATAGTAAGCTGCTGCATTTATTATGTACTTATCTTAATACTAATCAATTAAATTAGATTTCTGAGTATCCACGGTTTGTTATGGTAGTAATTATGCCACCCTGGTTATACATTGATGTATCAATAGAACTACCCTTAGTATCCCTAACATAACCAAATGGGTCACATATATAACCATTGGATATGTGTCTTTGTCTAATCCCGCCCAATCTTTTGGCTATCTCTCTGGCCATTTTCTGTATAGCCATAACCAGTCTTGCATCAGCATCTGCTGTTTTCATAATCACCTCACTATAAATAACGTCTAAAAGTTATTATGTTTACTGAAGTAGAGCTTGATAAGTCTACATTGTATTGCATGCCACCACCACCACTGCTGCCCATGTAATGTAAAGCAAGTGTTGGCTCACGCAGTTTGTAAACAGTCTCTTCATAGGTGGTGTCCAACCTCATTCTTATTGCATCAACTAATTCTCTGACATCATGCATATTTAACATATCGGTATCAACAGTGTATATTCTATTATTAAATGGATTAATGGTAATATCCAAAATCTTTCTTCTGGCTGGGTCCTTCATAGCGTCTAACTCTATCTGCATATCTGCATGTGATATAAATTCAGTTTCAAATATATCAAAATCTTGAACAATACCATCATATCCAGAGACCACCTTTATAAACCCATGTTTACATCTTACAAATTTCTCGGTAACATCCTTTATCGTTACCCAATGTAACATATTAGTTGTTAAACCAGCAGTAATATAATCATATGATTCCACCGATTTATTCACAACTTCCACAGATTTTAATTTACCACTCTCCAGAGGTTTAATACCAACCACATATCCATTAATAATATTATGCTGTTCTGATATCCACCCCTTGTTATAATGGATAGTTTTGTGTGTACCCCAGGTATCTTCGGGTACAGTAATTCTCCTATAGCTATATAAACTTTCTTCTTCTCTTATTTTCATAAAACTTAGCGCAATACCATCAGCACTTTTCAATTTTACTAATTGATATATTGTTTTCTCAATGGAATACGGCTTGCCTAATCCAGTATATTTATAGCAAACTATTTCCTTGAATATCGGACCAATACTTGAATAATACCCATCAGGCGCATCGTCAAGAACACTGCCAACACGCTCGTCACCACTATTAGACATAAATTGACCGAATAAAGATGTTGCTATAGTACCTGTGGTATCTGATAATCCTACAATTGGTTTATCAGACCACACAGTAGTAGTTACCCTTACTGGATATTCCTTATCATCATACTTATCATAATATAACTCTGTAATAGTGCGGGTCCAATTATGAACAAAAGCATCTTCACCCTTCCATGGTGCCTTGATTTTCACAGTGGATACCACCATACCACTATCTATTGTATGATTAGCCTCAAGATGTATGGGTGTATTCCGGTCCCATATAGCCCTATCGCTATGAAAAGGACTATTAACAAACTCTTCATCTAGACTTAAAAATCCATTTACAATAAGCCTACCATAAGGATTCTTTTTATCTACCAACCTAGTATCTAGTTGCTCTATAAACTTATTACTTGTTATACTATAGATACCATCTGCTTCGTCTTCACCTGGCATAGTAATCTGTAAAACATGTACTCCATCACTAAGTATTACAGGATTATACATGCTACACAGTGTCTCAATGGCATTTACCAGTGTCATTGTAGAATCAAACCTAAATTCTCGTACATCAAATGCAGGCAATGTATATATTATAGTAACATTAATACCACATATATCGGCAAGATCATCAATTATTTGATCAGATCTCCATCCACCAGCACCATATGATGATGTAGTCTGTTTCCAATGTATTACGGGTCTCTCCTCTTCATTATCTTCCTCATCATTAAATACCATATAATCCTCAGGATTGACTGGTGACGATATCCAAATATGTGTTCTTGATGGTGCGCTTGTCTCTATGTCATGTACTAATCTAGATGTCGCATTAATACTATAAGTGATATCAACGGCAGATTCTGATTCACTTATCTCAGTTATAATACATGGTATACCACCAATTGTAATGGCATCACCAACCGTTGGACGATTCTTAAGACCATTAACAACAATATCAAAACCTATTTGTTCGGGGGTTTTACTAATATTAACTGATTTTACTAGTGGTAAACCCGAGCTAGGTAATACTATTTCTTGTAGTGTTTTCTCATTCATTGTGGCACCTAATATAAATGACAGTACATATTTATATCCTTATATATATATAAGTAATCTACACAAATAATTCTAAGTGTTGTTTGAGCCTTCAATTCTTCTAGTTCAAAATATCCCTCAACAATTCTAGAAGTATCAATAGCTAGATCACCACATGCTTCCACATGAGTAAATGTCTCTATTTTAAATTCGAATGTTCCTTCGCATTCGTCACTGGTTTCATCACCACTTATATAGATCATATCAACATCAAAATAAGCTACTGCTGCGACACCCTGTATTATACTTATATCTATAAATCCTTCGTTATCATTAAGAGCATTATCAAGATATATGTCTATATCTATGTATTCATGGCCAGCATCATAATATACGTCTATAAACTCATCAACATCCCTGGTATCCAAATAAATGCCAATATCCTCAAAGGCATCATTAGGAATACCAAGTATTATATTGATATCCTTAAACGCTTCATTCTCTAAATATGCATACAAAACAGTGTCACAATATGGCTTGTCATGACAATAATATATATTTATATCTATAGCATGTGCGGACAACCATGTTATATCTATATCAGACGCTACTACATCTGCTTCGGGCATGCACGATACGAATTTAATCTCATGTTCATAGCCATAGACAAAATTGCGCTCACCTATTAAAGTGTCAAAACTAATATCTAATATACCACCAGCCGATTTAATATCATCATCAAATACTGGAATAAATTTAGCTTCAAATTGCCCACCATATACAATATTTACATCATTATAAATACCTACCGCATATAAACCAACATTATTAGTATCATCTCCAGCATCAAATACTATTTTAACACCAGTAACTAATTGTTTATGTATGCCAAATGATATCCATTCGCCATGTGCATATTTATTACTAACAACCGGGTTGACCATAAGTGAATCTGTTTCGCTCACAAATATGTCATTTACCTTCGCATATATAATATTTATAGGTTTCCACGAATCAGTATTGTATGGCATAACATAAATCGTGAAATCGTTAGCAGCATATACCTCGTGGAATCTGAATTCTATAGTATTAATATACTTGGCCTGGTCGAACACACATTCTAATTCGTGTGCCCATGTATCGTTAGATAACCAATATGTATCACTATCCCTATTTATATATCTACATTCATCATGGTTCAATAGTAAATTGTTAACTCGATGCTCAGGATCCTCACTAGTGGCAGATATTGTGGTTAGCGGTACAATAGACTCACGTGATTTGTTTTTACATGCAGCTATTAAACTAATGTCTTCCCAAAACATGTTCATCGCACCAGATAATACTAGTGTCTCACTATATAATGGCTCAGACATAACAGTATCATCAAGTGCAATTGCCTCTATATGTGTGGGTATAAATGAACCTATATTTGTTAACTTGTATACATTATAAAAATATGGTTGTATAAATTCTAATTCTATATCCTTATAATTATATATAGGTGGGAAATCTAATAATATATCTTTATACTCTAAATCTGTGACAGTTATGACTATATCAACGTCAGAATATGCTATATTAGACCCATTAAAATATATATCAGTGTCATCATATGATGCGCCAACTACAGACAAAAATACATTGGTATCTTCAACAGAAGTTGTTTCCAATGTAAGTATAATACCAGTATCACTTGCACCAGCTTCAAAGAAGCCTGGAATTATCAATCGCGCATACTCATCTATACTAACTGTACTTGCAGCATAAATGATCTTGCCATATTCAGCAATACCAACTCCACTGGGTAATACTATACGCGCATATTCTAAATATTCAGTAATACCAGGTATTACTATACGTCCATACTCGACGCGTTCACTATGCGCGAGAATCGTAATTCTTGCATATTCCTCAGCATATGGAGCCATTTATATTTTAACTATCATTATTCCCATTAAATACTAAATCAACGTCACCACCCCATGCTACCCTAAAATATGTATACGCCGAAATCTTCATTACACCGGTTCTAACAATAGATTCTGGCATAGTGCCATCCGTGCGAACCTGAAATATGTATGCTCTCGGACCATCGGAGGCACCCACTCTAACATAGCTATCCATGTGTACATCTATCGATGTTGCCCAAGGTGTCCACTCAGTAACAATAATAGGAACATTACTACTAAAGTTAATAGCTTGCCTAAATTCTATATAACTCGAACCACCTTGAACTTCAATACCACTCTCATTTTTAGTATCACGTGTTATACTCATCTCATATAATCTAATGCCTTCTATTCCTTGATATATAACGAATGTTACCATATCTTCACTGGGTGAATCGATGGGCGCATCTAATAATATTTCACCATCAGAATCTGGGGTTATACCATTTAATGGGTATGCACCATGATACAAAGAAAGCCCAGATTCTTCATCAAGTATATTAATGTAGACTGTATTATCTAATATATCACTGGCATACTCAGCATCATAATAATTTGGCATTATCTCCTCCTTATATTATATTAACCATTATATTTATATCACTATGTGTCAACTCCGATAAATATAGGACATTATCTATTATGTTTATTATCTTATAGGCTCCACCATAATTATCAAACGTGATCCATGTACCAATCACTAAATCATCAGGGACTTCATCAACAATGACCTCATGATCAGAACCATCCTCCCACCCTGCAACATGAGCTACAATATCTTTTTGACCTAATGGATTGTACCCAGCTGTTGATAGTGCTCGAAGTATTTGAATATTATCTATTAACGATCCGCCCAATACTCCACTTAATTCTTCTCTAGTACTATCAGGATGAGTAATCGCTACCCTAAAATTTCCCGTAACTACAAAAACCTCTTGATAATTGACTATATTAATAATAGCATCTATGTCATGATAACTACTTGTATATTTAGAATAAAAACAGAAATCAATATCATTATAAAAATACTCATTGTCATTACTATATAATAAATCAGTATCTCTATGGCTGATTTCTAAACTACCCCCGAATGGAGCATTCTCTAAATATATATCTATATCATGTGTAGTACCAATATTAGCATACCCAACAACAATATCAAGTTTATATATGTGTGTATCTAAACCAGCGTTTAATGTAGTATAACCGTCCCCTCTAAATCGCAATAATCTATTACCAGGAGTAATCTTGATCCATCTTTGAATAGAAAGATCAAGGTTAAATTTATTTAATTCCACTGTCATGGCAGTCCACTCGTCAGATAGCTCATATGTAATTATACCAATAGTGCCCAATGGGCTATCCGGCATTCCATCACTATCAGAATATATATCACATATAGCATCAGAATATACGTTAGGCGCATTTTTCATGTAAACAGTTATCGATAATAAAATACTTGAGTCTATTATTGGTAATTTAACATATGCAGCCTCATCTAATGCAAAAGTACCACCAGAAGATGCCGAGATAAACTGAGGCTCTCCCCAAGCGCCCTCGATATGAGTATCCAAATCTATATTATGTTCAGAATTAAATATCATACGGAATACATGATAAGATGGTATCAGTTTTGGATACTACTCTATAATGTCTACCAGTCTGCATTAACCAAATTACAGTACCGTTACACACACCCATAGTAGTATCTAGATATATTTCTACACGGTCATTTTGTGATATAGCTATATCAATAACATGGAGAGGCGTAACAGCTTTATCAGTTTCATCAATAACATTAACCTCTATACCATTATTTTGAATACCTGGCAAAATTGCTTGAATTTTTACATTACTATGCATAATGGCATGAGCATGTATCCTATCAAACTCCCATTCGGACCCAAAACAAATATTGATATCATTATATGCTATAGTCTCATCAATAACATCGGCACTACCGCCAATAATTAGTCTGCGCGCCGAAGTAAACTCTACCACTGGGAAATCTGTCCTATATATTATCGTTGTATCTTCTGACGCTGATGGATAATCAGTACCATCAAAATAAAGAATTATATCTTCATATGAGTCAACTACCGATAATCCCAAATGCGCGTTTAAATATGTATATGCTAGTGTTGTCGAAACATAATCTATTATATCAACACCATTAGCATCATGGCCTATACATAGTATACAGTCGGTATCTTCGTAATGTAGACCCATTAGAATTTACTATTAATGTAATTAAATATATTTTGTACTACGACACAACATAATACAAAATATACTCTTGTAGCATTCTATTATGTTTGTATATTAAACTTGCATTAAGCAAGATATATGGTAAGATATTTTGAGGTGCCATCATAAAACATCACCATCTATATCAACTAGTGATGTGCTTGAAAGCGCTGGGGTAGAAGCATCATTATATTGACGAAGAAAACTCATCGCATTCCAATTAAACAAACAGACACCAGCATCTGTTCCCGTGGTTGCCACACCAATAATCCCATTTCTACTGTGTAACTCTGACCACCTGCTTCGAACATTATCAGCTGACATAATGGTATTGGATAATCTTACTTGATATGGCATCTTTTTGACATAACTAGACTCCCCTATCACATTGGTAGGACAATAATCAGTCTTAATACAGTGACCCAATGCTCCACCAGTACTATTAAGTGCGCCAATACTGCTAATACTGGTACTATCAACTAATCGCCCATTGTGATATAATTTTATATCACCGGAACTATCCCAGGTAACGACAATATACATTAACCCATACCCATATGACTCGGTTCCATTCCTAAATATGCCCCCATTATAAAGTCTATGCGTATTTAAAACCTCGAAATTACTATTATCTTTATAATAAATTACATATACCCTATGACCAATTAATGTACTATGTCCAGTTAAACTAGTTTCTACAGTACCAAACGGCATTAAACAATATATATTAACAGCCTTCGATCCTAGCCTGAAAAGAGTCAGGAGTTGCTCAGTGCTATCATTGGCGATGTTAGATGCCCTCCTACCTATCCACTCAATAGATCCCGAAGACGGTATTGAATAGCCAGATGGTATTATCCATTCTTCTTGAAAACAAATGCCACCCATACCATGTCTGGTTTTACTAATTTGTTTTACACTAGAACTACTAGACAAAGTAAGATCAAGAGAATTGCCCGATTGGTCATGTATGGTATAAAAATATTTATCACTATCAGATACATAACGAGCCCCATCGAACCTCCATAAAGCCTGGGTATCTGTAGTATTGGGCAACACCCTTCTCATATTTGTAAACCGTGCATTATCTGACACTACAGAAGCCACAGGATTATCACCATCTATATCACCACACAACTCAGAATCAGTAACAGTAACATCATAGTTTTTAAGAATAATACCAGCCCCAATCATCCTATATGTTATACTTCTGGGCATAACCAGCGCCTTGTCAGTTTCAGAGGTTAATGTGAGTTCACTACTTTCCTCAATAAGAGTTATTCCGTCACTCTGATATATGGCTATTTTAAATGTAGTATCACTATATGTAATTTTAACAACAATGCGATCACCACCATTATAAAATACCCAATCATTATATGCTGGCTCACTATCAACCCAGGTACCACTAGTAGCATTCCAATATCTCGTGGTGCCATCTGATATTTTGTGATATATGCGCATATAATCATTCTTCTCATCAGCCCCGCTTCCATACCAACGAAGCTCAAAAACTGTAGAAAAATGTGTTGCCTGCGGCCATAGATGATGACCAAGTCTAAGTTTCCGATCTCTATCTGAATACTGTGTGTCAATATCAAATGTAATTACACCACGCGTAGGAACAATGTAATAGCTAACATTCCATTCATTCCATGGAAATGTTCTATTAGGGGCATCAGAATATATATATGGGCCATAATGCTCGCCATGCGAGCAAGCATGATTTAATTCTAATAATATAACACCCTGGTCTGTCGATAACAATGCGCCAATAGAATTATATAAGTTTTCTATAGTGCAGATCTTATGTACATAAAATTTACCAACATTCGCTGGTAACCACCCTATCTTCTGATATGCACCCATATGTTCTAAATAAGTCATTGTAAAATTATCAGCACTAATAGTATCATATGCATGCTTGTACCATATAATATTAAGATCTCGATGTTCAGCGGCTGTATCACCACCAAGAGCTATAATCATTATAGGAAGCATGGCAGCGTCAACTTTAAGAATATCAAAACCGCCAGATAAATGAATGGCATCTATATGTGCGTCACCAGATATCGGAGTATATAAATTATTTTTAGAACTATAATTATTACCTGTAGTACGATCATTGGTTATAAGATCAACATACACATTACCAGCTGCAATGTATTCTATATTATCATATATTCTCATATGTATACATCTTATATGGGCATTACCAACAGTTACATCGTTATAGCTTGACCAAGATATTGTATCATTCCTTTCACTAAAATCTGATGTAGTAGATTCTTGTTCAGAGGTACCTATTACAAAAAACGCGTCATTCCTCATATCAATAATGCGTATCCCACCAGTTTCTGTACCAATAGAAATTACTCCATTAGCTGCAGAAATACACTTCATGCCACCATCTAATACATAGTCAGAACCAGTTTCAAATCTCATCCACAAACTGTTATCTTGAGCATCAATAATATCAAGCCCACCACTAGACAAAATAAGAAACGCAACGGTCGGAAATACACCGGATATATTTTGCCAACTAGCAATATCATCCGGAGAATCCTTTACACCATTTGTATATTTGAATCCATCGGAAGCATATCCAGAAAATTTATATCCACGAAACCCATATATGTAGTCTATATTAACTACTGAAGTAATCTCGGACCCCCACCCCTTCACACCTAATAATATATTATTCTCATTAGTTGCATCTGTAATCCATACAGTAGAGTCGCTAAGTATCTCCTCGCCATCCCTATATACCGTGACAACATGATTAACTTTATCAAAATCAATTCGGTATTCTGGCATTTCTGTGGGATAACAATCAGTGGAAACAACATTAACACCAGTAGCACCATTAACGATTGATATCTTGCCCTCAGTCCATATAATATACACACACTTAGTACCACTGTAATATGCTAATCTAAATCCACCGCTATTATATGATGTTGGTTCATTAATATTAAGAGCAACAGCACGAAATTTTATAACTATTGAAAATAAATCTTGGTTTTCTAATAACTCTTTCTTAATACTAGCTTCGCCAGACTGTGCTGTAGTTAAATAATAATAGGAATCTTCTAAATATACATCACCATCACCAACCTTAGATATGGTCCAATACTCACTCGGATCTATGGTGCAATCGCATGTAAGCAAGTAAGGTCTATCACTATATGACATACTAGTAGGGTTGCCCCAAGCCTCCGATCTTATATCATAACTCTGAACATCTATCACTGAATCGCTTACCAAATGACCACTAGCCACACTTAATTGTGCATTAGGCATATTACAATCTCCTATTTTAACTAGCTACTACAGCCCAGCATAATATTTTCGCTGTTTTATCACCTGCTGATATATCAGTAGCATGAAATCTTGTGTATAAATATGCATAGTCACCAGCTGCAACATTGGATAATGTTAAAGTAGTGCCAACTCCATACCATGTGCTCCCATCTGTAGAGATTTCTATACTATCATCAGCATCTGTATTATCATCCTTTATTATAGTGCAATAAATATCAGCCACATTAGCTGTATTATTATAAACTCTTACTGGCTCTGCCTCATTGGTTATCCCCACGTATGACTCATAAAGATAATTGACTGTGGTATATATATTTTGATCCACCGCAAACGCCATATTATATCTCAGTGTAATACAATCGGCATCATATATTCGGGTTGCATCGGAATCCACCAAACTACTTAGTATTCTTTGCACAGTACCATATTCTCTGGTACTAAATGTAAACGTGTCACCAACAACCCATTCATTGGGAGCATCATAATATATAATGAATGTTATAGCACCATTATCATTAGTATACTCGATATTAGATGTGACCTCTGCAGTTTGTACGCCAGATATCGACCCTGTCACCCTAAACTTTGCTACATTAGCACCACCACCGACTATACATTCAACAGTCCAATCTTCAGTATCAACTAGCTCATTTTCTAATATTATATCTGACATATATCCACTGCCCACATTATCATCAGCAGCTACTGGCGATGTTGCAGTGGCCACCCTATCCATAGCTATGTCGACATCATTAATACCACGTATGGCTATATAATCGCCTGCCATAACCCTTAAGGGAGTGGCTAACTTGATAGAATAGTCATAATATCCAACATGAGGTTCTATACTCTCAGTCATCGACCTACCTATTATATTAAGATAGTCACCCTCATCTCGTAATACAAAAACTTCAAATATAGCAGATTCATGCACATGTGCATACATACCTATTCCATATATATAACCATTGGTTGATACAGGAATAGTGCGCTCGATCCATATATAATTATTAACATTGACACTATTTGATCTTGCTACTACGGCATTGCCAGCCAACACATTAAAATCTGATGGCTTAAATAATATATAGTCCTCGTCAGATAATATCTCGATCTCTGCTGGACTAATATTACGCGTAACGTCTCCATTTGATATCTCAATTTTTACATATTTGGCTCCCTGAGCAAGCTCAAAATCATACCTATATATATTAGCAGTAGCATCAACAAGTGACTCATTATAAGTAGAAAATTCTAGCCAGCTCGAATCATCATCAGATAGATAGACAGACAAATCACTCAGGTCATTCAATCTTTCACAATATACTCTAATATCTGATAAATATGTAAAATTATCAAATTCTATGTGTGTTATTAATTGACCATGCTCTATACCGGTTAACCTCATGCCAACCTTAGTATTAGCATCACCATAGTCACCAGACCATATAGATGATTCAGTATCACTTTGTACATCCATGGAAATATAAATACCCAAATCAGTATTGTCAGGACAACATACAGACATGTGTTGTACTGTTGATGAATCAATATCACCAACTCGTGTTATATATAATCCTATGAGTACATCTGGATCTATAGCTCTATTTATATTAAAATCTTGTAACTTTGTCTGTCCCTGGTATACTTTAACATGCCCAAGATCATCTTCAGCAATATAATGAATAGTACTACCATCTATTGTAAAATATTTAATTTTAACATTGATTTCTCTATATATTCCATCTGTATCCACAGATGCATACATATCTGCACCCACGAAATTACAAAACAAGGATAAAGTAACCTTCTTAAGAATGCCATCAGATGAAGATATATAATCAGTAGCAGGTCCCAATATAAAGGTTTTATTTTTAGGGACTAAATTATTATCTGCTATACCATATATTGCCGGTGCGTCCCCTATAATGGGTGCTATTTCTACAGCGCCTACATCCACATCAATAGTTGTATTGGTAACAGCGTTATGTAGTGCATCAAGATCACTTTCTGATAATGACGCACTACCCCCACCGTCTGTCCAAGTACCGGTCAATCCAATATTATAATTATTGCTCATATGCTTCCCCGCTATAACAAGCTTTTGGGACAACGTAAATTCTTAAAATCGAACACTTCATGAGAAAGCTTCATCCTGAATATATTGTCAAGCATTATTAATATTTTATTACTAATAATATTGTGATATATTACAATAGAAGTTCCCCAATTATTAATTACCATCCCATATACTTGCGCACTGGGTTTATGTTCAGGGCACCCACCCACCAAATCTGCCTCGGCTTCATAATATCTCCATATCTGATTAATTTCTTCATGTTTAGTAAGCCGTATAACATCAATGTCTTTAACAGATATGCGTAGCATATTGCTATCATTATCTATGGTCGTGGGTTCAGACGTGGGCCTAAATGTCATTACATCGGCCACAGTGCCATGAGTTACGATACCAAGTATTACATCGTCGTTATCTCTAACAAGTGTACCTGCTGCACCATCAAACACTCTAAATCCGTGCTTTGATGGAATAATAATCTCTACCTTGTCATCTATATCAAATGATATACTTTCGATGTCTTGAATGGATTTAACATTGCCAGACCACCCATCTTCTTCCGTAATAATCGAGCCATCTTTCATATCAAGTTTCCACATTACTTGTCTCTCCTTATAAGAATATTATTTTAAACGACTAAACGGCATCACTTCAGTCATCACAATCGGTTTCATGTCCTCATCAAACCAAGAATGAGAACGAAAAACCCAGCGATTTAGCACATACACTGTAAGAATAATTAGCGAATCGATGATAGGATTAATAACCCAACTTAGTGGCCAGCCAACTTTAATTACAGACATAACAATTGTCTTGGCCCACTTAAACTTGTCCTGTTTCATAATAAGATCCTGGACCACACAGGCTTCTTCCACCTCAATAACAACTGATTTAATTAAATTAAATATTTCTATGACCCCATCCAAGAAACCGCGTATCGAACGTATCTTGCCAACACCTTCGAATACCACCTTATATATATCGCAGATCTCTTTAAACCATTTTTCTAAAGCTTGTGCCCTGGTCATGATTGCCCCTTCCTTTCAGCCCTTATAGATAATATGGTCTTTCTAAGTGATAGGGCTAGTTTTTTTATATTACCCAGTCCATTCCGAGCTCTAGTACTTGCTGCCCGGTTATTCTCATTAACATAGTCTATAGTATCATTAACTACTTCCTGCATTATTCTCGCCATCTCTTCAATACCATTCATTAACTCTTCTTCTAATTCTGTAATTTGATTATCCATTTTTACTCCTTGATTATCATATATTATTTCCTACACCCCTCACATCCTTTTTTACTTAATACATATGCTCTTACATTCATTATTTTTGCATTTATATCACGGAATAAAGCTATAGCGCGCGCTATCTGTACATTAGAATTATCAGATTTTGTCTCTATCGAGGGAATCAACAATCCCAGCTCATCAATAGAAGCTCTAATATTCTTTAGTATTTCCTGGTAATTACAAGTCATATACACTGCCTATACCCATGTATAGCGGAATGTAAAACGACATTGATACTGTGCCGGTGGCAAATGCTCTCCCGTATAAAACACACATGCTAGTGTCTGTTCACCTGCGCTGCCAAATCCTGAGGATATCTCAAGATACTGGGTATCTCCCTGCATACTTTGCCATGTGTCTGATGTAACTTCTGCACCATCCTTACCATCTGTAGGTGATGGCTCACCCGCCCCACTACTAGACAATGACGCCTTTAAATAACTAGTATTCTTCCCAATGCTTTCATTCCAAGTATCCTCAGTACCATTCAATAGGGCTGATTCGTGTGTTCTAGCCCCAGAATCATAGCAAGTAATTCTTGGAGCGCTTGCACATGCGCCGGACCATATCACTTTGAACATATTTACATTCGAATATGTTCCATAAGTATTTATACGATAGTAATCTCCACTAGACCCTATCCATACTTCTTCTATCTCTGCAGTACCAGTTACGGGTCTCTGTTGATTTGGAATAGTTGTCATCCCAGACGTTCCACCTGTACCGCACAGTACAATGCGTTCACCTGAAGCACCCTCAATAGTTCTCCAGTTAGGAACATCTTCTGTACCAATATTACCCTGGACTGTTATAGTTGGTTGTGCCATATTTCCTCCTTATATTTTTATACTATATATAGTTTGCATTTGATTTAATTACTATTTCAAACCTCATATCCCCAACACTTTATCCTAAATGACCGAGGATTTAATTCTACTGTTGCTGAATCCGATATATTCGTCCTAATCCAAAAGAAAACCTCTCCACTGCTCGTTATAACACCCGTAGACTGTCCCACTTCTGTTATATTTTTCGTCGTATTCGAATAAGCCAATGGCGTACCCTCTGAATCTAGTGCAGATTGTATATATTGATAACCATCTGCTATCGTAATTATTGCAATATCGTCATCCGTTACATTGCTCCCAAACGCAACACTAATACCACTAACAATATTGTCATACATAGTACCATCTAGTGCAGCATTTTCTTGCATCAAAAACCCATTTGAATATATATCTGCAGTAGCCGGGCTCCCTGGTGTATAATTATCTATTGTAATATTATATGTACCAGGTAATATTGTATCGGTAGGATCAATTATCCCAGCGACCAATTCCCCACTAGTCAGGTTCACATAATATGCGTCTGGCAATACTCTCAATTGGGCACCTATCACCGTACGGCTAGAATCGTTAAATACCTTTAATCTCAATCCATCGCCAGTACCAGCAAGCACTAATCCTAAATCTAAATCCTCATGTACTACAATTTGTACCATATCACCATTACTAGCACCAGCATGAAATACCATATCAAAACACGCAACTTCATTAATCGTTTCACTATCTATAATAATAGTAAATGCCCTCGCATCATGAGGATTATTATATGCATTAGGACATGATATAGTGGCAACGGCAGTATCACCACTAACATTACTAATTGTTATATCATAAGTACCAGCCAGCAAATCTCCGCGGGCACCATTAATACAGGATATTGCTGGTGTGCCAACAGTATTAGTAAACGTTACTGTCTGTGTGTTGTTATCTATATCTTTAATAATTAATGGCATATCCTAGTCACCACTAATCGGTAAATTAGTTGTTGTTATATGTAACTCCGTAGCACCGAGTTGATTGCCTCGTTCATCTTTTAATATGATTTCTGCGGAGCCAGTAATATTTATATCATTTGTATATTGGGCAACAAGATTTTTCACTGCATTGGCTAATTCGATATTAGATTCAGATTGTTCAGATATTGAATGAATTAATTCAGGCATATCATTCAATTTATTTAATGCTTCTTCCCTGCCTATACCAATAGCAGGAGGAAGTTGCTTACGTATAGTCTGAGTGGCCTCATCAATTACCTTGCTCAATTTTTCAGCGGCCTCCCCAAATTTAATTCCTTCAGTAGCTTTTTTAAAAGCCTCACTAGTAAAAATATCTTGAAATACACCTATTGTTTTTTCTAAGCCTGGTATTACGTCGGCAAAGTGTTTTGCCGCCAAATCTAATGAATCTGCTACCGAGGCGCCTTGTGCAAACGCACCAGTTAATAGAAACGTTGCATCATGCATTTTATCTATGACGGGCTTGGCAACATCTTCATATACTGCGCGTAAATTAACTAGATATTGTGCTTGCTTGCCCAACTTAGTAGTACCAGTAATTTCAAGTATATCGGCAACTGCAAGCATGTCTCTTTTAATGTCATCCATCGGCATCCCAAGCTCAAATCCGCGCTCATAAACCTCAGATAATGCAGACAATAATGATTGACCACGCTCAATTATATGTTCACCTAACATGGGGTCACCAAATATATTTTTCTCCATTACCTCTCTGGCTCGATCCCCCATGGTAGCAAACTCTTTAATGGGAGTACCCATTATAGCTTCAAATGCTTGCCTTTTTTCTTCTAATTGCATTATTAATGTTTCATATTCATAGAATGGATCTTCAAAACCCGGGAACAACTTACCAGTAATATATCCCTTTGCCTTTCTAACAAGCCCTATAATCTCGGCCATCGTATCATGCGTCTTAATAACAACAGTAAGTACTGCATTATAGGCATTAGCAAGTGTTTTCGCAGCCTCTGTTCGCTTTTTAGTTATCTCGGCAAAGCTTTCTTCTGCCGCTCTGATTTCAGCTAATTTTTCTGATTCTTCATCTAAAAGTCGCCCACGTTCTGCTTCATGTTTTAAAACGTCATTCTGCCTATCAGCTATCGTTGCCACTTGCTTACCATATTTAACATAGCCCTGAACTATTTCTGCAACACTAATACCTATCTTCCCATGAGCTGTACCAACATTTTGAAGCGCCTGTCCATGCTCTTCGTATATGCGTTTAAGTTCTCGTCCCATTGCTAAATTAGCTTTTTGCCTTCTGGTAATACCCATCCCTATCTGGCCCACCTCATGACTCGTATATGCAATCATAGCCTCATTATAATTAAAAAGCTTGGGATCTATGCCTCTTAAATTTTTATTCATACTTTCCCAAATGTCAGCCATCATTTTGGCATCGCGCTCAGAAAAATCTATGCCAAATTCAACACGACCCCAATCCTTGACAGCCCTGTGAAATTCATCATATGTAGCTTGAGCATCTTTTTCATCTATCTCTACTTCAGCATCAATCTCTAATTGTCTCTCTCTAATCCTCGATAAATCTTTGTGTAATTTTTCTATGGTCTCTGGTATACCCTTTATCTCGTCCTTATAGGTTTTAAGAGTTATAATAGCACCAATAACCTCATCAACCCCAAGTGCTGCCATCCAATCTGATATTTTGGCACCGCTAAGCGCAGTTTGAATATTTTTTATCTCTGACGTAATGCTTCGCCAAAACTTCACCATTTGTGCTCTTTGCTTTGGAAGATCCAAATAAGTAAATAATGCAATTAGCGTCCGGGCTATTGTTTCTTGTTGTCTAAGGGACGATATCCCGGGCACATCATGAAGACTAACAAGTGCCCTTTGTAATATATTAATCTGGTTAACAGCTGTTCCAGTTACTATCCGGGGTTCAACCTCCATCATCTGCTCATACTCACGTTGAAATCCCTGAAATTGCATCGTAAACCTGCTAAATCCTAGCTTAAACTTTTCTGCGATATTGAAGCCACCCTGAAAAATCCCTCCCCTCTCTTGGCGTATTAATATATCATACATATCATCCATAGACTTGCCCAATACCTTAGAAGCAGCAACTACTTTAGAAAATTCTTCGGGAGTCATCCCCATTAGTATTCTTCGTCTTTCTAAAGGAATAAGCTTCGTATCGCCTATCGTCTTCTTTAATACGGCTGCTTCTTCTTCGGCATTTTTAAATCCTCGCTTAACTGCAGCAAGGTCTTCTTTCATCTTTTTAATAGTGTCAGATTCTTTCTTGGAATAGTAACTCCATATACCAAAGGCAATGCGCAATGCAGCCATAAATATAACCATCTTGCCTAAAGACCATAATATAGCATTAAATGCTTTCACTACGCCCCAGGCACCAGTTGCAAGAATACCTAATGTACGTTTGAAATATTCCATGCCTTTACCCTTGGCAACATGGATCATCATTTGATCAACTTCTTGCCAGGCACTTACTATATTAGATATCGGTTGCAAAAATTCCTTAGCAGCTGCTCTCATCTCCTGCATCGGTTTAATAGATTTTTGAGTAGCAACTCTAAGTTCTAACATTTTGTTTCTTACACCTTCAGCTGCCCTCCGAATATCCTCTTGGGCCTTGACAGGGTCATCAGCTGTTCTCTGTGCCTCTATCGCCTTATCATAGTCATCTATGGCTTCTGCCAATGCTTTATAACCAACCTTGAATTCCGGACTAAGTTCACCTATAGCCTTAAATGCCGTATCAGTTACCATGGCACGTATATTACTTATAGTATCCTCAATCTTTATGAACCCTTTGGTATCTATACCCTCCCCAAGTCTGGTTATATATTTACCCATTAATTGATAATTAGTAGACGCACTAGTTATATTTTTAATAATATTATCTAGAAACCCTCGCAAATGCGCAGACATGTCACTAACGCGCATCCCCATCTTAGTAAATATATCATTAATACTTTCAGCCTCAGTTTTTATAGATTTTACATAATCCCTGTATTCTTTCGTTCCCTTCGTCGGCATGGGCTTAGATAATAATTCTTGTATTTTTTTAGTATGCTCCATTGCCTCATCTAAACCCTCTGGCATCATATCAAGTCTCTCATACATAGAACCAAATAATCTACTTAATACTTCCGGAGCACCCTCAGCACCTAAAACCTTGCCAAATATACCACCGGCAGCTGTAATCTTATCTTGTAAAGCAGTAATCTCTTTCATGTAGTCCTGGGGGGTACCACCCATAAATGCTGCTATCTGTTCTTTATTAACTGGCATAAACCTGCCGGTAAGTGTCATACCCAATTGAGATCTAAGTTTTTTACCCCTTGCAAAATTAATGATACCCTGCCATCCTCCTACAAAGCCACTCTTAATACCCTTAGCAACACCTCCAGCAATTTCTCTAGTGAGCCCCCATGTCACACGATTAACAAAATCACTATATAAATCGGGACCCAAAAGTCTAGACATCTTTGTACCTTCACGGAATAACCTAGACTCACCTAATGGTCTGGGTTTTCTTTTAAATATGGTATCCCAGAATCTGGGCATCTCACTTACTTCGGCCATCATACCACGTATAGCAGGTTCGGCAGATCTAATGTACTCAGCACCCATATGCTCCATACCAATACCACCAGCTATCTTGGCAATTCTGCTTAATGTTGTCTTATCAATTTTCCCCTTAAATCCCTTCTTAGCAACATCATACATGGACCTTCTATAATTCATTAGTGCATCATAGGTCTCAGCTTCTGCAGATATCTCAAGTTGTTGTTCCAAGAACGCCCCAATAGCAGCACCCCTGCCACCAACAGTTGGTCCGCCCCGACCAGCACCAGTAAGAAAACCACGTCCTAGCCCCGCAAGTGTCGGTGACATTCTACCAAGACCAGACAATGCAATCTTAAGCTTATCAGTAGCAGCAGTCCATTTTTCTACACCAAATACAGCAGTCCCCATATAATTAGTTAAACGAGCCATAAATGCCAAAAATCCCACAAGCATAACACCCTTCAAAAGCATTGTAAATCCCTTTAACGGCGAAATTAATAATCCAAGAGCAATTACAATACTAAACAATATACTCTGTAGTTTAACAAGCCATTTTATCACTAATTGCATCATAGGAGACGAAACGATTTCGTATAAAAGTTCCCATAATTTAGATAAATTATTATATAAATCCTGGAATCCTGGAGCAGCTGCTGCACCTATGGACTGGATTATTTTTTCACGAATACGACTAAATCTTTCCCATCCAAGTAGATTCTCTTCCAACAACATAGATTGTATGCCTTGATATGATAATCCTTGTTTAACCATCTCATTAAATACCGCTTGTTCTTTGGCAGTATTATCTAATTCCCTAGCGGTCTTCCCAAGCCTTCGTGCCGCAGAATTAAGTACCTGATCTAATCTAAAGTTTACACCGATATTATCTAATATATTAGGATTTAACTGACGGAATCCACGTGACACTAATTGTATAGCATCATTAAAATCATATCCCATAACTCTGCTACCATCTTTGACTTGTTTAATAAATGTTTCTATCTGTTCAGTAGACAATGATGTACCAAGCAATCTCATAGTACCCTGCATTAAATCCATCTTCTTGGTAGTAGCGTCAACATTGCGCTCGATCATCGATAGAATGCTAGACACATTTCTACCAGTAGTCATCGATATATGTTCTATCGATTTTTGCAATACCATCATTTTGCGTGCTCTGCTTTCAGCATAAGCAAAAAAACCGCCCAGAACTCCCTGTAATGTTAGTATTTTTCTTTGTAAACGACGTATAGGCCTGATAGTAAATCTTGTAAGTAGTCGATCGAATGATCGGATATCTTGCTTTAAATCATTAGATACACTTCCAAATATTTGTCCTAGTTTATGAGCATGTCGCCTGGCATTTTTCTCGTTGCGTAGCATAGCACCACGAGAGGCTATTTCAAGTTCCTCAGCGTAATGTTGCATAGCTTCTATACCCTCAGGATATATCGATCCTTCAAATATTTCTCTGCCTGGCATCCTTCCCTCGATCTTTTAGTATCTTTTTACACAATACAGCCCTAAATAAATCTTCTTTGGCTGCAACATTGTATCCATCATATCTTATATTATTATTATCTAGTAATTCTTTGAGCGCTTCAACATCGCCCTCTGGAAACCCAAGTGTATTCTTAATTAATTGTTTATCTAATCCCCTGAATCCTTTTATTCCAAACGTATCCCTACTGTCACCCTTATTATCTTTTTTATCGTCTTCACTACCACCCAACATAGCAATCCAGAATTCGGCCTGTTGTAACTGCTTATTTAAAGAATATACATAAAACGATGTAACCTGGTCAATTGTTAATGCTAATGCTCTATCTATATCATAATTATACGCATGTATAATCTCTAGAATTATTAAACCTAATATTTGTTTGACAGCAAATAATGTCTGACCCACTAATCCTCTTTGGGGATGTCGAGATTCGTAATCTTCGGACTTGATATTTGGGGTGTGCCTCGTATTTGTTTGAAAATATCGAAGCCTACACCCAAATCTAAAAAATTTAGTTCATATACCACCTTAGCCGCATATATAGCCTCCGAAATAGTTATAGTGCCAACTATCTGATCTGAAGATAAATCTATACCATCATGCTGAGCAAGAATATCACCTATGTTCTCTTTAATTATATCTATAAAGGTCAATTCTGGGCATTGTGGTATGGTATCTGCTTGTCCATCTTTGGCATCTCTATACCGTGTATAGGCATCCCAATAGTCGAATATACTATCAACCATGGCACCAATATTCTTAATCAAATCTAACACTATACCTATTGGAAGTGGTTTAATATAATAAGACTTACCACCAATTAATATTTCTGATGCCTCTTTTCTAATATCTTCTAGTGTTATCGTCCCCAATAACTCCTTAATTTTTTCCTTGTCCATTGTATCTCCTTATCTCATATATTTATATACATTTACTAATCTTATTTATTAAACAAGACTAGAATAGTTAATACAACCAGCACTATAATCATTAGAGCAAGAAATTGGCTGTCGCCAAGGAATGCCTTGATTTCCTCATATATTTTCATATGTCATCATGTACTACAATGATAATAGGGGACAAACCCTATCATCACTAATCTAATAATTAACTAGGTGCTTCAACCTTTTCAATTGTAATATCATAGGTTACCCAATCTGTTTTGCTCTCTCTTTTTTCAAGGGAAGTGATAATACCAGTAAGACTCTGGGTAACAGGAGTATCTGCTGGCAACATACTGGTAGCAGTAAGTTTTACTTCTCCGCCAATAGCTATACCAGTGTCAGGTGTAACAGCTTCAATATAAGCAGTTTCTCCACTAACGCCACTGGGAATCTCACCTTCGAATGTAGCAGTCATGGTCTTGGTTAACCTAACACCTCTAATGCCAACAACCTGAATAAGCGGATCATTATAAACGCCAGTACCACTAACACGTTCTACTTCATCAACATCCAGTCTCTCAGTATAAGTGGCAGTTGTCATGGGGCCAAGCAGACCATACGCAGGACATGCATCCGAAGTAAATGCCGTTAATTCGTTAGCAGTGCCACATTCACCGCTAGCATAAAGGGTATATGCAGCTCTAAATTGCACATCGTCTTCTCGATTCCACGTGATTTCTCGTTCATTTAAGAACCAACTCACAGTGCCAAGAAATTCTGTGGGATCAAATCCTCCAGAAGTAAATGTATCTGTATCCGGGACGCCATCAAGAGCATCATATGTACAATCTGCAGTGATATTGATTTTTTGAACAGCTTCTACATCTTGTACAAGAATATGCTGTGTTGGATCACCAAATTCGTGCCTAAGCACATCAACATTGGCAGACACAGTAAGATCTATAACTCCTCCATCTGTACCAAAGGCTAGGCCATCTATCACGGGCATAATAACCTCCTTCTATTATCTATACTACTCTATTGAAACAGTTTGACAAAATACCAATCTAACAAGTATGTGACCACACCAACAATTATATCTATCACCTAATCTACCTCTATTTAAAACAGAAAAACCAAGAGTACCAACAGCATCACCATCTGGTACCGTAGAACCCTCCTCACGCCTAAATCCAGGATATCTATCGTATTCCACAATAACATTGTTAGGATCATCATTTACAAAAATCTCTGTAACTTTATCTAGAGCTTCATAAAGCGGCCAAATATATCGATATTCTTCTTGCTTCATAAAGACCAAAATATCAAAAGAACTATTAATACCCCTATCCTCCCCACTAATAACACCCATATTAATAGACATCCACTTGTTAATCTTGGTCTTGTCAAACTTGGCATCACCCATATCCAATTCCCAATCGGGCATATGACTAGATATGATATACCCTAGATTTTCCAATAAATTTCTATAGCTTAACTTATTATTAAGAGCCATGATAATATCCACATATAGAACACTTATTATAATAATACATTGTGAATGTCCTCATCTAATCAAAATCAATGCTACGACAATATGCAACATAATTACCCATAGGACTAGGAACAATCCTATATATACGTAATGTCACAATCGCCTCATCGGACTTTCCGATTAAAATACCTTCTACATCAAGATGCTCACCAACATATATTGCTTCACGCGTGGTAATTAACCAGTCCCCACTCTGTATTAGTCCTCCGCTCTTATCTATGTCCTCTAAACTAGTAGCGGCTATATCACAATCCATGGTTACACTGGCATCTTCAAATGTGGGTTCTATTCCAGCAGCAGGATCACCAGCATCAATTATGGTTTTACGCTTTACAATGACTTCTGGATTACCATGAATACTTCGTGATAATTCCCAGACAATGCGCTCGGCTCTAATTAAATTATTTATTTGTGCCTGTGTAAACCCACTCAATATATATCCCCATAAATTCCAATATAGTCTTCCATCTTAAACTAGTCTTATAATATCTAATCATCAGGCAAAATAATTATATCGTCATCATAATCACCTATCTGCCAATCATCATACCAACGATTCGTTACATCAATACTATGAATATTATCAAGTAGCTCTCCATACTCCTCAATGTGCCATTCAATAGTGTCAAAGAAATCAACATCACACACTGGCGGGGCATTAGTCCATAGTCCTTTATCTTCCAATTTCCCTTGAATATTTCGTTTAAATTTCTTATCATAATAATTGTCAAATATTTGTCTAATACGTCTTAATATTTTAGATGACATTAAACTAGTAATTTGAGTATTGTCCTCAGTTCCAAATATAGGCACCAGTATATAATTAGATAATACAGCTATTAATGCATATGCTGCGGCTATTTTAATAATCCACAAGACATCGAGCGAGTCATTATACGTAAGATATATGTCCTCCCAATCAGTAACAATTGCAGCAGCAAAATCTAAAGCATCCAGTAGTGCCCGATCGGTAGTAAAATCAGCACATTCACCAAGTTCACGTTTCAACATCATAATCAGCCATGAAGTAGTAACCCTAGTACTTAAGCATGCAGACAATAACAAATCACTAAATGACACAGCAGAAATGTATAATGTTATATCAGGAGATTCCAACCCTACATTGCCATCAACTCCAAGCGCACTCAATATATCTGGCGCATCATAATATATACGTATCATATCACAACCATTATGGGTATCATAATATAATTTACTACCATTATAAACAAAAAGATAGGGAGTATATGTATCTACATCGTATCTTATCTCAAAATCTCTATACTGTTCATAATCAGAACCATGATCAGTTTCTACTGTTATGGTTCTTTCTAATTCATCATACGCAGCTATATCCCAATGATAGGGAGGATATTGCCTCCAATAAGGAATCGGATAGTTCTGACACGATTGTATATAGCATCCACCTCTATATTGTCTTTTTACCCTACGTAGAGGCATTCCGTCTTCCCTATATCCACCAGGCCCTAATAAATTCCCCCACGATATGCCAAATCTATATTCATCTGGTGACACCCAACCATAATCGTCATCCCACATTTCCCATTGATCAATAGTATATACTCTATTACCTGGCACTAATTCTGGATGTAGCTCAATACATCTACGCTCATCAATATCACCGTCAGTGTCAGGGGCAAATATATCACCGCCATCACCCCAATCAACACCACCAGCACCACCTCCACCACCCATACCACCTCCTCCAATAGGACACCAATCACCATTACCACCCCCCTCCCAATCTTCTGGACTATTAGGATCTATATCAATCCAACCACTAAATGTATTATAAAAATGAAATAATATATTAGTATCACTATAGACAGTCTCTGGTTGAATACTTTCAAACTCTACATATATGTCATGGTGTGATACTGTAAGTGCTATTACTTTATGATAAATATTAACATCATAACAATTAACCGCAGTCGCAGGATAATAGATATTAGCATCATTATAGCTTAATATGCTTTGGCCAAACTGTACATCTACATCATAATAACCAGGAACACTTACCGGTAAGTAAACATCTATATCATCGTAGCCCTCTATTATATCACAATGTGCTTCTATAACAATATCGTGATATACCTCAGTCTGAAAAAATATATCAATACTTGTTTCACTATCATAGCAACACAGGGCAGCAGTTATAGCGGTATCACTGTAATCCGTAACCACGTGGATTACATCAACACCGCTAGAATTATGTCCTATTATTATGTGCATGTTTATATACAAATGGCGCTCATTACAAGCGCCAATCAGTGTTAGTAAGTACTTTTATAAACTACTATTTGCCCAAGAATTTGGCAGAAATTTGTTTTAATCTTTTTAAATACTTCCTCCATGATTGAGGCACGCCACCCATTAATGGATATCTAGAAGGCAACACCTTGGTATTTATACCCACCGAGTGAGGCATTTCAACAGTACTCATTAGCTCTTGAATATGTTCTTTATTCACAATAGGTATAATCATTTTATATTTCTAATCTGTTTGAGTATATTTTTACCAAGCTTTTTATATGTCTTGCCAAGATTAATACGATGAGCTATCTTCTGGGTTAATATAGGGATCCTGTTACCCAAATATTTCTGGTGAAACATGGGTTCACTAATACTTTTCCCACTATAAAATCTGCCCAGCATAGTACCTATATATTTCTCTCTATTAGTCCATCTTTTAAGTGGAGATTTTATCACTGCAAGCGCACCAGCCACAGGATCACCACCACCCATATATGTAGCATATCTCCTCAACGAGCCTGGCAGCCTTTCCTGTATACTCATAATTGGAATAATCATAATATTGTTATCATTAGATATAATGGAGGTGTGGGCATCGAAGCCCAGTCCATGAATTACCTATATAAGGTCTTAATTCATGTCGAAACCTTTCACCCCCATACTTGTATACTATATTGCACTGTACCACCATTTACTATAAGTAGTAACAAGATCATCCTCTGTCTCGTGACTACCAATTTTATATTGCGTACTATCTATCCCCGTATCTCTTTCCACATCATATTGTACACTTGTAAAGTCCGCCACCGCTGATTCTTCTATCTTTCGCCAATATACTACACCATCTATAATCTCACGATACATACGCTGCTGCTCTCTTTCCCAATGAGAATCGAATACCCTTATGGCATCCATAATTTTTGTACTTAAATTTCCTGCGCCAATATTTGATCCAGGTTGACTTATACTAGGAATTAATAACCACTGATTTAATATTATCTGATAACAATGTCTCACGGCTCTATTGGTCAACCAACTTATATCCCACTTATTTAATTCAGATAAATCTGATGGAATTTCTTTAACATCAGCTTCTGAGTGCATAAGGGCATCCCCGATTGCAGCACTTGATAATGAATCTGCCAAAGGGCCCAACTGTCTTATAACTCTACCTAATAAACTATTACCCGTGTCCTCTTCTACTATAAATATTCTTTCAAATGTGGTATCACCAGCGGTCCATATATCTTTGTATATACCAGCAGTGTTGATTGTTATAGTAATAGTATATTGACCAATTATGACCTCAGTAATGTCAGAAACATTAAGTGATATATCTGTATATTCTACCCAACCAGTTTCACCATCTAAATGATATATAGCAACATCAGTAAATCCAGGGTTATACAGTTCACCATCTTGATTATATGTAACCAAAGTTAGAGTTATAGGCTCGTCTATCGTATTATTATAACGACTCACAGTCCATTCTCCCTAAATCTACATGATAACCCATTATAAACGTGGTCTTTTTGCCTTTAAGTATATCTGTCCTATATTTTTATATATTTTCCCAGCATCTGTGCCCACATTTCGAGCTGCCATATAACCATAGAATTTCTTCTTCAATAATTTGGCTACATGTGGATTCTTGATATTGCCAAATGACGGAAGTATGAGGGCGTATTTACCACCATACGACGGGCTAGATATTAATTTCCTAAACATACCCATAACAGCAGACGGTGGAGTTTCTTGAATATGTATAATAGGTATCAACACTACGACTTCCTCTTCTTACCTAGACCCTTTCCTTCGCCCTCACCAAAACCGGGACCCTCTTCACACGGCTCAGTGTTCTTATTTCTTCTCAGACCACCAGGCATACCTTTACCCTTGCCTGCTCCGGCCTTCTGTCCATAAATTACTGATTTTCCTCTACCACGTCTGAATAATCTGGCAAATAGATCACCAATTTTCGTTTCCTGAATTATAATCGGTATTACCATCATTCCTCCATCTTTCTATATGATTTTTTAAACTTGCGTTTTCTTATCCATTTTTTATAGGCTGCTTTAGCTTTATTTATATACCCGTGCGGTACTACATCATCCTTATATGTGCCAGAATTATAACCATCAAATATATCATCTATACTTTTAGGATTATACTTAAGCACCCTGTTATTCAAAAACTTAATCACATAAATAATGGCAATCTCATCATTATCTAGTTCCTCTGGTGTGCCACGAAATCCTAATTCCCAGGCAACAACAAATAATATTTGCCATGATGAATAGCTTTTTGCAGCGGCTCTTCCGAACCTCTTCACTAAATCTCGAACTTGTTTAGATTTCTTATAATAATACCCACCTTTATAATATGATTTTTCAAAAAGTGGCTTTGTATTTTTACCATAATTGCTTTCGACGCATGCTATAGCCTTCAATAATATCTCTGGATCAACATTGATTCTTTTCAAATTTCTTAGATGTGGGGCATATTCCTCAATTAGCAACCCCAGTCTATTCTGCCTGGTTGTTGCTGCTACCCACCGTCGCATTTTTATAGTTTCAAGCATTTTATTTAAATTCCAGTGCAATATAATATATCTCCATGTTTCGACAATAACATTCAAATTATTTTATATCGTAGAATTCTTAAATATGCCCCACATGTAATCATCTGATTATACTATTTATTTTTCTTCTTGAATGTTTTAGCGCCCTTCTTTAACGTCCCAAACAAATCACTAACTGAGCCCCATGCCTTTAATACATCTTTAACTGCCTCAACTGCTTCTTGATACTCTTTAATAATGGCTACCCGTTCTTCTTTGGTTATTTTCTTATCTTCAAGTGCTCCTATGGCTGATACCCCAACCTCTTGAGCTGCAATAATAGCTTCACCAACCTCCTTCATCAGTACACAAACACCAAGAATAATAGTTTTAACCTTGACAAATATTACTGCAACAGCGCTAATACCTAGAACAATGGCAATAATCCAATTTATCAGTGACCATTGATCTATTCCTGGTATTAGATCTTCTATACCATCGGCCATGATGGTAGTCGTCGATACTGTCAATAATAACAATATCATATAAATTAGTGTACTCCATTTCATATTATCCTTCCTTTCTATGGTGTCGATCTCAACATCTCATCAGAATACGACACATTAAATATTGGCACACCATTTTGGATAGAATTATAAGAAATATCCTTTATTCCAGTAATCCCGCCCAATGCTGTCAAAATAGTAGGTAATTTAGTTATCAATATAAGATCATTTTTATAGTCAATAGTCTCCGAAATTAATATCTTGGGTACTTCCATTTCAACAATGCCGCCTACATCTACAAATGATAATACGCCAATATTCTTGTCAAATCTAGACAATGGCATGGGATCATGAACATTATCTAAAAATGTAGCATCACTACCAATCTCATTTAATGTAAAACTCCTTATATAACTAATATCAATACTATCATTGCTCTCAACAACCAGACTATAATCATATGTCAAATCCTGTATAAGGGTAGTCGCGCTATCTTCTACTATATTAATGGCTTTATCAACAGATAATGCAACCAATTCATCTCTAATTGATTCAATATCAAATATTGTCAGATATCGCATATACCACACAGTTACAACTATATTACACGCAACTTGTCTTACAATATTGCCATCTATCGTATGTGTCTCGCTATAGTGGGGCTTTATATACTCAAATTTGTAATATGTTTTACAAGGATTGGCCATTATAATTATGACAACAAAATAATTTACATACTCACCCTATAATCACCATCAGGATATATCCAGCATGCTATTAACCCCTTTGCAGGTGGCGCATAACCAAGTTCGCTACCATAACTGTCGAAATAATTTAAAAAAGAACTACAAATGACAATGTATTGTTTTTTAATATCCAACGTAAAATCTATGGGATTTCTCACTATTCTATTCTTCTTTTTGTCTGTCGCATCATGCACATGACCACTTAAAAAGAAACAACAATGCTCTGTAAACATTAACGGAGATAATGCCGCATTAAGTTTGCCCCCTTCAGATCTAGCACTAGAACGACCATGCCAAGCATAAAATGTAAATGTGTGCTCCCCATATATTACATCTATAAATGCTGGTTCTCTGTAATAAGGAATTTCTAGTTTGCTAGCTATTACCTCACCCATATCTATGCCAACACTATTTGCCGAACGTCTTTCGTGATTGCCTCTTACATATGCCAATATTTTATGTTGTATTGGTGCTAATTTAGATATCATCTGGGCAGCTTGCGCCTGTGGTGACATGGATTGTCTATATACTGAATCTGCAACACTATACTTAGAACTGTTTTCTATCATGTCCCCCAACAATATTACATACACACCATCCGTATCGGCAATCCATTTTATACTCGTATCAAATAGCTCTTCATCAAAACTCGGTTCAGCATAGTGGACATCACCAAGTGGTATGATTTTTACTTTATCAAGTTCAAGATCTGAAGATGGTAATTGTACTCTTAAGTATGGGCAATTATCATTTTCATTAATAAATAATTTAAACTTCCTTGGTATAAAATCTAAATGCTTATTAAATTCCTTGAGTAGTGCAACTACTTTCCCGGTTGATCTAGTATTAAATTTAAATACTTCATATCCAAGTACACTCCCCAATATCTTATCTACTTCTTCTTCATTAATCCCATATTTATTATATAGCGCACGATATGATAATGCCCTTAATTTTGCCCAGCCAATAAGCGTAGCATGATCTAATTCCTTGACACTTTTTCTGCTAGCTAGCATGCCTCTTATTGGAGTAAGCCCCATCGCCATAGCCTTATTATATACAGCGCTAGCTGTTCTTAGGGGTAACATATCTGCAATATTATTCAAAGACAAAATACCCCAATTATCTCTTATTACATTTTCTTCATCTACTGTCCAACGTATATTACCAGCCATTATCCACCTCTTTTAAAAAAATTGAGCAAATTGGCCAATCTACTTTTACCAATTTTGGTAAAATTAGCAGAATGTTTACCACGCGCGGACTTGACAATAGATTTAAGTCTTTTCCTCATGAATTCCCTAGAATCGAAGATAGTAACATTAGGATGCCTGTACTCATTTTTTAGAAAGCGACCTTGTTGTAGTAAACCGCCCATCCTGCCCGCGATATTTGACCGCTTTAAAAAATCAAGCCCACTGTCTCTTTCCTGCGTTATCGGAACAGCACAATGGGCACCAGAAATATTTACAATGGGCACTAACATATATTATTTACCCACCATTACCCAGACAATATGCCAATCATACTAACTACAATACTTATAGAAATATATAAAACCCCAAGCACTATATGAGTTCTCTTTAATACAAATCCTGTTTGCTCTCTCATGGCTTTCATAATATTGAGTTCTAATTTGTTGTTTTCTATTTGATCTCTTATTATTCTAAACTCGTCATCAATATTCTTCTGTTGACTATTCATAAATTCTTTAACTTCATCAATACTCTTTACCACTGCTCCTATTTCTTTCCACATCTTGGTAATAATAATAGCAAGACGGCCCTCAATAAGCTTGCCATCATCATCATAGAGATTACTAAGATTATTATTATCTGCCATTATCGCTCACTAATATTTAAATTTTTTATATGTGTCACTCGATTCCATAATCATCATTGAAATAGAATGTTTTAGTTGTCTTATCGCATCAAGAAAAGCTTGCGGTTCAACCATGGCTTCAAGATTATAAAATCTTACAATATCTTCACGATTAACATTTTCAAAAATAAATTCTGCCTTATTATTATTTAAAAGAGCCTTCTTAACACCTACATATTTGGCCCCGTTCAATAAATATAAATAGGCCGCCAAACAAATATCGCTAGTCGTACCACTATGCTTATCATAATGAGGCATTATTGTGCCCCTATTCTTTCTTGAATGGCCCCAATCCCAGTCTCTTCTGAATGGCTTCTGCCTTTTTATATACATCAGGACGATTATGTTGACGAGCTCTCGTTTTAGCAGCGCTCAACATTCTACTAGATATATTCCCAGCCTTATCACGATAAGGATATTTTCTATCAGATGGTGATAAAAACGAACTAGCAGGCATTTCTCGTCTCACAGCTGGACGATGAAGCCATTTCTTCCCTGATAACCTGGCTCTCGTAATTTTTTGCTCTTGTATATTCACAATAGGTATTAACATTAGAAAATCACCTCACTTATACAACCATAAAATTAATTTACTTTTCTTTTTCGTTATCTATATGGATACACATATGGATATGGACGCATTTGTCTAGACAATTGAGGCTGACTACTCTGTTTCTTTATAGATCTTTTAGTAGCAATCTTCCCTCCTATCTTATAACCAGTATACCCAGCCAGCGGCACAGTACTAACAGCAGCACCACCCATGACTTTCGCTAAAACAGGATGTTTTCTCACAAATGTGGTAATCTTAGGCCCTCCCATACGTGCAATAAGCTCACCCATGCCACGCATAGCATGTAATGCTCTACTCCTAAAAGAACCTATAGGAACTTCTTGAATATGTACAATGGGTATAATCACTATATAATTTTATATTATTTTAAATACTTTATTTTTTCTTTGTTTTTTTCTTAATTTTTCTATATTTTTTATAGCTCCCACACTGTTTGTGGGAATAGCAGCAATATCATGTGTGTCCACTCCCCTAATCTTTACATCTATAATATGTCTCTTGGGAATGCGACCCAATAAATAACCTGCCGGACCAGCCCCAAGAACACCAAGTCCTAATACCTTTTTATATTTACGAGTAGTTTTCCCAGAAGCACCCAATGATTTTAATATAGCATGCCCCATTTTGCCAGGAATACTGCCAATCCTATTCATAGCTTTTATCTTATTAAATATACTTTCTCTTATGTTGATAACCGGTATAAACATATTAATATAGTTTTCTGTATTTACTACATAAATTTATATTATCTTAAATACTTTCCGTAGTAAATTAAGTTTAGTAGCATTAACACCAAATGGTTTGGTACTTCCCATTATAGCTCGTGATAATCTTTTACGTATATTTAATCTCTTTGCTGCCTGAGCTAACTGCGCCATTACAAGCGGATCATGAACCCTCGGGATAGATTTAGCATAGGTGCCCCCAACCTCTTGTATAATCTTCGCATTTGCTATAGGTATCAACACTATTTCTTTTTCTTTCCTAATTTTTCTCTTATCTTGGATTCAATTTTATATTTCTCAAGCCCACGCGCGTATTTTGTTTTAAGGTATGGCTGCAAAAGAGCAGAAAGCCCACCCAACGCGCCAGCACCAAAAGTAGCACCCATAAGACCCCTGGTAATTGCCTTGCTACCTTTGGGACCGAAAAAACCCATTAGACCTCCCACACCACCCAATACGGCACCCCTCTTAAGCCCCGTATATGCTGCAGTAGGTCTTGTACGTATATATGCTAAACGACGTTTATATTTTTGAATTTGTTTATCAGGATCATCCGCTTCCTGTATATTTACAATTGGTATAATCATTATACGCTCTTCTTTTTCTTTTTATTTTTTCTAGACAACGCACCTAAACCATAACCAACACCATAACCACTGGCCGCATACCCCGCATAAGGTATAATAAAACCTAGCATATCATGGGGGTGTTTAGATCGCCACATCCAATTTTTAATTATTCGGGTACCCCTGCCACCATGAACCCTCGTTACATATTTTTTAATAGCGCTAGCACCACTCTCTTGTACTTTGCCCACCTTCATCGGTATTTTATGCTTACGACGTGTAGGAGACACCTTACGACGAGTCTTACGCGCTTTACCACCATGATACAAACCACTGAGACCCGCCATAGCAGCAGTATAATGCATTAGCGAACGTGAAAATCGGTCTTGATATGGATAACCCAATATCCACAAACTACGACGTGGATTAATAGATTTTGTATGTCCTATACTAAAATGCCCAAATAGATCAGGTTTCATAGCAATAGCACGTTTCCCAAATTTATAAAATCTACCAGCCTCGCTTATATGCAGAATAGGTATAACCATTGTGTGTCTGCTCCTTATTTAAAAGGGGTGCCAGATCTTACGCCTGGCACCCCATGTATTTCCAATTAATATAACCAACCCAGCGCAAGAAGACACAGACTACTAGTCTATATGAAAAATCATCTACTTCTCGCCCTTCTTCTTCCTAATCTTCTTAAGTAGTGCAGCAGTACCAGCACCAGCACCAGCAAGACCAGTGCCCATAATACCATAACCTACTTTTCTAGGATTCCTAAGCATAGCGTATAGGGGCTTTCTGGTTAAATTACCAACACTAAGTCCCGCCCTCTGAACACCACCATAGGCACCACGAGCACCGGCAGTAGCACCTTTGGCTATGCCCGCACCGGCTTTCTTTAGACCACCGTAAACACCAGTAGCACCTTTAGCTACACCACGAGCACCGGCGGCAACACCTTTAGCTACACCACGAGCACCAACGGTAGCACCTTTAGCTACACCACGAGCACCAACGGTAGCACCTTTAGCTACACCACGAGCACCAGCGGTAGCACCTTTAGCTATAGTTGCGCCGATTTTTCTTAAAAACGTAAGTATATTGGCACCGGCAGCTTCTTGAAGTGCTTCAACATCCAATTGACAGCCTGATAGTGATCCCTCCTGGATAACACCATCTTCATCAGCAGTGAACCACGATTCACCTATCCTAATAAGATAAACTCTAGACATAATCTCTCCTTAAGAATTATTAGATCCCTTATACCAGGGGCGATAATCAAGAATTATCTTACCCCAGATGTGACGAATTTTATAACGAATTTCATCGCGATTAAAAGCATTACCACTAGTGCTATTCTCAACGTACATCTCCGGTTCCCTATGTCCTCTCAAGAAACCAACTTCGAGAGTATCATATTGTTTGGGATCTGCTATAAGATACCACTCATCAGAACCCAACCAATTGGAAATTCTAATTTCCAATTTACCACCGATTTGGAAAAAGTTTGGCTCGTTCGGAGTATGAGTTCTAGCAACACCATCGGTATGATACATGTGCGTGCCAGGATCAATACCAGCAGCTGTAATGGTACCATCGGTAATCGGAACAGTTCTTGCATTGAGAACTTTTAGGACCCTAACTTCCTGTTCAGGACCAATAAGTAGATACCTCGGTGTCATACCAATAACATTCTCATTACGCAGGTCTTTCTGTGTTCTTATGGCTTTATAACCATCAGCTAGCTTAGCCTCAGTAATAACATTAACACCAGTATCTACATTACCATGATCTGACGCAAAAAGTGTCGCACCATCATAAATAGTGGGATTGCCAGTAATATAGGTTATGATGTCTTTATCAAGACTACGCTTGGCGGCCCTGCCCATCTTGATAGGTTGCTGCCTCAAAACATGTAGGTCGTCATTTATGATACATTCCCATGAGATACCAAAAATGCGCCCGTACTTCTGAACATTATACTTAATCTCTTCTTCGGCGAGTGCACTATCTCTATATTCACCGTGCTCAATAACTGCCTCTAGAAGATCAGCTTCACTTACACGTTCCCTGTATTGATCTTTGAAATCATTAACATCATTAATTGCCGAAGCAAGATCCTGCCATGTGCTAGGGAGTTCCTTGTATTCTTTGAGTAGTTGTTTAAACATCGTATTCCTAAGAATATAAGGAAAATCAGCAGAACTTGCAGCTTCTTGCAATAACAGATTGTAATGACCGCGTTCGATCTCATCAAGAGCTATCTCTTGAATAGGAGTCAAATGGCCTTCATTTTCAGCCCTGAATTGCGTCGCCCATGTTTTAGGATCGTACATATCATCCTCCTATGATTTTCTTATATTGTATTGTTTTCTAATTAATAGTGATAATACCCTATCCATATTTCTTCAAAATTGGCTACCCCACAAGTTTAATGGGCACCTACTATGGGGTAACCATGTTAATAATGTCGAATATACTTAAACCGCCCACTCCCTCAAGAGTATGATAGCTTCAGTATCAGCAGTAGTATAAGCAGCCGTAAAGCAACCTATTTCTACACCCGTAGTATTAACAACCTTGCTCTCGCCACTATCCCAATACGCAGTGCTCCAGGCTGCTACGGTACCAGTATCACTAGTAATAGAACAAGGAAGCGTCCAGCTACCACCACGGTATACTGCGCCAGTATCAGTAATATTGTATTCCTGCGAATCCGAACCCTTGGGCAGGATCTTACTCAAAGCAATACCGATTAATTCACCATCTAGCACAAGATCGCCACTATTAATAGTGTCGGTATCGCTCGGATTAGTATAATCTACAACCCTTCCATCCTTTACTTTAATTTTGGCCACAATAACCTCCTATTATGATAGTTTCAAGTTCTTGTCACTAATACCTAGGCTGTAGCCGTATCAGTTTCAAAACCAATATAAGCGGCAAGCCTTTTTTCGGGCGTGACTTCTTCATCATCACCAACTGTCACACCAACAGGCGGAGTCGCGAGCCCCTCGGTAATGTGCTGAATATAAGTAGCCTCGTCATTAATTATGTCCACCATATCATCAACGGATTCACAAGCTAGCATAGCCGGGAAAATCCGTTCTTTAGATTCATCAGAAAGGTTACTCTCCTGAAGCAGCTGCTCAGCTAATCTAGTGGTCTCGTTCTTAACCACGCCATTGGTTAATTCCTCAATCTTGGCCCGAGTAGCAGCAATATCTTCATTCTGAGCGATTATAGTATTAGTAAGCTGTTCAATAGTCTGCTGCTGCTCTAAGAATGCAGGATGCTGAGTAATGTCAATGAGCTGATCGCCTTCCTGAACTGGCTCAACACCAACCTGTTCAGTGTCTCCATACTCACCCTCATCATACTCATCCCCGTACTCATCTTCAACTATATAAACTTCATCAATATCAAGCCCCAAACTACCATCAGAACTTTCCTGAATATAGTTTAAAATGGGGTCAAGCTGCATAATCTCGCCAGTCTCTTCATCCATAACATAACCATCGCTTTCCATAATGCTAACAAGATTAGTTATAAGCTCATCCCTTTCAGCAAGCTCAGCGTCATAATCAACCTTAGCATTAGTAATGATGGCTTCCACCAAATCGGGGCGCGATTCAGTAAGTTGTTCAATGGTAACTTTATCTAGGCCTTCCATTGTAACCTCCTCAATGTTATTATCAATTATCTTCTTGTTGTCTATTCCACCATCAACATTGGTATTAATCATACCTAATTCAGCCTCGGTCAAGCGCCTTATTTTACCGCCAGCAGAGGCCTCACTAACAAAATCAGCACACCTTACTGTATGTACATGCTGTACTACCTTTGTGGGTACACCATTAATATCTTTATCTTCTGTCTGGGCAATAATATCAATACTGATACCCAAGTCATCAAGAGCAGAATTGGCATGTAAATCTTTAATAAAATTCTTAAAATCATCACGCACAAATTTAGCATCGGCCTCAATTACTTGTTTAGGACGTCCCATTATATCAACCCCGCCATCTGGATGATCTATAACCCTGGGATTCCTAATTAAAGCCACCCAATTATCAATGGGATGAGCAAGTCTACCTACATCATTGGGATCTTGATGATCTCTATACATCTTCTTACCGTCAAACATCGGGGCCAATTGAGCAAGTATTTCAGGAGAATAATATATCCCTTGTTTGGATCTGCCCGATTCCATAAGAATAACAGTGGCGTCACTATCTTTATTAGAACTAGCCTTTACTCGGCGGCCTAATCCGGCTTCTCTTATAAGATTTATATCATCGTTATTCATAAATCTGCTCATTAAATAGTGTTTAATCAACTAGATTCGTTCACATCTTCTTCTGTATTACCTATATCAGTAATCTGTTTGCGCAATAGCTCTATAAACTTGGTCACATCATCCTTATGCTTCAAAATAATAACTCTATTAGGTGTAACCCACATACCATCTATCAATATTTTTTCATGAGGACCAGGATTTAATAAATGCTCAGATACGCTAAATACCGGATAATGTGCGGGACTAAGTATATGTTCTATAACATCATCTAACACGACATCACGAAGATTACCATTGTTATCACTAGTTTTAACCCCCATTATGCCAGACATATAAACATGAGCCAACACTAATGGCCACAAATAAATTGGTATTTTATTAAGATCCACATCTAATAATGGTTTATCTAGCCTTTCATCAAGGTACTGACCCTTTATACCCTCTTGCGGTAAATCTGCTGCATTAGTCATAGATGTCTTCGATATCTCCCCAAGAGTCTTATCATCGCTAACCGCAGCTTCACATAGTGGATGTAAATCAACTGCCGATATCAAAGAGCGAGCAAATAATATAGATTCTGTTACACGTTTTTTCTTATTCATATTATGCTTACTGTGTTTAACAAATTTGCGTGCAATATCGGGCTTTTGCGCCCACAAAAATCTACGTTGCTTCTCACTAACAAAAGGCATAATGTCGAATATGATATAACATAATTAAAACTATACTCTTTCATGGAAGACAAACACTATAATTATATATTATATTGCTAATTACATCTTTGTTATTATGTGTTTAATCATCTCTAACTCCTCTTTTAATGCATTTAATACATCTTTGCTAAGAGGATATTCAGGATTTTGTAGAGTGTCGATTATTCTATTACCCCTATTGATAAGTAGTGCTTTTTTCAACTCCTCCTTACTAATCTTTCTTTTCCACCCACCGACACGCTTATACATAATACCATATCCCTTTCCAGCATCATCCAGCCATGCCCTAGATATCTGTTCGCTAGATAATTTCTTGGGTTTACCACGATATACCCTATCATGTGCATCAACATTAATATTCAATTTATCAATTAATTCTGGGTTATCACGAACCATGTCTATCAATGTATTAGTGGTGGCCCTATCATTTAATGTAATATCCACTATATCATGAGCTGCAGTATGTATATCATTAGCATGAGGCATCCTACGTAATGCACCAAAATCGTATCCGCTCATAAATATAGTATCTAATGGATCCCATGGATTATAATAAAATAACTGCCATATAGTAAATTTTTCACCAGATTCAGTAGCTATGGGGGTAAGACCAATACGCCTAGCGTCAACAAACGCATCACTCTGAAATACATAAGAACCAATTCTATATGTATTTTCAGTATTTGGGCGTCCTATGGGAATAGCTAATCGCATTATAGATTTAAATTGGGATATATCAATGGGCATACCAAGCTGTGTTTCTATATCATGTCTAGCTTGTAAAACACTTTTCAAAAATTCTTGTGCTACTATAGAATATTCACTACTAGCTTCCATAGAATTAAATGAAAACGAGTTAATAACACCACCCAGAAAATCAGCACGATCACCAACATTTTTAACAGTGCCAATCCAGGGCTGTGCACCATGTATTCTTAGTGATGCATCAAGTAACAATCTACTGGGCATGTCAAGATCTGGATCTACATCAATACGAGTAAAGGCATTATTAACATTGGTTTCTACCCTAAATTTTATCGGAGCGGTACCCATATTTATATCTGCAAGTGCCGTGGCATCATCTATCCCTGCTTCTGCTGGCATATAAAATATCCTGCCATTCTGATAACAATATCCAATCCATTTATGCTCGGTTATACCAGGCTGAGCGCCAGGGGCCCATGCGGTACCCAATATTAACTCACGTAATACGGTTTTCTTGCCAGTTACTGGACTAATCACACTAGTATATGGACCACGCCACGCAGTCATAGTGAGACGTCCAATAACCTCGCGCGCCCTAGGAGTCAGTTTGCTCTTTATAAAATCTTGCCTAACAGTATCAAGTTTTCTCCATTGCCTAAGAAATTCTAATACACCAGGAGAACCAGTATTTTTCAATATGTCAACTAGTGACATATTCCAAAACTCAAGATTGTGATCACTAACAGATATGTGACCAATCTTTTCTATTAATTTAGCTATTGCGGCACTTATCTTTTCTATATTGTTAGATACCCTGTCAGCAATATGGGCCGACATAGTACTCGTAATTTTCCATCTTAAATAAGATAATTCCTTTCCACCCAATTCACTAAATGATGGCCATTTATCAACAGCCCCCTTTAGTGGCACACCACTAGGGTTAAACCCACCATATATCATATCATATATTTCCTTATTAGTATATAAACCTGTATCTTTCAACTCTTGTACAACTTTACCTACGGCCTCGACACCATAAAATTCCACACCACTAGGATCAGTATATAAATACTTGTCAAACAAAGCGATATTAAACGCTTCACATATCTTATCTTGCTCGGCATTCAGAACAGACTTAATATCAAGTCCCAAAGAATCAACGAGTTCGGTTATAACCGAGTCAGCTGCTATTATACGTCCATTCACTATGTTCCTCGCCATAAGATCTATGGCCATACTAATATCGCCAGACTCATAAAACATTTTTAGCGCGTCTTCAATTTCCCGAAGAGTTAATTCCTTGTGCCTTTCCGCAAGCTCTTCGGCACTAAGCCCTTCGTCACGATGTTCCTTAAATAAAGTAAACAATCTATCATATATATGATCGTGTGAAATACTACCCAATAAAACACGTATATCAGATGTCACACCCCCATCTACCAATGAAACAGTATTATCTACTGCAATCTTTTGAATAGTCCGGACAATATCTGTGTTACCCTTGCTAAAATTTATCGCTGCATCAATAGAATCTGGTCCATACACAATTCTAGATATAAGACTTCTATTATATTTATCTTTAAACTCAGACCATAATTCGTCCCCACGTTTAACCGGCATAGCCTCCTTCCACTCATATATCTTATCATGGACAACCCGTGGAGATAACCCATTAGTAAATACCCCTTCCATATATAGTACACCATAATTAGAATTAACATTAAATCTGCCCCCCAAATCATCAGGCGAGGTTACAGCTAATTCAAACAAAGACTGCTGATATTCCACCTCACCAGCACTTCCAATCTTATCCCGTATTCTTGATAACCTTTTTCTATCTATCTCGACAGTAGAACGATTAGCCATTACAGCAGTGGGGAGGAATATTGGTGTATAAGTACACCTACATCTTCTATGACGTGGTAGAACTGGCATTATGTGCCACTTTTCTTGTGGATAAATCTTGCCAGCATCAGCCAGGCAAACCGGACAAGTCATATTATCCATTACAACAGTAATCATAATGCCTTGCAATAAATCAGCATTGTCATTCATAAGCTGCTTTACAGCCGTGTTCACATATACACGCGCAAAATCCTGATATACAGCATATCTCCCAACCATCTTATCTTTGCCACTATATTGCCCCCTCAATATACCATATATATTATCTTCTAATCTATTAAAATTAGTACCAAGATAGGCCTCTGGATTATTCTTAACCCTCATTTCTAAATCATCAAGATCTTTATACATATCTAATAATAAACGCCTATCATAGTGTGACAATGTTAATTTATTATCTTTAAACCCAATCTTACTATATATCCTCCTCATCGTGGCCATAGTCTTACGATTATCAACAGTTACACCGATATCAGAATACATGGTATTAACAAGAGCCGAATTAGAAACTATAGTATCATGTATACTCTTATCAATCTCACTAGACAATATACTGTTCCCAACTATCGAATCTATAACTTCCAAACCCCAATCATGCCCAATCCTCCCAAGTAATTTTTTAATGGGTTTATATATAAGACCTTTACGCCTAGGAACCCTACCAGCCATTATGCTCTTTACATCAGAAAATAATCTACTAATAGCTCTCTTAGTAGCGCGTAGTTCTATGAATAAACCACCATATTCTTTGGCAAAATCACCTAATATTGAAATAACTTGTTGCGCCTTCATACCCATGATACCACGGAACAATAACATCATCTTGTAATATAAATTAGTACCATCATTCATTATTTTGGTAACCATACCAGGAATAGGTCTGGCACCAGTGGTTGCTGCACGCCTTTTTACTTCCTCAATTAATAAACGATACTCCTCGATATATGCCATCTTAGTTAAAAAAGACATTCTACGGGCCTCGATATTATCCAAGCCAAACCTATCAAGCTGCCCAATATAACCACTCACTATATCATCGGGTGATATGCCAGTCGCTGCTCTTATCTGCGCGGGCCATGCATAAACTATGAATCTAGCATAAGATAATACATCACTGCGACCCATGTCTGGATTTGTTCTTAGCATTTGAAAAGCAGACTCTAAATCAAGCTTAGGCGCAAAATCATTCAACCGACCAATAATATGATCAACAACAGACACCTTCCTATACATGGCTTCATCTATCCACCCAATAATAGTTCTCTTATCTAGTCCCTTAACTCCTGCATTATTAGCTATATCCAATACCCTTCGAGCATACCTATTGCAATCCGCTTTATATAAGTCCCGCATAGTATCTATTATATCTCTAACAGCATCCCGGGCGTTTATATTTATATATGATGGCCTATCAACAAATGATGTGGCCTCACTCAATATACTTTGATACCTAGCATATTTAGCCTTTGTAGCCATAAGCTTATCTATACGTTTTTGTATAGCCGACCACGGTTCATTGTGAATCGGTAGCATTATCTCTCTTTTAGCAGAGGGTATCTTTTTAGTAGGAAATTCAAATGATAGCACCTCGGTATATGCGGTAGTATTCCTAGCCCTCTCATATAGGGGGCGAAGATGATCCAATTTCTCTGATGCACTACCCAATGCCCCCTCATATTTTGCAAGATTACCAAATAAAACCTCAACAGCCATACCAGGATCATCATATATAACGTTGGCACTATACTCAACCCCAAAATATGATGACAATTTAGCCCATATGTCCTTTTTAACAGAGTCATCAATATATTTAAATATCTCATTAGCCAAATACCCATACTGGGTATTAATTATATTACGAGATCCAGATGTATGCAGGAGCGTATTCTCTATTCGTTTAAGTGCATATAAAACCTGGTCCAAATCATTACTACGTAATTTAGCCTTAATAACGCTCTTGTCCAGTATATTTATATTATCAACAATATTATCTAATATCCTCTGAACATTATCAATACCACCGAATATATCATACATTTTATCCAGTGTAGATCTCAGATTATATTTAATAATACCTATATCCTTCTGAACATCTTGTATTCTATCTATTACTTGCCGAGGGGAAACCATTTTAATCTTTTTCTTGGTTATACGCTCTTTCACCTCGATGTCCTCAATAATACTTCTAAAGATAGACCATGCCCCATTATAATCACGATTATCAATCGCCTCATACATGTCAAGCCTATACATATCATATTTTTGCCTAGGTAATGCATATCCAACCAATGCATCTATTTGTGCTATCATATCTCTAGCCAACTGCTCTTCACCAGCAAACATCCCATTTTTATATGGGGCTTCTACACCCAATATATCTGCCAATGCTGCTCTACCATCAGGTGTAGAGATTATCTGCTTCAAAGTAGCATTATTATCTACATATGTAAATACCGCAGCCCTATGGGCCCGTGCAAGTTCTAGTTTATCGAACATTTCTAAAAATATAACATCGCCAGGCTTCACTCCGGCATGCTTTATATGTAACAACTCATCCAGCCTAGATGCCAATACCTTATATTCGTCAGTATGCTTATCTAAATACTTCAATCTATCTTCAATAGTAAGTATAGCACTATCTATACTAATAGTGGTAAATTCTTCCCATGATGATATATTATACTTGTAGCGTAAAAATTCGGTCATTCGACCAATAATACCACCTGACCCTGTATCACCACCATCTAACATATCTATTAACTTGGAATAATATAAAACATTATTAGGTTTTATACCACCAGAAACACCAGTTAATTCATCTAGTGAACGATATGCTACCCAGCCACCTATATAAGCATTGATTAATTCATCAAGCTGTTTCTCTGTAAATGTCAAGCCAGTATTATTATTCATTAAAAAAGCTTTCGCCTTCTTTAATAATAATTCCTGGGGCCCCCAATCTTTATCAAATGCCTTTCTCATCCTAGCAATAACCTTGGCGGGCTCTCCTCTTGCTCTGGCTAGAGCTTCTTCACTGTCTTCACCCATCTTGGCAAGCATAATCTTTGTATATAGCTTGACATACTGTGTGGGGGTCATATCAGATGGTAATACCCGTTCAAATAATTCATCAATCTGAGCATGAATTTGTCTAAATTGTGGCCTAACAACATATTTATTGCTAGATATTATCTCTCCTAATCTGTCTCTTAGATAATCCGGCCTACCAATATGCATTAAAATCTCTTCCAAACGTCTGTGTACACGCATCACTGCCTCTGGGTCTTCCTTAACAGTCACACGAAATAGCCTATTCATTAAAATAGCATATGCTTCATCCGCCGAAAAATCTGGCACACTAGAAATATTCATACTGTGCTTAATGGCTTCAGCGATTCGTGCAATATCTTTGTCTACCTTAGTTATGTTGCCAGCAAGAACATTAGCAATCATAGCGCGAAGTGCGGGGTCAACAGATAAAAGCCTATAGTAATTGACCGCACCCATAACATCGGGTTCTGGGAAAAATAGTGACAGCGGAGCATCTCCAAGATTATATCCGGCGAACAATCGTTTAATAATGTCATCTATGTATTTACTAATTCTATATTCGGTAAATCCACGAATATTACGACCACCAGCTTCGACACGGACAGGGGTCTTATCCAATATATCATAATATATTCCATGCGCCATATGTGAAGATATCTCTTCACCAAACGAAATCGTATAATTACCTATAAGATTAGGGACTATCCATTCTTTCCCACCACGTTTGAAAGATAACTGAAGCCTATATAATGTCCGTATCTTCCCATCTGATCTAACATAGGCTGGTATAATCTCTATTTCTTTAAACACCGCTCTACCCTGATAAGTAGTAAATCCTATAGGAATGCGTACCCTACCACGCAGTAACTGCTTAGCAATACTATAGGGATCAAGGTGAGCCATTCTCATTGCCTTTATAATATATTGCTTAGTAACCGGCGATGTTATCATATTAAGCATTCTATTGATAGCAGTAGATGATATTTTTGCTTCACTAACACCCATCCCTACTAATATAGATCGTACAACAGATTGAGTGGCGCGTTTATTGGTAACAACGTTTAACCACCTATCTTTTCTAGGGGTAATACCAAACGGAATTAATATGTGCTCCAACAAATCAACCAGATGTGCGCTATCTTCGGGAGTGGCGCCCAGCCCCTGAAGAAAATGTGACAATAATCTAGTATCATCCGAATCACCGATTCCACCTAATCCTAATATACGTCTTAGCATATTTAATCTTCTATATAGACGCATACTCGTATTTAAGTGTGCCCTGTTACTTGTCATAAATATATCTATAATAGAATTGATGCCATCATCTGGTGGCACCTTGCGTAGAACAGGAATCAATTGAGCAAGGCTTACTGACGAATATTCTAACGAAGGAATCGCTACCGGAATACCCGATTTTAACAATGACAATTTGTATTGAAGATATTTCATAGTACCAGCATCAACTTGTCCCCTAAGACTTATTAATAGCTGACGTTTATAATCCAATTGGCGAGCCAAGGGTATTCCCTTAGAACTCAAATCTCTTATAGTATGCATTGCAAAAAGTTTAGCTCCGATATCGATTACCTCATCATAAGTCCTGTCAGCCAATTCTGCAAACAATCTATCAATTTTTATGTCAACACCAATTTTTTTAAGATCTCTCGTAGTAATACTCGCTATAGTATTAGTTTCTTTAAGAATATTAATTATATCATTCTGGGAATATAGCCTCAACAAAAGAGCATTATGCTCATATAAAGTATCAAATAGTACAATGTTAATCTTCCGCACACCTAATTTATATATATCAGCTATTGCTATATTTTTAGAAGCAATATAGTGTTCTAGTATATTTGTTTCAAGCTTGAGAGCACGCTTTAATTGACTACTAATAATGCCATACTCTTTAACAGCAACAAAATTATCAACCATATTATCATCTAGTGCCTGTACAACTTGCTTTGCATTTTTTATATAAAAACTATAAGCAAAATCTGTAATACTGTTAGCTACCTCCAAAGGCAATTTATCTAAATGTGGCAAATCAAGCTGTCTCAAAAATTCTGCCCTATCAAGTATCTGACTATCTATGTGTCTCTTAGCCCACGATGTGGCCACACTTAAATACTCGTCCCTTAATATGCCCATCTCTTTGGCCATTAATATATCTTGCGCTATAAATTTAGCTGCAGTATCAATTCCAGTTGTAACAGTTGGTGCCTCAGAAATTGTCCGTATTATATGCTGAACATTATCACCTAATATACTATACAACACATTAACATCCTTATGCATCCTGTCATCATATACAAATCTAGCTAAACGCTCAGCCATGTCCTTAATATTGTCAGGAATAAGCTCATACCTAAGATTGCCGATATCATCGAGCAATCTCTTTAAATCATCACCGAAATAAACAGCATTTTTATTAGACAGTTTAACTAGATCATCCACTACAGTCATAGCAGTACTATATCCAGCACTTATATTATTAAATGCGTTATCTAATATAGCTATATCTTGAGGTGTAGTTTTAGTACCAAATCGTGCTGCATTCCTCAGTCTGACTAATATACTATCCAGCGTTTTACCAACGGCCGCATTGGTAGTCCAGGGCAAGTCTCTCATGTCAACAATTATTGAAGTTATGGCTTTATCAGCGGGAGATAATTTTGTAATAGAAAGCATATTGAGAACCCTCAACCTAATGCTATCCATATAATTGACAATAGTATTGTCAAGACCGATTTGTTTAATAAGTCTTTGTGCCTTTTTTCTACTTTTGGCGAGCTTAATACCACCATCCGTTAATTCTTTTAATCTTAGACTGAAAGCTTTACCTATTTCACGTGTAGCCCTATTAAACTCAGCTGTATATGTATCTACTGTGGCTACATTACTAATATTACGCATGAGCCTATTAAACAAATGCACATGCTTATCATACACAGTAACAATGGGTTCCCCTGGTCGACTTATAATTTGATCCATTAATATCTTTAATGTACTAATAGCTTGATCATATTCTCCGACGGCTAGGTGAGTCTTTATCTTGCTAGTTTGTATCCTCGAAACATTATATAGTACTGCCAAATCATTATTAATACTATCTAATATATTACTCTTAGCCCCCATCGATGGAACAATCAACTTATTAAACATATTATCACTATGCCCCATAACTATAGCCAGAGCCTGATCTGCCCAATAGGTCATCCTGTAAATATCATCACGTGCCTGGGATTCTATATACTTCTTGATACATAGACTGATCTCCTTATTCATACCAGATAATGATAACATTATTTCTTGTGCATCACCAGAACGGATACTACCAGCAATATCGCTAATCCTACCAATATATGTTCTCCATGCATCTAAAGTATTAGATATATGTCGCTGCGTAACATGCCTAATTACTTTCGGTTTAAACATATTGGTTATGGCCTGTGATGTAGGTTGACGGCTAACTATTTTTACTATGTCAGTAGGCCTAGCCCTAATAAATATCCTGCCACTACCTTTATCCACCAAAGAAAAACTTATGTTATCTAGCTCGGCAACAATTTGATAAAACTCTATCCGAGCAGCAGCTGGTAGTTTTTTGCCAGCTTCCAGCATCATAAATATACGCCGCTGGTGCCCGGCCATATTCATATCGTCGGCCCTTTCTATAATATCAGCAATAATGGTGGCCTTACTCTTAGGAACAAATGGTAAAAACTCATTGTTTAATACAGTATTGATAGCCCTTCTAGTACTATCATCAACATTATATTTAGCAAAAAACTCATTAAGTCTATATCTACCAGCCAACACAAACATTATTTGATCACCCATGGACCCTTCACTTTTCATGATCCATGTTAACAATCTAGCTCTAGACATTTTCTTTAATATAACATCAGATGGAGTTTTATCAGGCGGTAATTTATCAGCAATATATCTAGCTATCTCTAGCAAGTCATTCTTAGAATATCCAGAGAATTTTGTACGCCATGGTCTACGTATATTATTCGCATCTCCTAATTCTAGTCTAAAACTATCTGCACCAACAGAACCCGCCAATTCCTGTGCAACAGCTACTATATCCATAATACCCTTACGCTGTCCAAGCGGATCAAACTTAGGCACCTCGATACTATGTTTGGCACCCATATATGATAACAATGATTTTAATTCTTTTTCTTTTATATTTCTCTGGTTCGTCATTGATACAATCTCGGCATTCAATATAACAGGATCCCCTATACCCCTAAGCCTACCAACCATACTAGCTACCTTTGTATCATCTAACCATATATTAATAGATGTTGTCCTTATAATCTCTGATAAAACATCTTCAACGAGCTCCGCCCGAGGTATCCCTATCGCAGCCAAATGTTTATTAACACGATCCCAAAATTCTGGATGCTGTTTTAAATATTTAAAAAGCCTATCAAATTCATGATTCCATCTATCAACATCATGACGTAATCCATTTATTGCCCTGTCAATGCCAGATAAATGCGATTTTAAGCGATTTATTTGTAGTTTAGATATGCTAGCCGTAATAACTTTGTCCTCTGTTAACACAGTATTAAGCTTTAAATAATACTGACTAGTCTTTGGATCCCTATATAATATAAAATTAGCAATACCATCATCAGGCAATCCTAACGGTATATTATATTTACCAATCACTTCAGCAGTGGAAGAATGAGCCATGTGTCCAAATTTGCCACCAAGATCACGAACAGATATAGCACCATCAGCATGTAATACAATTTGCACAGGCTGTCCACTATATGCCACCCCAGGGCCAACAGATCTTATTACTACATCTGCCGGTGGTACATATTGAGCACCTTCTACAACTAATTTATCTACTACCATACTGCTCGTATACTCAGATATTAAAAGTTGTTTATCACGATATGCAAGTTCAGCCAAAATGTCATCTCTACCCTGGGCCAAATTGTAACCACCTAAATAAATCTCTAACATACGCTTCTGTGTGTCAATATCACGTGCATAAAGCTTCACTGTATCACTAGGGACATCTTCGGCACCAACTATCTTCCATGCAGCCACCAGATCTGGCCTAAAGCTACCCTTGCTCGACCTGACTGACACTTGTTTATCGCCAACCCATATCGAACGATCGAATTCAGCTAACTCATGCCAACCAGCCGGAACCTTGCCCTCTGGAAATAAACTATAAACAAGCACAGATGTTCCTAGACTATCTTCGGCTACCATGGCGGAAGATGGCATACTAGATCTCCATCTAACAACATTAGCCAGTGCATTATTAATACTAGCTTGTGTGTCACCAATCACATCTACGGACACACCATATATGCTGCCATACCTCTTCATTGCACCATTTATGTCCCGCAATAATTTAGAACGTAATTGGGCACTTTTAACATGGGGCAATCGTCTTAATATACCTTCCATAGCCTCTAAAAATTCACGCTTCTTTTTATTGGGGTTCTTCACCCTCATATCTAAATCGCGTTTTATATCAGTAACTATTTTATTAATAGCAGTATCTATAGACTTGCTATCCATATCTAGAAAATTCGCGCTAGGCATAATAACAATATCAACAGGGTCAACATCTCCAGCGATTGGTAATATAACATCCTTGGGAGCCCACGCAGATCTCTTAATAGGACCCACTACAGTAGTACCAACCCCCTCTATATCACCAAGGTTACCATGCCCCTTCATGGTTCTAAGAGCTATATTACCTCCAGTGGGTGCACCAGCATCAACCCAATTAGATGGTATATCAACATACGCCATATCTCGGGTACCCGGGTTATAAATAAAAATCTTGTTACCAATATTTTTAAATGCGCTAGACTCAACTGGTAAATCAAGCTCAGTAGTTCTAATAACGCCAGCAGACATTGATAAAAATTTTTCTAAATTATCATAGCCTTCACGTATAACACTCAATTGTCTATCCAGGCTATCTATAAAATCTAATAATTGTTTTTCAGAGGCTATACCAGGTTCAGATAAAGAATCAAAAGCACTCCTCCAATGAACGATAGTATGTCCAACAACGGGATCATCAACACTAATATGCTTACCCAGATCATCAAATACCCTAGCAACATTATTATATGTTTCATGCCATATAGTCATAGAATCAACCTCTACCCGCCGCCCCCTATCGTATGCTAGTTTTTTCAATTTTTTTCTACTATCATGTAATTCCCTCATGGATTCATCAATAGTATCCCTGAGATGCATAAGGGTTTCTTTATCTCTCCATTGTATATATGTATCTGGTAATATGGTGGGTTCACGCATGGTCTTTGTCTTAGATAAAATATCCTCTAATTCATCCCTTTTGCGTTTAAGTTCATCTTCTAAATTTTGCCTCTCTAAAGAGAATACATGCATTCCATCTTCTATTAAATCTTCATCTTCTATGCCAGGTAATAAATCCGGCATGCCATCTAATTGTTTTTCCAAACTAGCTATCTCTATCTTTAACTTTCTAGCATCATCAAATATATCGACTCTTCTATCGGTGGAATCGTTTATAACATGTGTCCAAAATTCAACCATGGCCTCAGATTCTATAGCTTTAGCATTGTTAGCTTTAATTCTGTTTTCAATTAATAAACGCTTATCAGTAGTAAGACCAGGAGTAGCTACTAATAATTTCTTATCATCATCTATAGCATTATAAATACTCTTACGTTTATAAATCTCCACCTCACGCTCAATATATGGGTCGAGCACCATCCCAGGAAAACCGAGAGTATTATAATAATTTAATGCTTTATTCATAAGCCTTTTACTAAGCGCGGGGTCATCTACTAATTTGGATGCTATCGCAGCCACCCTTGGAGCAGACAACACAAATTCTGTAATCCTTGCAGATGATTCAGTAGCATGAGCAGTAAATCTAAGATCTATGGCAGCAAGGGTAGACATGGCACGTTTTAGAAGTCTATCCACTCGTTTTCTTTGAACAGGACCAAGATCAGACACATCAATCATATTTTTAAGAATTTCAACATTTTGTCGCAAATGTAGATATGCATCATCAAACTTTGTTCTATGATATATAAGTTGGCGAAGTCTATCTTGCATATAAACATCGGTATATTGATCACGGATTCTTTTAGCCATAGCGGCCGTTTCTTCTACTCTCTTTATAACACCCCGCTTATCTTTTGGAATGGTAGCTATATCAGCAAGCGCCTGTCGAGCAGAGTTAATAGCATCAACATAATCAGTTATCCCGATATCATACTCTATTATACTATCTGTAGCCCTCAATGCAGTGGTCAACTTTAGTACCCTATTATATATTTTTTTCCATGCATCTTTTCTTAGTACACCATTATGGTCTCTTAAAGTAGCAGGTGCTTTTATAACACCAATAGTGCGATCTGCGATAATCGCTCTATAATTAGCCCTTATATTCTCAATCTGCGCATCACTAAATCCCATAACTTTGTTAGTATCCAGTAGCCTAGATATTAGATCATCAAGCATGTTATCAGATGATGCATTTTTAGCAACCCTACCCATAGATGACAATATATTCACCATATCATCCACAATGTCGTCAACCTCAGTAGTCTTACTTAATAAATATCGTAGCGAATACTTCTCTTCTGGAATCGCTTCAATTATTCTCTTAAGGTGAACCTTAAATTCCTGGATATCATAACCTGTATAAAATGCCTTCCCATCCCTAAAATCTGGCGAAACTTTATAATAATACATCAAATCACGTGCTAAATCAGCTCTAGCATTAGCACTCAATAAATCCCATGCCCTACGCTGGTGCTTCCTACCAGACGGACCCTTAATAATGTTGGATGCATGAATAAGTCCCCAATCACTTTTTACCCCCCTTAATGCTACCCTATTTACAGAACCATCAGTGCCCACTTCGTAGGCAGTTTTGATACCCCTATCTAAATGTACAGTCACACCATGCTTTAGTAATATTCTTTCGTACTCGGGATCTAGTGGAGCACCCCCATACACCCATTCTATCCTACAATTATCACCATATTTACTCTTTAATTTGTCTATAGTTTCAAGAGCCTGTAAAAAACTAGGATGATTAATCGCATTGCCATAAAATTGTCCACTGCCACCAGTTATATATATAACAAGTTTACCACCTTTGGCCACGGTATCAAAATACTTATCTACCTGTCTAACAAATTCAGGACCATAAAATGTATCAGTAGGAGCAAAAATCGCGGCATGTTTTTCACCCACTCCACCACCCAATACGGGTATTATACCACCGGGAGTATTATGTGTCGCAGGTAATGCCATAATAGGTATATCAATGTCATCAATTGTAACATGAAAAACATCGCCACTATCTATAAATTCGATATTATCCTTAAAATCCTTTATATTAACTACTTCTTTATTATTAAACATAGCAGATTTTTTACCATCAAGTAGTCCTTCTAACATACGGTATTCAACTTCGGTAACATAAATCTTTAAATCAGGGTTTATCTTTAACATATCAGATAAACCTAAAATATGATCTGGATGTGTATGCGTCAACACTATACCACTTATTTTCTTACTATTATCTATTTCGCGAGGATCGAGTGTAATACCAAGAGCTTCAAGATTTTTGTTAAAAAAAGAATATGGGGCCATATCTGGTCTGGCAATGTCCTCAGCAATGCCAGTGTCTATTAAAAGGTTGCCAACTATATGATCAATATTGCCCTTGGTCTTTATTACTTGAACTATGGATATATTCCCAGCTGTATTTGTTGCCGTATGATATGAAAATGGTATGACACGTATTTTATCATAATTAGTAGCACTATGTAATCCAGCAACCCAGTTATGATATTTCGTCGTATCAATACGGTGCTCTATAGCAGCATGCACCATATCGGTAGTCATATGCTCTATCGCCATTGAAGCCCTTTTGGTAACCAAATCTGGCCTCCAGGCTTCATCAGAGAATAATATGGGTTTAATAGAACCAAATTTTCTAGCAGCATTAATAATATTAGTGTCAGACGTTAGTATAATGCCAGGGCCCCATTCAAAAACACGATGATAGGCATCCTGCTTGTCAACACCCCTGATTGCCGCTGTAATACCAACCGGTGCATTAAGATTTTTTACGCTTTCCCATATTAGCTTTTCATCTTTACCAGAACTAGATGTGTAAATCACAATGGCATTGTCAACACGATCATATAGTCTATTTAAATTATCAACAGCGCTGGGAATAACCGTACCATCTGAAGCATATATATATTTATCTATATCAACATATATAGCAATCCTACCAGCACTAGTTAAATGCTCTTTAGAAAGCCTGCTCACCTTGGCCCCATGATAACTAACTAACTGTGATGATAATTCATCAGAAATCGATGGACCAATAATATTGCTAGCAATATGATCACCATATAAATATATATTAGGGAGCTCTCTATTAGTTGGTTTCCTATTAGTTATCTCAAATACTCTAGACTGCTTACTCCTTAAATAATCTAAGAACTTTGTTTTCTGTAATACATCTTTCTCCTTATGTGCCCCAAATGACATCTTAACTAACTTACCATGAGGATCGTGAATCCCATCCAAATCATTAGAGTGCTCTGCTAATATGCCAATCTTGCTCTTCGTCCTAGTAGCATGTGTCACCCTGAATTTCACCCTACACCTTGTAGGAATATGACCATTAGATACAGCATCTAACATCTCCACTAACTCATCATTAGATAATTTATCCGACAAATAAACATCACTAATAACATGATGCCCAGAAATAACTGCTATTATATCATCAACCCCCATAGTACTCGACCCATCAAAATCAATGGCCAATGAGATGCTCTTATCAACTGACGAAAACCTATTAATCACTGCAGATATCTCATCAATGTCAGATAATAATTCATCGTGAGCAGCAAACGTAATACTGTCGAATCCCCTATCAATTAATGCACTCTGAAGTGCATCAACATGTATTTTGGGGCCAACACTATCATAAATCACATGCCCTATGTTTTTATATCGAGATATCCTGTTCTTCAAGGTATTTCTAAGTGTAGCCTCGTCGACTTTATGAATTACAATACTCTTTATAACATCATTAATATCAGATGATAATTCTGGGACATAAATATTATTACGCCCCATAATAATAAGCATGTCTGCTATTAAGTCGGAGGAATCAACAATAATTGGAATAGTAATGTGTCTATATTGAGACATAATATATTTAGGACGGGCAATACATCGCCCGTCCCATTAGTCTAATGCATGATTATTACATTATTAAAGCATCGGAATTCCACCACCCTTGCCACCCCCCTCACCTTTGTCCTCCAGTTGTGCTGGTAGTGTACCCAATTCATTTTGCCTCTCCAATAGTTTGGCTTCGTGGCGAGTGGCAGCAAGTCTCTCTAATTGTATCAATGCCATTTCATCCTTGAAATTTAGATTCAATTTACTTGCGGCAGTATGCTTAGACATAATACCAGCCATGAGAGCACCAGATAGTGCATTAATGGTACCAGGAAGGTCTTCAGTATCTAATGCAGGGAAGTTTATAGATATTACATCAATAATCGGCTTATCAACTTTCTTTACTTCACCCTTATCATCGATCTCTTCTGTTTCTACAGTATAGGTGGGTTGTAATTCTTTCCGCAATTTTACGCCAACATATAATATAAAGAATATTATTCCATACCTATAAGCATACTCCCATGTAGCCTGCATGGCTTCCATTATTCTAACAAATGTAAATTTGGTTTCGTTAGATGGTGCCTGACCAGCATATTCAACATTACCAGTGGCAATCGGCTCGGGTAATAACGACCCATGCACAGCCATTAATTGAATAAATCTAAGATCGCCAGCCGCTTCTCCAGCACCCAAATTGGGTGCCTTATAATCATATTTAAAACGATTAGAGTGAATATTTATCTGCCCGGGCCTCGGAGGGTACCTGCGTAATTGCTTTCTTATTTTTTCTACATCTTCCCTACCACCCTGTACTTCAATATCTAGTACATTGGCACTGCGATACTTATTAACAATAATACGATATGTTTTTAGTATCTCGTCCTCCTTCAACCACCTCAATATAGATGATAAAAATGGCAGCCCTCTCGATCTAGTACTTATAAGTGGATTTTTAATATGAAACACAAATCTGCGCCATTTAGCATTGCGAATAAGTGCCTTGATATCCTGTTGACCCCTAGTTAACGAAGTAATTCTTTGGTGACTACTGGTAGACCCATCGGTTTTATCAGATGGGGCAATAAATCTACTGGGAGCTGTAGCTTCCCATGGAACATCTGCCCTACACAATAAATGAGTTCTAACATTCCAATTATCATCTATAATATCTAGACTAGGTATAACTTCAACTACACTATTCGTAACCTTGGTAGCAACTGACTGCCCCTTACTAAGGGTAGCCTTTTGAATCCGCCTTTTACGCACAAACCATAACGGCGTATTGTAATCATCATACGGATCATATAGTATATCTGTTATTTCTTTACTCTCAATATCTCTTATAGTAATATTATTCGCGGCATCCACTTCAAACAGCAAAAAACACTCTCCATCGAGCAATAGCCTATTCATAAACATTCTTTGATTGAACTTGAGTCTATTCTTTCTAGAATTAATCACCCTATCTATATGAAGCTTAACATCGGGCTCCTCGCTATCAACAACCATATCACGCCCAACAACCATATTGGCAATAACATGGATTATCCTCCATGCTAGTGGATTATGTAAAAATGCATCCCAAGAACTTTCGACTTGCTTCTGGTGCTTGGTGAGCGGCAAATCTCGTTTATATAAACCAGCATTATCCCCCAAATTGGTCCACCCACGATCCGACTCAGAAGATTGTGCAGTTACAACGACAGCTTCTTGAATTTGTTCAGCGAGTTCTTCATTAATATAATCAGATATTTCATCATTAGAATGCTTCAATTCATCTATTTGTTTTTCAAGCCTATCCACGCCAGTCCACTTATCAATTATATCTTTAATAAACATAATGCTCCTTATTACTTTTTATCAGAGAAATCATATTGTGAATCCTTGAAATATGAATCATATGTATCATCACCTACCTCGATACGACCAACAACATCCTGATATCTAGTTAAACTAGCATCATCCATAATAGTAATATCATCAGTAGATCCACCGTATCCGGCATAATCAAATTCTTCCAACATAAGACAAATTAACGCATCACAAAAATGATCATTGCGTTTAACAATTCTACCCATCTTATTTCTACGCCATCCCTTAAGTTGTTTTGTAAAAACCACGGTATCGTGCCCACAATCCATAATAAATAGTTTATTGGCCTCAAAATAATATTTAATAACTCCCACTGCATCTTCTTTAAATTTATGAAAATTAACAGGATGAACACTAAACCCTATTCTAGCCAAATAATCATTCTGAAATGGGTGACTCTGATCAGCCCACACCTCGGTAATGCCTGTTTCAACTCTGAGCGCATCTAACCATTCCCTTATTTGAGTGTCAGTTGTGTTATTAAAAGCTTTCTGTTTAAACAAAATATAGTCCCTGTTATGATCTATCTGCGCCACCAATATAGCAGTCTGTCCTCTGGCACCCCAATCGATACCTATCTTGTAGCTATACTTAGAAAAATCTATACGATCCACACTCTTGGGGGCGCGAGCTATAGCACTATCTACACTATGTGAATCCAAGACCCCCCCCACTATACTGGGACGTAACCCCATATAATCGGTCTCAAAAGTATTTGTATCTATCTTATCGACATAAAAAAACATATCAGCCAGATCGAGCCACCCACCACCCAATCTGGCCTTACGTACATACTTAGCGCCACATATTGGGCATCTTTCAGTTGTAATGTGTGCTGGATGATGTTCTTTCCTAGTGCCATTCGGCATAATACAATCGCACACATATTTACAATATTGATTACGAATTCTTTCATGACACAAATTGCAGTCTCTATTGCATGGCTTAGATATATCAAATGCATCCCAACTATATCTAATGAATGGCTCTGAAAATCCTTCAATCTCAATATCATTTGCATCCCAAAATTCTTGAAATATACCAGTAGGCTTGTGGAAAGTGGTTAGCATTATTAGAACCTTAGGATCTGCAGTATTTATCATCGGCAATGCCGATCTTACTATATCATCTTCGGCCTCAAATACCTCATCTATTACTAAAACACCAGGAACACCACTCCTACCAGGATGGGGACCACGAACAGACTTCTCTGATGCAGTCCTACAATTTACATATGGTATGGGAAATATGCCACCCTTAGTAATGCGTTCCCTTAGTAAATCACCGTCACCCATACTATCACGGGCTTCACTATCACTATATAAAAAACCAGATATATGATCATAAACAGCCCTAGCTTGCTCTTCACTACCACCCAGATTGACACACTGAGCATTTAAAAACATCCATGCTGCATATTCTATCATCGCAACTAAATAACTCTTACCAGAACCTCTAGGCCCAACCATTAATACCCTAGTGTCCTTGCCAGCACGTATTCTATTATAAATAGTATTAAACATAATGCGAATTTTGGGTGGGAACAAAGCATTATGTCTAGTTTCAAAATATTTTATTGGATCATCTCGATATTTCTCTATAAATGTCGGCTCTATATTGATCCCATTAATAAGATCTTCAATAGAAGTGTTAAGTTCTATTAATTTGCTACCTATGCCTTTATACTCACTCATAGTTTATTAGTACAATATATCCATTATTAGTCAACTACTTCATATTGTGCATCTTGAACTTCTGTAACAGCAGGTATTGATTTAAGATTAATATTAATTTTTTTTAATTGCCGATTAAGCTGGGCGGTAAATTCTTTCTTTATTTCAGGATATGATTCTAATATATTATTAATAATCGATAATAATGCCTGCTGTGCAGCATATGCCTTATCTACAGTGTGGGTGACCTCTATTTTATTAGTAAGTAATTGTAAAACCTTCGCCTTCGCAAGGGACGCATCCATAATTTTACCAAATAGAGCAATTTTGTTTTTAACGCTTATTTCTTCATCTCCCTCTAACAATGTCCAACAATGTCGATTAACAAGCTCCAATTCTTTAAGACGATCATATATGTGCCTAGATTTGTCATCAAGAATATTATTTTTCTCTAGTTTATCCCTAATAGCATCAGTACGGGTGGCTATGGCATCAATAATATCTCCATCCGAGGCATTAATACCAACCTCCTGCAATAATTTACGTATATCTGGTATGGTAAGATCTTTAGATACTGCCTCGGAAATTATACGAGTCATGTCCTCTTTATCATAATCTACTGCCAATATATCCTCCTATAATGTCCATTATGTACCCTTAATCTGGCGATCCCGCTGTGCCTTTTTCCTACATAAAACTGAACAATACTTTTGAAACGGCTTAGGATTCTCAATAATATTATCGCAATACTTATATGCACATTTTATTGGAGTAACTTTGGATTTATTCATCCTGGACTTCTTGCGTAAAAACGACATTCTACATTTCGCAGAACAATATTTTTTGACAGATCCTATTGGAACATTAAATTCGACACCACAATTCGGACATACTTTAGTAATAGTGGTAACGATATTGTTATTTTCATCGAGAGTAACTTGTCTAAACTTATTAAGTGCCAATGCAAGATGTTCTTTAATGGCAAACCAGGAAACCCCCTTATAGCTGGCAATCTGAGGCATTGACATATGATCATAGAAATACATATATAGTGTAGACCGCTGTTCATCTGTAAATATATTAGATTTATCACATATCAACTTCAACAGAACACGCAACTCCGTCGAAGTCAGATCAAATTCTGACTGACGCGGTAACATAACATAGCCTAAAGTCTTAATCTTATCCATAATACATTTGTTATAATAATGAGTTATACATGCTTCCCCATCATAACCGTCATTCGGAGTATCTTCGCTATCCCCAGATAAATAATCATATGACACAGACGCTAGAGAATCATTTTCAAAAATATTTGGATCCATGGGTACTTCTACAAACATCCCCCTATTCATGTGGTCACCATTTATATAATCCATAATAAGCTTATTGTGACATACAAATTTATAACTAGTTGATTTTTCTTGACATATATAATTTGTACACCCCTTACAACATGGAACAAGCGGATTAATCATTATAATGCCCGTTGCATCTACAATACTCAAGTATATCTGAATCCCCATGTTCACTATAATGTCTCCATATAATAATCACCTACCACACCATTAATTGAGTTCAATGTTAATACATGATCGAAATTATTTTTCAATACCCCAACATCACTATGCGTTATAAGTATCAACAACCCTATATTATATCTGTCCACACAATATCTAAGCATATCAACAAATTTGTCCCTATAAATTATATCCATTGCTCCAAGCCCTTCATCTATGGCAGCTATTCTGGGAGCCTTAGGATACCTTTTATAAAATATAGATAACATAGCAATTCTTAAAGCAAATGATATCCATACCTTCTGGGAATATGACAAAGCACTAATATGATATTCAATATTCGTTGATCTCTTTATAAATGAAAAAGTAATCCCCTTACTCGTCTTCCCACTCGTAAATTGCTTGTCAGTATTTATCTTGAATACAAAAGGAAACTCGATCCTATTAAGAATGTCATTCACAGCTACCTCGATAAATTGCTTATACTTATTAAATATCGACAATTGAATCCCATTGCTACCAAATATCTTGGTCAAATTATTATATATAATTATATCTTTATTATATCGTTCTTTCTCTTGCAATAAAGTAACTCGTTGCTCTTCGAGTGACTCAGCAATACCCCTATCATGTGCAAACTGCTGAATCTTACTCATCAAGATAGATGAACAACGTTTTGCAAGTTTATATCTATGTTCTGCAAAATCATCCAGAATATCACAGGTATTAACCCGAGATCCAGAAGCTATAATGGTTTGTAATCTATTAATCCTATCCATTATAATATCAGCGTTATCACTACTTAGTTTTTCTATTATCAACCTTAGCATATTTACATTAGAGCCACACACTGGGCATATCATGTCATTTTGATAATTCATCAAGGCGGATATAAGAGTCGGATCATATGTCTCAGTGTTACGCAATATTTCTAATTCGTAACGAGCACACTCAACCTCGCGCAACTTATTAATCTGCGCACGTATCATAGGTAGTGTAACACCAGAACATTTAACAGAATATCTCTCGGCATATCTATTAAAATTATCCAATTTCTTTTTTAATCGATCAATATGTTCAGCAGAAACACAATAAACATCATCACTAGGTAATTGTTTTAATTTATATTCCACATCACTTAACAATAATTTTATTTCCTTTAACTTATGTTTAGTATCACCATTATACTGTTCCCAACTATCTAACTGTAAAAGATAATACAATAACGACTTGATACCCTTATCAGTGCTAGCAATCAAATCGTTCCCATATTCCTGGCTCATGTATAATATATTATCTACCACATTTGTTGTTATCCCAGTAATAGATTTTATAAACTCCTTTATATCTGGCTGTCTATTGCCCCCCTGCGCCTCGCCATTCACCATACACTTTAATATTGTGCCGTCTTTCTGCTTACCCCTAATAATAGAAATACCATCATATGATAGCATAACGCTCATATCATCATATTTTTGGGGGTGTCGTCTAACAAGCTCACCGATAGTTTTAAACTTATTCCATCCAGACATGACATACCATATAGCTTCACATAAACTAGATTTGCCAACATAATTATTGCCACCATCTTCTCTAACACCTCTTAATAACATTAGACCAGATGATGGCAATTCTATATTAATATCACTAAATAATTTAAAATTGTGGATTTTTAATAATATCATCTACATTGTGTCCCTGGATCATGCCCAATTTGACTAATCAACACTAGCTGATCGAATAATATCCACCCCAGTCTTAATAGTATCATCACGATACTGAAAATCAAAAGCATTTACATAATCGATAAATATGTCAACATCATCATCGCCAGTATCAAGATAACTACATTCAGCATCTGTATCTTCTTGTTTATTGTCATATGGCTTGATATAAACAATACAATCATCGAACACATCACTATCAATTGGATTAGAAAGAACCACAATACTACCAGGAGACACATCGTATTGGCTATATGGATTAACCACAACTGGCCTGGTCGGAGTTGATATACACTCATGTTCCAATGTATTAATATCAAATACTACAAAATATTTATCCTCAAATATTTCGCTAGCTCTTGTATAATCCACACTACCTGGATACAAGATATCACCCCTATTACTATAGGTATGTATATCCCCCAAAACATAATATCTGGCACCAGGCAAATCACTAATACCAAAATGTCCATGTCCCTTCTTGAGAAATTCATTCAACCTAACATGTGACATTAATATCATGTCAGGGATATCATCAATATCTAGGTATTCCAAATTTGGATTAAACGATACCAATCTTATTTTATCACCTATATCATATGTGTTATCCACAATAATGACATTACCAGACCCACCAACTATCTCTTCTATCGGTGATAACACATTAACACCATCGGGACACCAATCATGATTACCCAGTATAATATAAACCCTCAAGTTAGCATCCGTCAATCTCCTAATAAAAGAATGAAATATAACTTGCTCACCTATGTTTGGGTGCGAAGATTCATATATATCACCGAGTATTATAACATCATGGCCAAGAGTAATAAGTCGCACGGCCAGGAATGTAAACATAATATCAGTGTTAGCATATTTGTTTCTAGTATTAATGTGTAAATCTGCTAATATTGAATATTTCATTTCATCAATGCCAAAGTCTTTTGCTCTAATGTATCATATGGGATAGCACCAATGGCTATATCTATAACCTCATCATCCATAATCCATATAACAGTTGGTATGCTCATTATATGATATGCGTCAGCCATTTGAGGACAAGTGTCTACGTCAACCTTATATATGTCAACTCGATTATCCATTTCTTTATCAAGTTTTTTAATATTCGGTGTCATAGCCCCACATGGCCCACACCACAGTGCACTAAAATATAGAATAGTTAATCTATCTCTAACCATATTCATATTGTCGTCCCATTCCTTCATTTTAACTCCTGAATATCGATTGTTGGCATGTTTAATTTCCTTTTAAATTCATTGTGCTTTGGCAAAACTAACTTAGGCACGAATCTATCTCTATAGCGCAATACAATATTAATATCAGCCACATTTGTAATAGTGGTACTTTTAATATTTTGTTCATACACATCATAGTCTATTTTCCCCAAAGTAGCCAACTGGACTACTGCACCTGACTCCACGCAAGTCCTTACAATACCGCAAAAACACCTAATAATATGATCTACAGTAGATAGATCAACACCAGTATCATTGGATACCATGGTCGACAGGTCTGACACGCTAATATTTATTTTAGTTCTACTCATAGGTGTATATAGTTTTAAACCGACTAAGTTTTAATATTGTACTAGAATCAATATACCCATCAACATTAATTATATACTTACTGTCATGCGCACCCCACAATTTTTCTGATGTATTAAATTTTAAACCAGCATCCTCACATGCTCCAATAGCCTCAATCATCTCTACCATATTGTCACACTCAATGCGGGCAGCCACAGCATGTCTGGGTTTTTCCATAGCACGAATCGTCATTAAATTTACATACCTTCTATTATTTTTGCTAGTTTTAATAACACCAATAAAATACAAGTGTGCACCCTTTTTAATATATGCAGCATGCTTATCATAGTTTCTAGGTACCACCTGCGCACGTAGTGTCCCCGTATTATCTTGGACAAATAATGATATTATATTGTCACCATTGCCAAATGTTATAATCTTGGTATCCACAATAATTCCCGAGAATGAGACTATCGTACCATCACTCAACTGCAGAATATTAGATATAGAGGTAACCCCATCATATCCAGTAGATATACAATATGGTAAAACCTGAGATTCACATTGAATCTTATAATCTGGTGTAAAATCATCTAGTCTAGTCGTCGTTTCATTATCAACATAGTAAATCATCTCCCTACGATTCATATCACCGATCGAATCAAAACACCCAGCATATATTAGTGCCCTTTTGACAGTGGCATTACATCTAACTTTGGGTATTCTGTTATGAAAATCAACATAGGAACTAAACAATCCATTACTCTCTCGTTCACTTATAATAGCATCAATACTCTTCTCTCCCACCCCCTTAACACCAGACAATCCTATCAATATAATATCATTATCTACTGTAAAATCTTTCTCAGATACATTAATGTCAGGTGCTTGAATCTTAATATCAAATAACATAGCATCTTCTAGGATCTGTCCCATACGGTCCTTGGATCCAGATGACGAATAATTTAACATAGCGCATATAAATTCCGTGGTATAGTGAACCTTTAGATAAGCCATGGTATAGGCCAACATGCCATAAGATACACTATGTGAATAATTCCATGAATATCTAGCAGCAGGTTTAATCAATTCAAATATTTTTACTGCTAATTCTTTAGTATACCCGTTGTTTATACAACCAGCAATAAACTTATCTTCTTGTGCTAATAATAAATCTTCATCCTTTTTCCCCACGGCCTTTCTTAATACATCGGCCTCTGATGCTGTATAACCAGCCATGGTCCTGCCAACCATCATAATCTGCTCTTGGTAAATCATCTGACCATAGGTGTCTGATAATATAGATTCAAGATCTGGGTGTATATATTGCACCTGGGCACCATGCCTGCCCTGAATATAAAAATCTGTCTGTCCACTATTCATTGGACCAGGACGATATAGTGCACATGCGGCAACTATGTGTTTAAATTCTGATGGTTTAAACATTTTTAGCATATCTCTAAATCCAGCACTCTCCATTTGAAATACACCGAACGTCTTACCACTAGATAATAGGTCATATGTATCTCTGTCATCTAGTGGTAGATTATAGATATCGATATCAATATTCCTAGTGCGTTTCACATAATCTACAGTTTTATGTATTATATCCATCGATGTAAGCCCAAGAACATCGAATTTGACATAACCGATTTTCTCTATGTCATTCATGTCATATTGGGTTACCTCAATACTCTGAGAAGTCTTAGCAACTGGTATATTAGAATCTCCACCACCCAGCACTATACCAGCAGCATGTACTGTTAAATTAATGGGAAGTCCAGCAAGTTTAGTAACTAAAACTGGCCATTCTGCATTAACAGAGGCAAATTTGTGGAACAACATAGTATCTGCTACAAATTCATCAATATCATAATCGTGCATCGGTATATCCGCTATATATTTATTAATAACAGTAGACTGTATACCAAGCACAGTACCAATCCTTCTAAGAGCTGATTTGAGATGAAGTCTATTAAACGAACCTATTTGAAATGCACCATTATATTTATCACGAATATATTGAAGCAACTCCTGCCTGCGATCCCTTTCATAATCACAATCGATATCAGGTGGCGACACCCTATCCTCATTTAAAAATCTCTCAAACAACATATTGTGCTTAATAGGATCTAGATTAGTAATACCAAGTAACCACACCACCAAACTACCAGCTGCACTGCCACGCCCATATGACATATAAATATTGTTACAACGAGCATATTCAGCAATATCCGCAACAATCATAAAATAGTCAGAAAACCCCAGTTTCTCTATTACCGATAGCTCATAGTCCAATCTATCAACATACTCATCATTATTAAGCCCCAATTCAAATAATCTCCTAGTACATTTATCTCTAATTTGAGACATCGTATCGCCATAAATCCGAGGCATTTTTAGTGACTTATCTATATTATATCCCTCAAACCATTCCAAAATCTGAGTAGTATTATTAATATACCTATCATCTACGCCTAATGATCTTATTTCATCTATCGTACAAAAATGATAATTACTGCCTTCAAATTTTAACCTCTTTATATCGGATAGTTTTTTCTTGGTGCGTATACATAATACCACATCATGAGCAAATGCATCATCTGGATTCAAATAATGCGCATCATTGGTATATATTATTTTATTGTGATCAAAATGTTCCAATAGAAAATTATTAATAGTTGATTCTATTTCTATACCATGATCCATCATTTCATATAACAATTTGTCACCAAACAAATCAAGAAGCTTGGCATTCCATTCTAGGGCGGCATCGATGTTACCAAGCTCAATATTCTTAGATATAGGACCGGCAATACATGCTGTAGAGCATACTAATCCCTCGGAATACTGAGTTAACAACTCATAATCTATCCTAGGATTACGATAAAACCCCCTAGTATACGCCAATGAGGCAAGCCTTACTAAATTATTATATCCGATATCATTCATGGCATAAAGCACTAAATGATACCTATGAAGCTCACCCTTCTTATATTTCTTTTTGTCCATAGAATCTGGAGCCATATAGGCTTCCATGCCTATAATAACAGGGATATCAATACTACTCGATAATTCTAGCAAAGATGGCATATTAAATATGTTACCATGCTCAGTAATGGCTACCGCTGGGTACCCTCTTTCTTTTGCACGCCTCAAATAATCCTCACGACGCATAATGGAATCCAACATCGAATATTCTGTATGCATGTGTAATGGAACATAATTCACAGACATGGTGCTCCCTAACAATTTAATAATTTAACATCATCTATATTGCTAGTCATTTTGATATCGTTTACTAATTGTCCCAATTCATTACATGGATACCCATGTTCACTAGGATCGATTAATTGTTGAATATAATAATGCTTAGCACCTACGATAAAATTCATAACAACATTATGAATATCTAGTATATCAACAATACGAGAATCCATTGTGGTCCTAAAATATATATTATCGCTACCCAAGCTAGCAGCATGACGTATGTTGCTACAGACAGTATCGACAATTGGAGTGTGCTTCTTAAATACTCGATGATATTTTGTGGGTACTGTTTTCACATCTAGCGCTATAATATCAAACAAATCAAGGCACTCAACAAACAACGATTGAGAACAAGATGAATTACTATCGAGTTTTATGTTCCACCCAAGATTAAGAGCATATTCTGCAGCTTCAATTAACCTAGTGCCATACATAGTTGGTTCCCCACCACTAAATACTAAATTTTGGGTAAAACCACCATATTTACGCAATAGCGGAGTAAGAGAATTTATTAATGATCCAGTAATGGGATGCGCGCGTGCTATGTCAATATTGTGACAATAAGGACATGACATGGTACAACCAGGTAAAAATAATACAAGAGAATTACCATTAGGATAATCTATAGTAGAAAAAAGGTGAGGTATTTCAAATACCTTGCGCATTATTTTAATGCACCACTTTAATAAATATGTCTATTCTCAAATTCTGTTTGCTTACCAGCATTCCATAAACTCACAGGCCTATAATATCCTACCACCCTAGAATAAGTATCTATAGTATATGGTTGGCCATCACTATGGTCATATGGGCATTCGGAATATTTCCCAGTCATATATCCGTGCCTGGAGCATATGCTGTATACCGGTGTTATACTAAAATATGGTAATATGGTATTATTAGCTATGGACTTCACTATATCTCTAGCTTGCGCTGGTTTCAATTCTGAACCAATATGTAAATGTAAAACAGTGCCACCAGTAAAATTACTTTGAAGATCTTGTTGAGCGATGGCATGCTCTATAATATCACCATCATATGATGGATGGAAATGCACAGAATTAGAAAAATATGGCACACCATTACCCTCAGATGATTCATATATATCTGGATATTTTATCCTTGCGAGCCTAGCTAGTCTAGTAGTAGCACCTTCAGCGGGTGTAGCTTCTAAATTATATAATGTCTGGTCCTCATCTCGCATATGATCAAGCCTATCAAGTATATATTCCATAGTTTCGATACCAAACCTGGTAGCAGTACTATCGTGCAATGGTAAACCCAATAAATTCATAGTAGCGTCATGCATGCCTATGATACCTATTGTATTAAAATAGGTCTTCCAGTATTCATTGTATGTTTCTTTATTGTCCTTTAGCCACCTAGCAGACATCGGATATAATCCCTGATCTGCACGCCTTTCTATTTCAGCACGCCTTGCCATCGATACATTTCTTGCAATGTCAAGATATTTATCTAATAATACCCTAAACCTATCAACACTACCATCAGCTTCATATGCTAACATGGGCAATGAAATAGAACATACTGTCGTACTCCCTGTTCCAGCAGCGCTACCAAATAATCCAAATACTTGTTTCTTTTCCTTGGTATGCTCCGACAATTTACACTCGTAATTATTATTCATTACATTGTTAATCTCATTGTGATCTATGCGTAGACGGCAATTATGCGTAACAATGCCATTAGGCAACTGAATGGCATGCATATCATTATCCACTTCTACATCATATACATATCCGGTGTAATCTACCGATTCAATACTGGCAACACGTCTAGCGTGTAAACCACCGGTTATAAACATCTTTTGAAACTCAGTGATGGATTTTAGGTACCCGGCGATTATCTCATAGTTAGAGGTGTACGATTTACGATATGTATTAATAGCACCGGGGTGCTTCTCGCATGTTATATTATCCTCGGTGATACCAAGCACGCTAGGATCTATACCATACCACCTACTTTTAGTATCGTAATTAAGTTGTGGTATTATCTTTGGTATGTCCTCAGAAATAATAGTAACTATATAGGAATCCCAATATGTATTAGTACGCCAACTTCTTTCTTTTTTATATCTAATAGTGGAGTTTATACCAACGGAACGCATTAGTGCTTGCATGCCAACTGATAAATCATATGATGCTATGTGAAACATAACTTCATGTCCACCAGTTGTTTTGACTCTGTGGTACCCGTCGCCATCTATAAACCCAGCAATAACACCAGACCTGAAATCTAGTGGAGTACTAAATATATATTGCCCAATACCCTTATCCCTAACTATATCATCTGTACCAAACAAATTACGTAATAAATCATAAAGTCCGTGATCACTACAAATGGCGATTCTTATTGAATTGTCTCTATAATGAGTAGTATATGAACATTTAATACCAAGTATATCATTAACAAATCTGCACACGAACTCTACCAAATCTAGTTCATCAGTGCCAAAATACATGGCCAAACTCTTGCTACCATTATGTTGCTTGCATCCCTCGGCCAGATATAACCCAACAAATCTACCAAAATTATAGTCTAACTCGACATTGCGACCATTAATATTTATGTACTCATCATATTGACATACATCAAATCCCTTTGTCATCAATAACCAATCACCCAACACTAACGATTCAGCAGACACTTCTATAATATTACCACCAACAACAGTAAAACATGGATGGTCTGGAGTTATAGACATCGCTCTACCATCATCCAGCGTCACCTTAATAATATTGCCATTGTATTTCTTCCTTAATATATGATTTACCGGTGCATAAACTGATTCGCCGTCACTATCAATCGACAATATAGATAATCTATCGCCGGGTTTATACCACTCGGCATCATCATCGGCTCGAATGCTTTCGTCACAATAGTCATCAAGACCGCTAGCATTAATATATTCCGTACGCCCTCCTATTTGTATAAGTAATGGAGTATTGGCGGTAAAGCAACACATACTAGTTGTATCATCAGGGCTATTATCAGAATTGATATAATTGGAAAAATATGGGGTACCATATTTAGCAGTAACATTCCATAACATCTCACGATCATCATCGAAATTAAACTCTTTAGTAATACTTATTGTAGGAATGGGGAATGTCATAGGTATAGGTGCATCATAAAACAATTCAAACAACACCTCAGCTATTAACAATGCTTGATCAGAAAAATCCCCATATGTATAAGAATCAACATGCTTGCCTGCGTGTATAATCTTTTTATTATATAGTGATGGTGTATAACCATAATCTAACGTAATATTAGAGAAAACAGTCTGATAACCCGGTCGTATAAGACTATTATTTAAGAAATATATGAATTCTTGTAATGATTGTTTAACCTGTGCCCTAGTAAGACCATCAAATGCCACATAGGGACTCAATAGCGTGTCAAAATTACTTACAGCAATCGCCCCTGCATATTCATTTTGCATAATAAACATAAAACTAGCTAGCTGCATAAGGGCAGAACTAAAATGCTTGGCTGGATCATGCCCAAGATAAGATGCATATTGGGCATTACCGTTTAATAAAAGGTCAGATAATGAAAACCCCGCACAATATGGCCCGAGAAATCCTAAGTCGTGTATATGTATATATCCATCCTGGTGGGCAACTTTAGCTTCACTATCAAATACTTCATTTAGCCAATAATCCTTAATAGCATCATTAAGATATGTACTATATAGATGCGATATACTTGGCGATGAATTGGCATTTTCTGTTCTAATGTCAGCATTTAGCAAATATCGATCAATTGAAGTCCTAAAATCTCTAGACATGATACTCATCACTCCCTAATAAAATTAAATTCCTATATCACTAGTATATCGACTAATGACAATACCTAAAAATGAAGATTTATTAGGGAGATTTAGGGACTATGAATATATCGTTGATTCATAACAATAATTTTATGTGTGATAGTATAATCTTACGCTATGTCTACTGAATGGGTTCTAAATATGGGCTTGTTGCCACTCTCTTAGCCAGCCATGTTGAATCAACAAAATAATAAGTAGTACATGGATCTATAGTATATTCCTTATAATATAGTGAATCCATGGCAATCAGACTATCATTTATATAATACGATCGTTTAATGACACGGTATATGATCGCCGTATCGATAATGACAGGTCCAAAATATAGTGTATCAAGCAACCACAACGAGTCAACAGCACTGACATATATGCTATCTGCAACACTTATAGCAATCCGCATATCCTCCAATGTACCAGGCTCCAAACATAGGGCAATCACTATCACCAACAATAACATTAAAAATATTCTCGCTGTCTCTATCATTATTATTCTCCCTTATGAAAATAAATCCTTGAGGGTTCTGGCGGACACACTTCGCATTCCGTTTCTGTGTATGGACTGCGCCAACCGATTGCAGGCGTCGTCGAGCCGTCCCGAAAACAATGCCCGATGTCGTCTGTGCGAGGGGCGTAGAGTCCAAACGCATCATTAACTCCTATAATTTTTGCGCTGTCAGCTTGCGCTACTTTGTCAGCATCGAGTTCGGGGTCGAAGGTATAGTAAGTTATATTTGTATCTGTAGTAGATTGAAAATTATTATCATTATTATATAGACAAAGTCCGTCAGCGTCAAGCTCTGAAACAAGGTAAATTCCATATTGGCAATTTGAAAAAATACTATTTAATATCGCAACAGAGGACTCTTTACCTCCAAAACCCCTGTAAAACGAATCAATAACAGTATTAACGATACTGGCGCTAAACAATATTCCACTACCATCTGTTCTTATTGCATAGTCACTTCCTCTATTGCCCAAAAACTTACACCTTTCAATATATAAATGTTCAGTAAGTCTACAATAGATACAACTCCCACTCGACCCGCCTGAAAAATCACACGCCACAAACCTATCGCCACTATAATAATAAGCATAAACACCATAATCAGTAAAATGGCGAAAAGAACATTTAATTGCTTCTAATTCACCTCTATGGTGAACAAGTTTTGTGGGACGGCCTTCCAAGCTATCTAAAATAGTATTATACATAAACATATAAAAGGGACTAGCATCTTGATATATAAGGGTAGTGCCAGAATTTCCCCTTATTACAGAATTTAGGACATACAATCTTGTGCTCTGACCAGGATTTATCCCATATCCCGTTACTACATCTAAAGAGCATTCATCCATAATAAGACCAGAAAAGCTTCCTTGAACGAATATTGAGCCAGAAATTCCATTGATACATTTTACATTATTTATCCGAGGAAGCACTTCACTAGTCCGGCCACAATATTGTTCTACTTGTATACATCTTCGTTCACCCTCTCCATCGATATAGATATACTCTGTGCTGTCGGGATAACGCATAACTACAACACCCTCACCACCATCATCCGGAAATAACCAAGTTTCTAAAAATTTTGTTCCAGGGCCATTAGTGTAGGCATATATAGTATCGCCTGGCCCAGCATCGGCAATCGCAGCCCCAAAAGTCGCCTCCTCGTCTCCTATGCCTGTCCCGCCGTTGGCATCATCTCCAGCAACGGTATTGACCCACCAGCAAGTCGCATTCGTCGCAACGGCAAAAGCAAACAAGGTCAAAAATATCCCGAAAGCCAGAAGCCAATTATGCGTTATCAATATATCGAAATGCTCTTTTATTTTGTGTTTTATATCTATAACCCTAAACCAGTTATACACCACCAATAAGTCGAAACACTCTTTTATTTTATTTTTTATATTCATTTTCCTTAACTTGATGTTAAATCTCCGTTCCAATTAGGCTTGCCTCGAAACAGTTTATTAAGAGTTTTTCTTATTTTTCCATTTCCCAAAGACAATATAGTCGCAAACCCTTTCTCCCCCCAATAAATAGATAAACCAACAAACCAAAGACACAAATAAAATCCATTGGGCTTATTAGCACCACCAGACCAACAACCAAAATCCCATTTATGGTCTCGTTTCAGTTCGATTACTAGTATCATAATTTATCCTATACCCTTGCCACTAAAAAGATACTTTATGGCATCCCATAATTTATGATACCATCGCCACGTACGAATATCATTTGGGTCATATTTACGTCTTTTCTTTTTAGAGGTTTTCATTTTTCCTCCTCTGGCTTAAACCACCCTTCATAAAATCTACGATAATTAAACATCTCATAAACTTTAGCAGTCTTGAAGTATTTCTCATATTTTATACATCCACAACGAGGATAGGGAGACTTCTCAACACATCTATAACATTCGACCGAATCGGGAGTTTGATAAAAGAGAATTAATCGATTATCGGCATCATAATAATTAATCCGTAACATTTTTACTTGTCTCCCGTGCCATAAAACATCGTGTATAAATACGACTGTATCAGCACGTTCAATCGCATAGACCATATCACAGGCTTTTTTACTTGATATTCTTTCGGGGCCAACACAACCCGCAAATAATATCAATATAATCGAAACCAATATTATTATATACTTCATTTTTTCTCCTTATGTTATATCATTCTCTTTATCCAAGCCATCAACAATACTATGTTCCAAATTTATTTCATCTCAGCAAAGAGGCGTAGTATTGTCTGATAGCTCTGTTCTCACGCCTTCATATTTTTTGTCGGATTCTGTAAATCTCATCAAATATCTGACTCGTATTTCTTCACTTGGTAAATGTAATTGTTTATATACTTTTAAAATTTCTTCTTCGGTAAGTAGTTCTTTCTTGTTCACTTTTCTCCCTTATTTTGTTTTCTCATGTCTATACCATTTACTTTTTTCTGGGCATAATGCCATATATCGCCTCGATTTATTACTGCAATAGCCGATAACCTCGACCAAGAACACCTTGCCATCTCTCCAATACAATCTCGTTTTAGACCTTACTTGATTTCCGAGAGTATCGTATTCGCCGATAGTTATCGAGTCGGGCAATCGCTCGACCGTATCCACAATAATCTCTTGATAATTAATAATTGCATTGGCACTATCTGTATCTATTGGTTTTAATTCATCAATACCCGGCAATTCAAATGTTTCTCCGCGGGTATTTTCACAGAGTGCCGCAAAGGTTAGAATTACTACTGTGACAATAAAGACTATCAAAATATAGGGGGAATTGCTCTTATGCTCCTTGCTTCTTTTTTTCATTTCGATTATCCTCTATTACTTTATTTTTATTTTGGTTCCCAATTTGAATTAAGATATACCTTCAGGGTATCCCCACCAGTAGTATCTATATAGGCCAATCCTGTGGGAGGGGTCGCTATAGTATCCTTGTCATCATTGACAACAATAGTATCCGCCCCCAGAGGATATCCAGATGCAAATTGAAAAGCATTCAAAAAAATTACAAAATTAGTGTCTGCCCCAATAGTATCCACATCAATACGAACAGGATCTTTAAACCATAACGTATCATCCACATGAACAGTATCATAGGTACTATCTGTACCATCTATAAACCCAGCGACAAACAATTCATCCATGGTTATGCCAGTTAACTGTGACCCATCTCCAAATAGAGTATCTACGGTAAGATTCCCATCAATAACCACCGGGCATGACATAACTAAACTATCTGATTCTATAATTATAGTATCATTGCCCTCCCCAAGATGTAAACTACCATTGGCAGGAACGAGATGGTCTGTACGAAGAGTGTCCCCAGACCTAATGCTTAAATCACCACCAAATGAAGCACTGCCCTCAGAAATAACAAGTGAATTTTGCCCCACCTTAACTTCCCCGTTACTCCAAACATGAAGCGTACCAGCAGCCATGGATATCCACCCTGAATCTGTATCATTAATATAAAGAGAAGTATCAATATCAAGAATGTCATATCCATTTACATCAACATCACCTGTACCGGTAAACTTACCAGATAACCCATCGGGAAAATTAACGGTGGAACCTATTATTTCTTTGACCCATATGGTCTCAACTTCGGTAGACGCAGCTCCTATGTTATGGGCATAAATGTCACCATTAACTTCAAGAGCTACACTCGGTGTTTCTGTATTTATACCAAAATAGCCAGGATAATCAGCATTAAAGAAACACGCAGTACTATCTTGATTAATATTAACATAAGCACCAAATGCCAATGAAAGATCAACACCATAATCGATCTTATTCCCCTTACCACCAAGTAACGTGCTCATATTGCCATAGCTCTTGTTGGATACCCCCCCACACACAACAGCATATGAACCACGTGCATAGTTCGTCCTACCGCCGGAAATAACAGAAAATGGACCACTAGCATTATTCATATCGCCAGCAACAACAACAGACCTATTATGAGCACTATTGTAATATCCACCAGGAATGGCAGAATAAGCACCTATGGCATCATTATAAATACCACCACCGATAGTACTAATACTTCCATAGGCACGATTGTGTATACCACCACCGACAGTAGAACTAGTAGTTCGAGCAAAATTGTGACGCCCTCCCCCTATGGTAATATCCTGTTGCGGAGAACCATCTATTCCTGTGGTACATTCGATACCAAGGTTAATGTGGGTCGACGCAGAATCACCATATAAAATATTAGATAGTCTCGTTAATGACCAATTCCCAACGGGTCGAATAGCAGTGTCTGCAGTACCAACGGTAAAGTACTCCCACCTGGCAGTATTCGATAGTGAATCACTAATAATACCTAATAAATCTGCACCATTAATAGACAAAAGGGTGTTTATATCAAGAACATTTATATCAGCCCGATTTATGATAGCTGTATCAGCCTTCAAATATACAATGGAATCAACATCAATGACGGTAGTTTCGATAATCGCATAAGCATCGATAAATATAGTATCCATAAATCTTATCTTGCCATAAATAATAAAATCACCAAGGGTATCGACATAAGCACCCAGAGAATCATAAACCCTGCTAACCGATATATCTACAGTAGTATCTATATACGCTCCAAGAGTGTCCCAATCTAATTTATCGACCCTCAAATCATCGAACCCAAACCCCAATATAATACCAGTAGTAGCTATAAAAACTAGCAATAAGAAATAGTTCTTATATTTCATAATCTTGTCCTCTTGTATTATTACTCTGTACTACAACCATCAAGTGACGTATTTATAACAGTTGTAACTATTCTCTTTCCAAAATCATCAAACAAATCGATTGTATAGCGTTCATAATGAATTATTACACACCTAGTATCGTTACAGAGTTGCCAAAGAGAATCAGTGGTAGGCTCGCAGACAGGATATAGAACTGTATCACCATCCCAATAACCAACAAAGCTATCTTCTACTTCGCCCAAACAATTATCTCTTTTAACATATAAAAACAACGTATCAGGAACAGGCGGAATCTTGGCTGCTCCTGTGCCGTCACAAAATCTAAAATAATTAGGTTGAGAGTCATAAAGTAAACTATCACCACACTCCGGCGGAATTGTTACGCTGTCTGGATTAACAAATATGGTATCCACAGTCCAACCACCAGTATTTGTTACAACATTCTCATAAATGGCATCATAATACCATAGCGAACAACTCATACACACAGTATCACTGTGGTCAGCTTCGGCTGTGTCTGTAGCAGTATAATTTGTATCTACCGTAAAAACAATCGAATCATAGGTTGATATATTCGTATAATTTATATATTTCTGGATGACTTTTGTAATGTGAACTCCGTCATCTAATGACGCGATTATAGATGCATCACCGATTTCAATTGGATTTTCCGATTTAAATCGAGTTGTATCATTACTATCATATATCCAGAATGAATCCTCCTTAGATGTGCCAAATCCCAGATACCGCTCTCCATTAGTAATTCTTATCGAACCTATGGTATCAATATAAGCCCCAAGGGTGTCCCAATCTGTGCGACAAGCAGTATTTAGATCTTCAAAGCCAAAACCCCACAAGTAATTAAACATAACAAGCATTAATAAGAGATAATATCTCATGATACTCCTATTTTAAAACCCAGATAATTATAGTATCACCGGAAGCAATTTGATACCAAAGTGTATCAATCCCGATATAATCGAATTCTACCCAAGAATTATTAAGAACTGGGAACCACAAATCCCCATCAAAGGAGAAAACAGAAACCTCATCTGCAGCAGTAGCGAAAAAATCTATATGTGTATAGGTATCACTAAATACGACATAACCAGTATCAGCAACTATTGCAGTGTCCATCGAAGAATATAAAGTTTGCGTAAATAATATACCGCTCTCATTGCACAGAATCAACCTCACAGTACTATCGGGTTCAACACCTTTAATCGGTTCTGCAACCATATACTGTATATCTGAATCGTCCAACTGCTCACCAGGTGGTGGAACAGCAAACAATAATATCACAGTAAGACACAATATAAACGGAACATAAATTGAAGAGGATCTCACGATTACTCCTTGTTTTCCAATCTGGTCGATGTAACAATACCGCAGTTAAAACACAACTAATAATATAGGATTTATCCATCCTCCATACCATGAATCGTATACGGAGAGTACGGCGCTGACATATGGGAAGCATATTTCTTAACAAGTAACGATATATCTTTTCTAATATAATACGGCAATGTATTTAACATTCCAATAGTCGTTATTAATTTACCAGTCCTGACACCGTTTTTAGATTTATAAGAATACAAAATAATAAATCTATTATTATCACGTATATCAATTATTATACTATTATCATCGTCGTATTTCTTCACAATACATCGTTTTTTCTTTGAAAAAACAAATCCAATGTCCATAAAATCACGTACCACGGCACGCCTATCGTAGGGAAAATGATCCCGCTCATCTTCCGATAGTTGTTTATCCTTCATAGCGATACATTTAGGACAAAGTTGAGTATTCTTGGCATAAATATGAACCTCCATATCAACACCGCATCTAGCACACTGAATAATTTTTGTTTTCTTTTGATGATGTTTTCCATCTTGATTATCAGTTCCCCCATGAGCACTAGAGCACTTCGAACACATTTGCACATTTCTAGAAAATAGCCCAACCTCCATATCGACACCACATTTACTACACTTTATAATTTTAGTCTTATGAGCCATGAGTTATAATGGGTTCTGCTGCTTGATTATATCTCTAATAAGATCATATGCAGCATCGGTTGTCGTTACTATATTACGCTTATTTACCATAGTAAGTAAATAGATACTATTAACCAATTTACCACCATCCGTAAGATCTAATATAACTATGTTATCACTACCTATCGCCTTGCTAATAATATCTATTTCAAGAACAGAGCCGGCAGTGAACACACCAGATAAAACAAATACTGATATTAATGAACCGCCATATCGATTAATTAATAAATCTATTGTAGACATGTTTATAGAATATACGATATGTGGTAAAGAACTAGAAGCGTCATATATAGCAGGACCAAATTTTGAATGATCAAACGCCCGCTTGGGACTATATATTATTAACTCGTCGCTATCATCGATAGGCGGTGTATCATGTAATACCCTTATTAACTCATCATCATGAGCACCGCAGTCAATATTACCACCGAAGTAAATAGCATATTGTCGATTCATAATACCCCCATATATCATATAGGCACGTAGCGTATTTTCTATAACCCTAATGAATATGTTTCTATATCTCTTATCGCTAATGCCGTCATATCTTTAATTTCCAAACAACCATCGATAACATAAAGTTTTGTCAGCTGTTTATGTTTAAATAGATATACTATAATTTGTAATATTCTCTTCTCTTCACTCGATAATCTCTTATTAATGGATCCCCCATCATCCCTACCCCTATTCTTAATCCTCTTTTTGGCCACACCAAATGGTACCTGAATATAATATATGGTTGGAACATTGTATTCAAGCGAATATAAAAACTCAAGTTGAGCTACTGTCCTGGGGAAACCATCTAATATAACAGTATTGGAGGCCATCATTATGCTGCCCGCAATCTCTTGCCTAATGTCATCCTCACGCGGAGATAGCCAATCAACAGAATTCAATTCACCCATAGAATCATCACTATTGTGAATCCTCCTAGCTATATCACCAGACGATATATATCCATATCCCATGTGCTCTGCTAAAGATTTGGCAAATGTACTTTTACCACTACCTGGAACACCCATAACCACTATAACATTTTTCCTATCTTCACCCATCTGAATCTCCTTTCAACTTAGTGTAGGCAGCATCAAGCTCAACCGAATTAACCACCAAACATCGTGGTTCACCAAACCTACATTGAGTATTATTGCAACCTGTGCACGCCCTTTTAATTAAAACATGATTATCACATCGCGACATGAATGGATTGCCAGGACCATTAACCATTATGGTTGGTCTATTATATCTCATGGCCTGGAATAAATCTATGCTTTCCCACCCTATAACCAAACGAGCACTACTCAATATCAACGATTTAAATAAAAACATATTGATACTATCATCAATAAGATCACCTATCTCGACATCTCTAATGAACCCATCAGATATCATAATGGGGTGCTCAGAAAACCTATTAAACACCCATTTATCAATAATAGCCACCACACTATCATCCAATATATGCCCTTTAGTAGAATCTGGCAATACTACAACCACTTTATTATAAAATGATCCAGACACATCTAACACCGGTGTAGCAATATTAACCTCAGTTACATCTGGTATTTTATTGGCAATACCAAGAGCCCTAGCAAACATTTCAGTATAGCCACACCGCCCAGCATATGTTTTATAGATATTACTAAGTATATCAAAATGACCATTATTAGTAACAGCACCAAGATTAATAATACAATTATAAATGTCCGACATAACATTTAAATCAATTGTAGTACCTGGCACAGAAGATTGAATCGCTGTAGCATCACAATTCCCAATAAAATATCGGGCATATCGATCAGATACTAATATATCAACAGTATCATATTTTCTCTTCAAATAATCTATTACCGGTATTATACTAATTTGCTCAGCACCACCAAGCACAGCTCTAATTAATAAACAGCCATCGCCAGACCCCCTAATATATAATTGATTGGCCATGGCCAGGTCAAAGGATGCCGACCTATAAAACTCACCCGACAAGGGGCCCATATCTTTCTCTATTAATTGAATTGATAGTGGCATTATATCATGATAAAGAGAAATTCACTATTAATCAGACGAATTAAATGGAAACTCAGGGAAAGCATAATTACTACACTCACCCATCCTTAGCGATCCGGGCATATCAAAATCACAATTATCAAAAATACCATCTATATGTAACTTTTGCCTACCCTGTCTATCCTTATCAATATTATAAATAACATTACCATGAGCTATCCCCTCGATTCTGGGCTTGGGTGCAAGAACCACAAACTTATCCGCAGCCCTACCCATGCCTTTGGCACCAGCATTATAGCGCATGCCACCAGCCTTTGTATCAATAGCTTCATCACTCTGTTGCGATAATGCAAATATTGCTATCTCTTGGCCACTTTTGCGTGATCGCCATTTTAATTCATTTGAAGCATCTTCTAATAATTGGTATTTCTGCATGCCCTTATGTCTGGCCTCTGGTCTTATCATCTGAATATAATCTATAAATACCATCTGGACCCCATACTTAATATAGTGCATATCAATAGATGCCATAATATTACTCATTGTAATATCAGATAACTCATCTATATAGATATTAGAATTATGTATCATTCCAAAGGCCTTTTGTATTATCTTGGCATTGTTATCATCCACATTACCGTTCATTATGTCAATACCAGAGATCCCAGTAAGAATCGCAACCATTCTACCTGCTAATTCAGTGGGAGACATTTCACAAGATATTATCAATATTGGAAGTTGATTAACAACTATGCCCATATCAACAGCCAAATTGCACATAAAAGCAGATTTACCAACCCCACTATTACTACTAATATAATATAAATAACCTGTATTTATCCCTGACCATAATTTATTGATGGTACCCCAACGATGTGACATATGATAACCACGTATCTTATCATCAGATTGTAGCTGTTTAATAAAATCTAGACGTGCAGCTGATGCATATGTGCTAGGTGTCGAATCATATATAACCAAATTATTTACTATGCCAGATGTATAAAACCCCTCAATGGTATCATTGATTGGAGTGGAAGCGTCGGCCAATCCAGCCCTCAAATCTGATACACTATCCCATATACGTCGCCTACATGATAGGTCAGATAATAAAAATATGGCATCTTCAAGATCATCTAATTTATCTATCGACCCTGGTAATGTGGCAATAATAGTACATTCATCTTGTGTCAAAAACTTTTGATATGTCTCAGCACCAAACGCTGCGCCACTGATAATTAAATTAGATATCTTGTCAAACAATGATGCTATCGTACTATCCGTAAAATCATCATCATGTAACTTACTTACAATATACTTTCGGGTTGACTTATTATTAACCAGTGTGGCTAATATTCTACGCTCAAGCCCAACATCCTTCAGCATCGACATAGTATCCGCATGATAAAAATCACGCAATGTGTCAATATCTATATCAGATAATTCGCTCACATATTGAAGCCCGAGATCCATCTGAAATAATGATATATTAACAAAATATTTCTTAAGAGCATTAAGAAATCTATAACGATTCGTCATGTTATCAGCGGGATATCGCTCGACTAACTCATCTATCATATATTGTATTGGTATTTTAGCCGCATCGATAATATTAAGCACAGCATCCACACCATATTCTATTATATACTCATCTGGGTCTTGGGATGTAGGAATAAGCGCAACCCTTATATTATGTTTCTTATATTTGCGAGAATGCACTATCTCATAGATACTATTACGCCCACTCATGGCGCCATCTGGTAACCATACAACATCAACACATTCCTTAATTAAATCTAATTCTAGATGTTGTGGCTTCACTGGTTTCCCAAGAGTAGCCATTGTATTTTTTATACCGTTCTGCCACAACAATAATTGATCAAAAACACCCTCAACAAAAATCGCCTGGCCACTTCTAGATATATACCCCCTGGCCTGTTTATAACCAAATGGCAGATTAGTAGCCAACACATTGTCTTTACCCACACCCATATATTTAGGATCCCTACCCGGGGCCATGGTCTGAAAATACACAAATCTTCCATGCTCATCAGTTATGGGGAAAATATATGCAGCAGACATGCGCATATTAGAGGCAAATCCAAGCCTAACTATATCATCATACCTATACCCCTCTTGGACAAGATAGCTAGCAAGCGCATCAGGATTAGCACAAAAACCGATTTTAAATGCCTCAATAGTATCTGATCTTAATCCCCTATCGTATAATAACTGAAGCTTACTTTTACTATGTAATAAATTGTTATGCATATAGAATATGGCATCTTTAGTTATTGACAAGTAAGTAGCTATTTGAGGGTCTATATCTTCTTCAACAATATAATCATCCAAACTTAGGTCATAGTATTCAGCTAATCTTAATATAGCCTCGGTGAGGCTTTCGCCATAATACAATGTCCGCCACTTAATAATATCTCCACCTACACCACAACCGAAACACTTAAACAAACCCAGGTTATCATTTATCTTAAATGACGGATTATTTTCTTCGTGAAACGGGCACAATATAGTTATATTGCTACCCTGCCTATCCATTGATGCTTCTGTAAGGTCTAGATCGTGAATAATTACTTCAGAAATACTTATATTCTCTTTAAGATAGTCTATTACCTTTCTTATATCTGAAAAACGGCTCTCCAAATTCATAAGACTATCACCCTTCGCATATTAATCTTCACCTAAGAAGGTTTTCTTTATATTCTGCTCTATAATAAAATCCTCCCACTCGGCATCTAATGTAGTAATAGTTTCATTAGAAACGGTAGTTATCGTTAAAGCGGGAATCTTGTTATAACCATTTTTCATAACATCCATGTTTTCGATAGCCTGATATGTGCGTGTTACAACAGCATGTATGTAAGGCAGTGTACGTTTATCAAACTGTATATTAGCGCATGCCTTGTTAATAAAGTCAACATTATAATGAAGTAATTCTAATAATAAAATAAATTCCTTGCGACCAAAATCTGCCAATAATTTACCTACAATCGTATCATAGATCAAACACTTAGATGCATCCCATTTCACCTCATCAAACATGCTATTAAATTTTAACCTATTAATAGGATAATAATAAGAAAAATCCTGCAATTTCTGTGGATCACTACACATAGATGCCCACTTACGCATAGTATTTAACACCGCATTAAGTGGATATCTATTCGCCATAACCTCAAGTTCATAGATATCATATTTAATACCATCAACGGGAGAAAGCTGTATAGCAAGATTCAGTACCTTCCTCCCACGTACACTCATAACAGGAGGACTAGTCATCAGCGATAAATCTAATATTCATATCGTTAATAATCTCTTCTTCTCTAATCAGGATCTGTCTCACTATTTAAAATATCCTCAATATATCGTATCACCTCTGATGGAACTTTGTCTGGAACCCTAACAAGATATTGAAGATATTGAATATCATCAACTATATCACTAATATTTCGGCCAGTATACTTACCAAAAGAGATGGTCCAGTCACCAGGGGCACCCATACTACTACATTGAGCACATAGTTTATCATCGCCTTCAACCACAGCAGGTCGTCCACATTTATCACACATAATTATTTTATATTTAGGTGGCAGCACAATGTCACTATATGAACTTATAACCTCATCCTGTTTATCACTAACGAAGCCATGCACACTTTCAATAGATGAATATGATATGTTCTGCCGTACAAGCCTGCCCCGACTTTCTATTTCTACCACAGCAGTTTTAAATTCAGCATTAGCAGAAATTATTACACCCTTGCGCACTCTAGCGCCATCTCTAAAAAGCACTTCTCTTCCGGGCAATAATTCTTTATGTTCTTTCATATTGCTCCTCCTTAAATTGGTAATATTTGTGTATATTTGATCTATATTTTGCATGTTTCTCTAAGTATGGTACATCATCACACAAATCAAATATGGTAGCTTCAGTTTTACCATCTGCGATTCTCACTGTTCTACCAACAAGTTGATAGTCATCCTTTGTAGGATAGGCCTCAATTAAACAATCGAGACTCGGAATATCTAATCCTTCTTTAGCAAGCGTCGTAACTAATATCTTAATATCTTTATTATCTAAACGAGTTAATATATCTGTTCTATCATCTGTATCATCAACACCGTATAATTCCTCACAATTGTTGCTATTTAGCATGGACATTATTCTTTTACCATGATTAACCTGATTAACAGCTATAATAACAGACTTATCAGCATTGGAATATTCAGTGGCCATGTCAATTATAAGTTTTGTCCTAGAATCGTTTTCGATAACTTGTTTTTTAAAAACATTTTGATAAGTACCCAACGTTTTATCGGTAGGACCAACCTTAATCCTTTTAATAGTTGGAGAAATAACATATCCATCCGAGGCAAGAATATTAAATGGAACTCTAAAACCAACCATGCCACCAATACCTTCGAGTAACATATCATTCCCATCAGCCCTATAATCTGATGCGGTAAGCATGAGTAATCTAGATACATGTTTAAAATGTTTAGTAACGTCCTGTAACATATCACTAGCCAAAGAGTGTGCCTCATCTACTACAACCATCTCGGTTTCATTGATAATTCGTTTTATATCACTATTGCTCGCCCCAGATAAAGCTCTGATTAATGTCTGAACAGTAGCCACATTTACATCATGCACATCACACCTACCAGCGCCTATTATACCTACTGGAATCCCAAGTATATGCTCAAGAATACGTTGAGCCTGGAATAATAAAATATTAGCATTTACCAAAAACATAGTTTTACGTTTTATTGCATGAATACATGCAGCTGCTACAGCTGTTTTACCAGAACCAGTCGGTAACACGCAAAACATTGCAGGCTCACTATAATTAATAAATGCCCGAAGAGCATCTTTTTGATATGGTCTTAGGTCAATATTAATATCGCTTGGCATATCAACTGAAGTACATGGAGGATGTCCATCATATATTACCGTATATTCATAATTATGACTACTAAGAATATTTTTAACACGCCGCAAAAACCCAACCCTAAATTTTAGACCCTTGGATATGACATATCTCCACCCACCGGTATACTCATATGCCCTGCTAAACATATATCCAGTAGGCCTATAGCGCATCTCTCTTCTAAGTATGCTATATAATTTATTGGGGGCATTAAGAATCCGCCCCCAGATATTATCTACTTGTATAATTATAGAAGGCATTATATCAATTCTATTCCAGTCCCGGCAGCAGTAGAACGTAAAACAGCCAACCATCTTTCTCGAACTTTATCCCATGTTCTCTGTATAGACCATGCCATACCACGTTTAGCTAAATCGGCAAGCCATTCTCTACTATTGTACGCCTTGCACAATAATCGACCCATATCCCACATCGATGGTACTGGCCTCAGCATAGCATTATTCAATGGTAAAGCGGCTACCATATCATATTTATAGGCCATGTCAGCATGCATAATAGAAGTATTATTGCCCCTTAAACCAAGATATTCATTATACTCATCTGTAAAATGACCATACGGACCGCCACAACTTATACCAGCTATGTATCCCCCTTTGATCCTATCTATCATTGACGTATTATAGGGAGCCATCACGGGTGTGCCAGCAGCCATAGCTTCTCTAATAGGCAAACCATCGCCTTCACCAAGACTAGTCGAAAGATAAACATCAAATAAATTATATAACATATTAATTTCAGCATCAGACACAGGCGCATATTGGTTAAGTATCGAGTCAACAGTTGGAACAATTATTTTGTCTGCTATACCAAAACTGTGAGCTACCTTGGATATAGATATAGCTGTTTGTCCTATGTTATCGACAGTATGAATATATCCCAACAATTTAATATCTGGATTTTGCCTATATGCAGCTGCTATCCCACCTATAAATCCAGTTAACCATTTTCGTGTGGAATTCGTCGCTATATAACCAACAATCATAGCATCATCGTATCCACTAAGCCGTCCAAGATGTTTGCGTATCGCAGCAATTTGCATAAGTAGTCTATCATCAGGTTTTTGGTCAGGCCTATATTTATAGAAAATCTGGGGATCAACAGCATGCTCTATTATTATAGACCTATCCCCTAACCTTTTATTAATTTTGGCAATATGTTTATGCGTCCAGTCATTAAATAATACCGGAACATCTGCAACTTCAAAAGCCTCTAGCCATTCTAATCTTAATGGGAGTCCATCTATGGGACTATACCATATCCACTTAAATTGTTTGTTTCTGAGTGATCTAATCTCATTTATATATGAAGCCAAATCCTGTAACACCCACATATCTTCAAGACTAAAAAATATATCATAATCTAATTTACTCAATAATTCTTTGGTTCGTCCTAATCCATACGGATCACCAGCATTAAATTGGTTATATAACGGGTACAACTTCATATCGGTCGGGAGGTCAAATAATGATGGTTCACCAGTATAACTTTTAGCAGCAACTGTGAGCTCTATATGACCAGCGCGATGTAATTCAACCAGAGTATTCCTCAGCACTTTAGCAAAACCAGAAGGAATCGTGGGAGAATCACAATAAGCCAACACCTTTATTTTGCCCATTGTATCACCCGCCAATATCTAAATCCATTTTTATTACTGATATAACCCTACTAGTAGCTTCATATTTTAATTTAATTGCCCTAGATGCTTCATACAATAAATCCCGTTTACTCATTAGTTCAACACCAGCAGTCTTGTCATTGCGATATGCACGTTGAACAACACCCCACAATTCTATTAAATATCCATAATAATTGGCAAATGTACCCAATAAATTATTATATTCCTGCAATGAAGAATATTGAGGTTTAGTGGGCGCACTGATATCTAATAACTGATGTACTTCTTCCATAACATCATCATATGGAATAAATATAATATTGTGTATATCACAAACCATTAGAATCCACCATCTATGCCTCTCTATGCTCCTATATAGTCGAGAATATGTTATAACCCAACCAAATATTAGTTATTTAAGACCAGATAATATTCAGCGGACAATATTGAGATATTGGGATACCTTTTTATTATGAAAAACACGACATTTATCACACGCATCAGGGTTAACACATATAAACACATGATTACCATCCGAATCTAATCCTATATTACATGTGCAGCCATCGTGCAATAAATTGGTTACAGGTAGTTCATCGGGTCTATCCACCTGACCACGTTTTAATTTTAAGACATGGGTAATGTCAGATATATTCGCTGTGATAATATCAATATTGACACTCAAATCATCTTTACCTTTGATATTATTAGTGGGTATCAAAACCCTAATAGTAAAGGCGTCGTGATCTATATCACCAACAAATCCTCGTTTCCCGTCCCTTAATATAATTCCATCACCGAGTTCTATAGATTGAGAATCGAACATGTTACTCCTTTCGCTTTAGATATTTATCAAGTAACTCATTATATTGCCCCCACTTATATATCTGCCAATATAAAACATTGGTATCATCATAAGTAATCATAATTCTGCCAGGAATCAATTCACTAAACTCGACAGAAAAACTCTTTTGATCACGCGGTGTAACTATTATATCACCAGAATATACGGTAGAATCAAGAGGAGGATCATCAATATAATCGAATATTAGAACATCAGAATATTTAGTATACTTCTGTTTATAAAATAATAACGGATGTAGTGGGAACAAATTGCCACTCTTATCTGTATGCACCATGGCTTCTTTAACTATTTGAGAAAACCATATGTGTCTAAATCTAGCCTTCGGATATACTTGCCTAGCATGATTACTTCTCCACTCCTTCGTAGCTGGATCCCTAAGCTTACATTCAGCGCCGAATACTTCATTGTATGCGTCACCCAAAGTATCATCAGATCTTATGGTATGTTTGGCAGATTGACCATATACACGACCATGGCGACCCATTAATCTGTTGGTTCTACGCTCAAAACTTTTCCATGCCGAATCTGATGTTGACATTATCCCTTATCTTCTGATACTGATTCTATACCGCTATCCTCAATAATATTAATATCTCCCCTGTCTTTACCTATCATTGTGTATACTCTATTTCTAATAATCTGATAATATTCATCATTTTTATGTAGTTCCTCTAAAAATGCATCACGACCATTGGCACCCATCAATTTCTTATTATTATCATCAAGAAGATTGAAATATGAAGATTTTTGTTTTATAATACCCGCCCTAATACCGGCCTCAAACGCATCATAATATTTATCAACACCAGATCTAAAATCAACCTTTACCTTGAATCTCGCACCAACAGTTGGAGCCAATTTATTTTTAGTTATTTGATATTCAGTTTCACATCCTGTATTAATATCATCACCATCATCAGATCCTATTAATGTATGTCTAACAACCTTTAACTGATATGAACAATAAAATCTTAGCGCAGTGCCACCAGTAGAATATGTGGGATCACCGAACATCTGATTAGGATTCTTGCGAGTCTGGTTAATAAACATCACAACAGTTCCACTATTAGTTATGCCAGGTGTAATTCTCTTTAACCCCTGTGACATTAATTGTGCAAGATGTGCTCTCTTGCCCGGGCCATCGGCCATTGGTGTTTCTACAATTGCCTTGGGAACCATTGCTGGTACGGAATCGACCACAATTAAAGCAAATTTGCCAGTATCAATTAGCGCCTGCAATATGTCGAAATAATCCTCACCGTATAGTGGCTTACTGTCAGACCTAACAACGAGTAACTCCTCAACATTAACACCAACATTACTAAAAAATCTAGAACTAGCAGCACCCTCTGCATCGAGGAATGCGCATAAACCACCGCGACGTTGAGTTTCCACAATAGCCATTATAGATAACAATGTCTTCCCACTAGCCTCCGGCCCATAAATATCAACAATCCTACCGCGAACGAATCCGCCCAATCCTAAGCATCTATCCATAGCTAGTATACCAGTGGGTAGTGTATCTATTTCATAATTAGACATAGCACTAAGCGGACCAATAGAATCGGCATACGACTTCAGACTGTCAACTTTTTCTAAATCAAATCGATCTTGATCAAACATGGCCATATTATCTCTCTTACTCATTGTTTTCTTCTGCCATATACTTGATATTTAGGTGTTCAATAAATGACCGTATATTCGGAGCTGACCACGAGCCAGGACTATCGGGTTTAGATTCATTCTTGTCTTTACCAAATTCGCGGAATTCCCCCGCCAAATCTACTGCATTCGCTTTCTTATCGAGAACGATACGCCTAATCAACTCATCTAATTCATTTTGCAATGCAGTAGTATCCTCTTCGTCACGTAAATCACTTTCAGGTGACGGTTCGCCCAACATAGCGCCGGGAGGTAATAGCTTGTCCGCTAATTTTCTTGCAGCTATCTTCAGGGGCTTCGGAATTCCAGTAGTCAAAGCCAACACACCAAGAAAGGCTGGATCATGATCAACTATATAACCCAGTGGTTTACCCTGGTAGGGAGGAGAAGTTACTATAATCGCAAGATCACCAGTATACTTAACCTCTGTTGGAGATGCTATGCCACCTATAGTAGGATCCATATCCTCACCAGCTATAAAAGCATTTAGCTCATCGGGATCCATAACCTGGTTCTTAATTATCTCTATAATAGCCTCTTTATTTGGTATATCTTGTCCTTCTATTAATGATTCGTCAAATGGTGAATCCGCTAGCGCTATGGCAGTATATTTTACGATATTCTTAGAAGATTTGGCTTTCTCAATCTCAAAATCGAAATTATAAGCATCACCTCTAGCTTCTATATTTTCCTTGAAAGCAGTAAACAACTGGTTACCCTGATTAAGGATCTCAACACGACCGGTAGCATAATTATAAACCGGAACCATGTGTACCTGTCTTACGGGAAAATCTCTCCTATCAGAGTTCCTGTTATATTTCTCACGTTCAAGAAGAAAATCCCATAAAGGATCTGTCTTGCCGCAGAGTCCACACATACATGGCTGCCGCCCAGAAATCTCGACAATATTACATGGCTGGGTTTTATATTTTCTGAGCAATATTTGCTCCGACTGTCCTTCATTTCTCTTGGCCGAAAAAATCTGGTGTGTCCAGAAACTAACCGGTTGAGTAATTCCAAATTTTTCGTGCAACAATAAGCGAATCCTAAACCTCTTATTATCCTGAAATTCTACATATCCAGCATGTCCATTACTACTAACATCGTTCCATCCCATAATATTTCTCCTTTATAATATGTGTGTATTCTTAATCACCTCATTATAACCCTTACCATATCCCATAAGATAGATCGGTATCTTCTCTGAGGTAATTATGTCAAGAACATCAACGAGTCTATCTATAGAAGAATTAAATTGTTCAATAGTCATATCACCGAGAGGATATGAAGTGTCCTTGACTCCGAGTAGACTATCAACAAATAATTGACCAGCACCAATTCCAGCGATAATTTCACGCATGTCCGCACACATATCATCACCGATGCTAGGATAAAAATAATCTAAGAAATTGATGGCCAATATGCTAGGTCTACATATATCACATGCGTAATGAAACTCGTCTCCACTAAATTCGAATACACGTCTAACACGTTTTGAAACGGTGGTACTCTCAATTACATGCTTGCCAATGCGCTCGCTAATAATGTCCCAGCTAATTTCCTCACCCTTCGATGGGCCAGAATTGCCAGCAACTCTGATAGGATACAACCGAGTAACACCCACGATATCTCTAACGGTAAGTGGTGACAATCCTGCCTCCATAAGCCATTGTGCTGGGCCAGTAGAACGACTGGTGGTATATGGATAATATCCATGGTGAATAGATAACATCATACCCTGTGCACCCTCCAATAATATATTGCCACCAGCACGCTCTACATTATTGAGAAATTCACTAACCCTGGTATCACACAAATATGGCTGCAACATATCGATATCTTTAGCGTGACGCATTTTACCCTTACGCTGAATCTTTTCAACCAGTGCGGCGCCACCACCATGCCTGGTACTACCTATTATATCATTAAGATCGGGCGCATGCTCGGGACAATTACTACATCCATGAAGTCGATCATAATTCTTACATTCTGCTGGATCTTTACCATTCCGTATCCATGCACAAGCATTTTCTCCACCAGATTCGGCCATCTTGTGACGTAAATCTATAATGGATGCATATGGATCGACAATAATGCGCTCATGCGTAGATATACCCTCAGATTCTAACCACTGTATTTCTCTCTTAAATATTTCTAAATCTATTTGAGATCCAGCACCCAACACCAATTTAACATCAGGATCAGACATGCCAACACATGGTATAACCTGAAATGCATATTGTTTGGTTCTATCTGGATTCCAAACACTATGACCGGCATTGGGACCACCGGTACGCACTATCGCATCGTATGTCCTATCTACTATCAAATGCTCCGCCACTCTACCCTTGCCTTCTGAGCCAAATGCTAGCCCTACTATTATATCGACTGGCATAATATCTCCTTATTTATCTTGATTTAAGTGTGCTTTTAGTATTATCCTCTTAAGACGCTCATCAATAATCGTTATTTCCTTGGGTGAGGACAAAATAGATAAGGCAGTATCGACATCACCCTGTCTAATGGCGTGAAACTCTTGATTCTTTATATCAAGATCATACAACAATATGGCAAACACTCTTTTCATTTCATTTCTATATAAATAATAGTATCCTGGTAACTTCTTATTTTAACCTGATCTTCAGTTAAATTCGCGTCAACGAGTATATCTCGTATAGCTGTTTGTGCGTCTTCAGCTTCAATATCATGACGTGCACCATCTAATAATATAATTACTTTCACCTTATTAACTTAAACTGCGAATCCCGGAATTGGCAATCCTAATTCCTTACATTTAGCCCTAATGCCCGATATAAACACCTCAAGATTAGCAAACATATTAACCACGGTATTATGCCTATAATAAAAACTGGGCAAACTAATATAGTCGATATGATGTGATGAAATATAATGATCATCATCCGGATTATAATCAGCGGGAAGAACACTCGTGTTGCCATATTGAACCCCGTCTATTATAATATCGGTATCCCCAACAATCCCGATCTCAAGATCACCAATGATATACATTATAAACGGGTTAGATGTTATAATATATTGCTCCGGAAACATCTTTAATTTATCTATGGGTTCAATTACTTCTATTTGAACTTTATCTGTCACTTAATAATATTTCCTTTTCTACTGGCTTACCATCGATAATGAATTTGACTATTAATAGTGGAAAATCATAATGTACTATTGTACCTGGCCCATAAAATGCATGAATATATGTACCACCAACAGAATATGCGTCAGATATAAATCCATTAGTGATATAATACTCTGTTATGAGTCCCTGTAATTCTGCGCGCTCAATCACGGTTAATTTCTTATTCAACATAGATTCAACAATGGGCCCTACAGTCTCGCTATTAACATTGCCCTCTCTAAAAACATCTAGAAGATACTTAACCGCTTCATATATGCTATTCCATTTAGACATCATTGCAATTCTCATATATAATAATTGGGGCTGAAATATTCTCTCTATTTAAAACTCGTATATTGTTAACCCCAGCATTAACAATGGCCGACATGCCTTCATCAAATTCGTCCTCAAATATTATATTATCCATGTCATATGGGTAGTATGTACCATGTTGTTTTACTACTATATATACGTGTCCACCAATTAAATCCTTTTGAATATCACACAACATCCCGCGCTTGCGCTCTAAATATATACTATCACTATCCAAATAATTATTGACCATCTCAATGTAAAATACTACATGTATATTGAATAATTCTAAAGGGTGATAAGAATAAAAACTCCAATTCCAATTATTCCAAACTTTCACAGAATAGTCAAAAGTACTATCCGTTGTAAGGCCCATATCATTATAAACATAATTAGTTGTTGTAGAGTCCACGCTATCATAGATATAACTAGAGGTATTGGTAGTAGCCCAGTGAATATGAGTAATAGTATTGGTATCCCCATTATTAGAACTCATCATGATCTTCAATCGTTGCTAAAATAATATTGCTATCTATAATATAGATATTACCCTCAATATGTTGTCCACCACGATGCTCTTCAAATATAATAATGTCACCCTCAGATATTTTAAGTTTAACATCAGGTCCAACACTTAATACTCTAGCTATAGGCGTATATTTTCTGGCCAAATATTCTGGTATAAATTCAGAGGTAGATTCTCTCAGGGTTTCAATTATAACCAGTCTGTGCCGCGCTCTAAGTGTGCCATCAATTATTTGGGAAGCCGGTTTTCGATCGTATACACAACACCATATATTATTTAGTGGAATAACATCATATTTGCCCAATCCCCATGCTCCTTCACACCGATGATCATATATTACATGCATATCGGGTACTAAATCGATCTCATTTTCAGAAAATACATTAATAATAGTACCACGTCTAAATTTGATATTAATATACTGTATTAAATGTTCTGGTATAAAATCACAATCACCATATAATGGTTCGCTCCTAATAATAGCAGAATCAGTAATTAATTTTAAATTATTAATATCTAAATCATCTAGCATCACGAACCACCTTATCTATTATGTCAACCAGCTGATTAGTAACAGTTTGAGGCGAAAAATCTGGCAAATTACCACTTGAAATAAACCGATTCTCATAGGCATACCGCATAGTTCTCATTAAATCGTGTATAGTACAGTCAAACCATTTCTGCTCACTTCTGTACCATGGAGATTCAGGTATATCACAAACAATATCCTCATATGCTGGCACCAAAAGTGAATTAGCCGAATTAACAAAATCTGTGTGTCCACCCTTATTTAATGCTATACAAGGTGTACCAGATAATATGGCTTCCGCATATGGTAATCCAAATCCTTCGCCATGCGAAGGTAATATAAATATATCACACTCTCTATAAAGATCAAATATCTCATCTCTATTTAAGAACTTATTTATAAGAATTATGGGCGGATAATCATGTTCATCCCTGGCTAATCCATATTTCACACGAGAAATATATTCATGTATCACCCTGGCATCACGAACTGAAGACATTTTTGACAAGTAAGTCTTTAGTACTAATATAACTTTCTCGTCATAGCTAAACTCGGCTAAATATGCCTGTAATAACTTTATAGGATTCTTACGTGGGGTCCATTGAAATATAGATAAAAACTTATAATGATCATCATATTGGGAAAGGTCGATAGTAGATGTGCCATTACTAATATCGTTAATAGTCACTATGTGTGGTACACAAAAAACCGGGATAGTGCAATCCTTTATAAATACATCACGCGAAAAAGTACAAAATGTTATCATGGCATCCATACCATTAAACCAGTTAACCCATAATCGCGGCAACTTGTCGGTTTCCCATGCAGTCATACCTATATTTATCTTATTCTTCTCGACAAGCGGTTTATTATTGTGATAGCCATGAAACCACTTGGGAGTGCAATGAACCATAACAACATCATATTCTATATTAGAATTAATATATGGCAGCAGGGTCCTCCCAACATCACCAAAGGACTCAAGTCTATTCTTTATTGTGGATAGGTCAGGCGGAGCATCATTAAAATTATCGATAAACATAGGAGATATGGTTACTGGAATATCAGTATAAGTAATGAGCCCGTATAAATAATTCCTGGCGGCCTCGGCATAACCAGTCTCATCGTATATAGGAGCCACATATTTTAATCCATTAATCATGTGTATCCTCGTCATCTCCTAATAATTTCTTTTTGTCATGGATATATTTCCTAATATACTTATTGGCATTGCTAGCAATCCTTTGAAGTACCTCATCATCACTGTTGGATATCAATATGTCAAACTCGACATCATTAACTCCTATTGAAATAACGACATAGTTAGTAAATTCATCTACTGAAAATTCACCATGTCTAGATATAAAATCCATCCTAACTATATCGACAACAGAAGACAAATAGGATGTCGCATCGGTGTGCTGAGCAATTATCGCTTCTACTAAATCAGGGCGTTGATCAATAAGCCCTTCAATGGTAATATCTGTATAGTCATTATCCATATCTTATCCCCCTAATAGTGGGTAATAGTCAGAACGAACCGAAGTAGAACAATAGGGACATCTGATATCTGGTGAATCTTGTCCTATGGGTATATAAAATATATTTTGACACTCTGGGCACCTAATAGTATCTGCTAAAACAACGATATTGCCATCGACGACTTGGGTATCACCATCGGGATATGTAATAATAACATTGTGCCCCTCATACACAGACTGAATAGTCTCTATTATGCTCCTGGCCATTTCTGTTTCATCATCATCAATATCATCAGCAGACAACCCATTAAGCCAATCAGCTGCGTCTTTTTTAGAATAACCAGATTCTAATAACAAATTAGTTGTAGCTGTTGTAAGTAATTCTACTTGGACATCGTTGTATTTCTTAAATTTAAGATAAACATTATATAATCTACCACTAATAATCATATCATAATGTGTAACACGCATCATGGCATCTAACACGAATATATCTTTTATCATAGGCGATTTAAGCCCACGATACTTAACATCATATACAGCTTGGGCGATGATCGATATATCGTTGATTTTCATAATATTTCCCCACAATTTGCTGCTATTTTATCAGCATATTCATTACACATCTGCCCTATCGTGTATTTTGTCATCGGTATACTATCATCAAATTTAAACACTGTGGTATATGTTACACCCTCATAAGAAAAATCTAGTGTTATATTGTCATCCTCTATACTTACTAAAACATAGCCGTGCCTTGTCCTGTATATTCTATTTTTATTGCCTCGCCACTCTATCCACATAGGGTAAACACCGATGGCAACCTTATCAACAAGCTCTAGTTTATTTAGCCAACTATCAACCATTGTATTTTCATAATATATTATGGGTAGTACTGCTGGTTTTTCTATTGGCCCCACAACTAGGCTAGAAACGGGAACCAATCATAATTATGTTGTGAATTCCCGATACACATAAGGTGGTATAACCAGCAGGTCGATAAAATACCCCCAAATTGTGACCACCAGTGTGGCCCTGATTTTATCGGCGTACTACCCATTTCAATGAACATCAATTTATCGACAAATAAAAAGCATCGATCAAAATATAAAACAATTCATCCATTTTATATAATATAACTAGTCACCTCGCTCTATTTTATAATTATAATTACTGTGCGATGTCACCATCGTCTCAATTATCGCATCTCTATTAACATCCCCATATTTAATGGTAAAGCATTTTAAACATGATTCTGCATCCCAATCATTTGAAGCACAACATATGGCAATAGCTAAAGAATCTGATCTTAATAATACCGTCTCCTTAAACATATTATAGGTGTAATCATATTTAGATAACATCACAATAAATACATTATCTAAATATGTGGTATCTGGTTCTGCACCATCTAAAGTATTAAAATATATCGTTACCGTATCGAGAAGATCAGTATATATTTCAAGGAACACGGAATCTGGTATAATCTCAGCACATAGGGCAGGGCACAGCATAATCATTAATAAAATAAATAATATCATCATCTCTCCTGGGGCTATATATCTACTCATGTGTCTTTATATTCGCTAACCTCATCACTATCCAAATACTAGACGATCGGCCAACCCATCAGCCACATCTGGAAACAATGGTATAATGGCTGCTATTATCTCTTTATCTGTTATCTCGATACTAACACCATCCAAAACATCACAAATTATTTGTAATCTATGTTTATCTAGACGAATATCTTTCTCTAAAATGTCGATAATCGTTCTTATATCGATTCTTTCTTCTGGTGACAATATGTTACTAGACATAAAACTTAGTCTATCTTCTGGCATATCATCATCAATAAAGGCAGACATATTGGTCTCAATGGGCTCAAGACGAAAATTTGTACTTTTGCATCTTCTACATGTATTATTCCTAGGACTATATGGGCCAATATATCCACACGATAAACAACAAAATTGTAGTTTTTGAGAAAAGGCTCGCCTCTGGCCATCCAATATGGCATTATGTCCTCTCCAATTCAAATGACTCACTGGATCACCCCTCGACTCTAATTTATCTATATAATTACTTATGCCAACCCAATAGTCATCGGCAGCGTCGTCGACACTATACACACTCTTAGAACCATCGTCACCTATTAATATCGCAGACCTGGGCACTATACTATGCCCATATTTAACACAATGCCTCTCTATTAAGAGGGCTAAAATCTCTTCTTTAGGCCTCATCGTTCCTCTTCTTAATGTTGCTAGATATAAATTCATTATATACACTGATACCCGACGATATATCATTCAATTCTATGTCAAGTTCTCTACAAATTCCCTCTATAGTGCGTTTGGTAAGATAAGAATTATGTAATAATTCATGTGAAAATCTGGCTAATGGAACCTTGTTATTATTTATAATATCTATAGCCCTATTATATGCATCATTGCATAACCTTTGTACTTCTTCACTATTATTGTCCGGAAGCGATAATGTGTACTCACTGTCTGCCCCCGCATAAGGAGTATAGAGCAATGGTATAGCATTATATCCTAGACGCCGAATAAGTGATGTAGCACGCATTGTTAATCTCTGGATATCCTCCCGTAAACCCATACTGTTGTTACCATAGCCAAACACAACTTCTTCGGCAACCTTACCACCCAAATCGACGGCCATCTTGCCTATCTCATCATTACATGTGCTACAAAATAAATCATTTGATTCTATTGACATAAAACCATGATTTATCGCCATCGTGCCATAAGCTGATACCTTGGCTGGTGCTTTTTTAAATAGATTAAGATATACTATAAGATGACCAGCCTCATGAACAGCGATTCTCATGTGCTCCAAATCAACCTTGGGCTGTCTAAGCTGATCTATCTTCAATAATACTTCTTTCTCAAATATTATCTCCCCATTATACTTAGAAATCAATTTATTGTCACCCACAGTAAGTTCTATATCCAAATTCTTAGCATGTGTTGTACCCGTGTCTAATTTATTTAATAAAGCCAATAATATCTTGGGTATATTAGATGCTATAATAGAGTCTATGGTGCTAAATATCGGCCTGGCACCCTGAGTCGGATATACGCCATCTCTATATAATAAATCAATCACTTTGTTATTATAAACAATATTTACACCAAAATGTTCTCTTATAATACTACATAGACGATCTAAATCAAGTTTTATTAAGTCTATATAATTTTGTGACGAGAAAGCTGGATATATAATGTGATTGTTGCCTAGCCTGGCAATCTGCTCAGCCCTAAACATTCTAAACAAACCATCCTTAACTACTGGTACTGTTATATTCTTAGATTGCCTATGTAAATCGTCAGCAGACATGTCCGGATCTACGTCGAATGTTGATGTATATATGTGATCGATATTACCAACCACGAAAATTAACGCCTGCTTATAATATAAAATAGGTTGGGTCTTAACTTTATTAAGCTCATCTATCATCCACTCAAGTGTTTTAACAAAATTATTATCGAGCCTCTCGTGTATTTCCTCGTAAGAGATCTGTGTCTGGGTGAATTTGATAAATTCATCTATATCCCAATCCGCCAGGCTCATATCATGCCCTTCTGTTGATGGTTTTAATTCTGATCCCATGTACTCCTTTTTTAATCCAAACCATTTCTTATAAAACCGTGCACCCTTATGAGGCGTCGATAAATTATTATTATACTCATCTATCTTCCTAAGATACCTCGTTATAGTAGATTGTGTAAAATTTCGCTCTGGTGGTACAACCCTACCATCAGATAACAACGACCATATTGCTCTAAGTGCATCCCTGTCTACACTGTTACCGTAGTTATCAATAGTAAATCCATTTTGTATCTCATCTAACAAAATAATGCATGTATCGTTGGCCATATCCCAGAATTTCCAGAACATATCGCTTGCAAATGTCCTACTATCATTACCTGTATATTCACCGATATCAAATTGTATTAATGGTACATTCAGAAAATCAGATATACTCCTAACTATTGAGGTCTTACCAGTACCAGTCATGCCCCATAGATTAATAATAGTTGGTCTTGTTGCATGTTTGTTAAAAATAACCCACGGAATCATATATGTTATTATCTCATTTATTACATTATCAAGTCCAACATAGTTCTCTTTTAAATACGATGATAGTTCATTAAGTCTTGCTATCTTTGTATTTAGATCAACTTTATAATCTAATAGCTTCATTATATATCCCTAATGTGTAATATCTTATCTTTATCAATGCACATATCAGCACCAATATTATTAATCATAGATAAGATTTTATTGTATTCTGTTTTCTTGACTTCGCTTAGTATATTCCATATCGAAGGATCTCGTTTTATATTAAGTATCTCCCTATACCTTTTTAACATGATTTCAGCATAGTCGGGTTTGAACATAATGCGCTTAATTTTGGCCAGCTGTTTTCTATATGCTGCCCTACAGGCTGGGCACATTATCTTTTCTTGTGCTTGTCCAGAATTTATTATAATCTTGGGCTGATGTCCATCTGCGTATTGTGGTTTGCCAACTATCTCGTATTTGGGCCTACCATTCTCATCTAGATCTGGTCTCCAAGCACCAGCCTCGTTCTTATGCCATGATACTCTTACACCACGAATAACATGCCCATATTCGTTATAAGATGGATAACCCAGACAATCAACAACCATTATCGATTTCATTCTTCCTCTAATCTTTCCTTGATTTTACGAACATAATCGAGCATAGACTTCGTTCGATCTACTTTATCTTCTTGACCACGCATAAGTGCCAATAACCGAAAACTATTTATGAATACACCGAGATCATCTGCATCCCCGATTTCCAATTGATCCAACCAATAAATATTATCATGATTGTAACCCATATCATAGTCATTAGCATCTAGAAGACCAACATTTATGCTTTTATGCATGTTAATATTATCTATTAACTCTTGAGCATGGGGGTCTAATCCCATATACCTAATAGGTCTAGTTGCATTAATAAATTTAAATCCTTCAGACTGAATACTTTCTGTTTCTTTTATCAGATAATAAACACTACTAGCTTCGAGATCATTTACAGGAGTAAGTGCCAAACAATATAGATCTTCAGAATAAGCATGGGCATATAATTTAAATTCATTTGCCCTATGCTCATGCACCTTAAGCCACCATAGAATATGCTTATAGGCCTCCTCAGCATGCTCTATAATAAAAACAATATATAAATCATCATCCTGGCCCTCATAATGCACAATATCTTTCGCTTCACCGGTATCCACAGAAAGGAAGGTCTCAATATCCTGTGGTATTTCATTAAGAAAGACTTGTTCGTCTCTATATAGGAGCGGAATATATCCAAGATAACAAGCTTTATAAATACTTAGATCTCCACCTTCAGGTACTATAATCATATCTCCCTCTTGTCTACTTACTGATTATCAAATACTATATTCAATATCCCTCTCTCATTTTTAAGAACTACAAAATAAAAAATTATGATATTTTCTTCTTTTTCGGATACATATTCTTATCGGAACAAAAAGAAATATTACCAAAATATCAGTTCTGGACATGCTATTGAAATAATTTTCTATGTTTTTTAACTATATCGTCTACTGTTACACCCAATTTTAATTCCATAATATGCCATATTGGATTGTGACCTATTCTATTTAATATTTCCTGGGCCAATATGTTCTCTTCAGCCATTTTAACTATATTATAGTATAATTCTTCATGTATTTCTTCTATGGTAACTGAATCCAAATCGTCCAAGCTATCGACATTTGCCCTTACAAAATCCATAATAGGTTCTAATGTATTAATATCTTGTTGTTTCAATATTAATGGAGACAATATACTGGTGGATGGGCCATACCAATATTGACCAGTAGTGGAAAGTCTTTTAATATGTAGGACTGCAAATGTATTACAAATTATTACCATAGATTCATGGGTATCATCCGCAATCCTGGCAACTCCCATATATTTTATTGGAAGTCCAAACATCTCAATCGGCAGTAAAGACTCGACATGTTCAGCTATATCTTTTTTGTTTATTGTATTCATATTCAGGCCTCCGCTATTTCTTCCTATTAACCACACATATGGGAATAGGGGGCTATTCTGCATATATGCCAATCCTGGGGTAATCTTTGTAAATAAAATCTCATTTAATGGCATCATTTTTATAAGATTCCATCTACTAGGACTTACCCACGACTTAATCGTTGAATCCTTAATAGTAGTACGTAACATATACCTCTCATTGTGCATTCCCAACCATCTAAGATCACCCCATACTTTTATTAATCTATCTCGCTTGGTATCCTTTTTGTAAAATTTTATTCTCAATGGTAATCCTCTAATATTTCTATATAATCCCGGGAGTCCTACTTCTCCATCATGCAATACTCTGTGTTGCCGACGAGAAATATGTCTATCTAGTTCATATAGGATTTGATATATATCATTATCAATCAACATTATAACCCCACAAATTTATAAATGATTCTTTCAGATGGTTATATAGTTCTTTATCTTTGATATATATTGATATGTCATGCCAATCACTACTAGACAAATAATTCATTCCGCCCATCATAACATTATCATCATTCCATAATATAAATTTTAAATGACTTAAAGGAACGAATCTTATATCTAATATGTTGGAATATTCAACCAAATGCCTATTTAATCTCTTAATATAATTATCTCTAGCTCTTGTGCTTCCACAATTGGGACACGGTTGAGGATAAAATATCCCCACTATGGCCTTGATTTTTACATTGAATTTCTGAATATCACTAAGAAACTTTGCAGTATCATTATACCGGTCTGCCCCACAAGCATTCAAACCACAATATATGCCATAGCTAGCTATTAACATTTCACCACTAGGATTAGTAGATAATATATATTCATATACATCCTTTATCAATTTATATAGTTTCATAAATATTGTTTCAATGATCTTAGGTCATCAATAAATTGTGGTAACTTCGTTTTATCTCTTAATATATATGATGGATGATATGTTGCTATTACGGGTACAGTAAATTTATCCAAAATTAATACATCCTTTATAATATTCATTAATGATTTCAAACTCCTAGATGCTGGCTCTTTCATTAGTGCTCTGGCAGCTACGCGTCCTAGACAACATATTATACTAGGACGTATTATATCAATTTGAGAGTAAAGATATCCTATGCATGACAAGATTTCTTCTTTATGGGGATCTCTATTATTAGGTGGGCGACAATGTACAACATTGCTAATATAAACATCTTGTCTACTCATACCAGCAGCCTCCAGTGCTTTATTAAGCACTTCTCCCGATTTACCAGTAAATGGAAGTCCCACAAAATCCTCGGTTACCCCAGGGGCCTCACCCACAAGCATAATGTGGGCATCATGATTGCCATCACCAAACACTACAAAATTTCTCTCTAAGTGTAGGGCACATTTCCTACATGTTGCCATATCTGCAAATAGCGCCAACAATCTATTAGCTTTAGAATCAGATAATTGCAATTGTACTCCAATACTATATATTTAATAATATTATAATCAAAATAGGGCAGTATGAAAATATATCCCATACTGCCCGCTCAACCAAGGAGGTACTCTTGGTGATACATACTAACGAAACACTCAAAATATTTATAGAATTAACTGATGAGCTATTTTGATTTTTCAACATTTATACCTCCTATAACTCTGCGATCTAGAATTACCAATTCTACAAACAAAAAAGTACATAGCAAGCTTGTTGTCAAGCTCCAACAAATTCAAAATCACAAGTGAATTTATTTCTCACAGTCTAGAACTTTAATTACTATATATGCCAAATAAAGTGACAACAATAAAGTCATTTAAATCCCCACTTCTCTTGTCTGGTATTAACTATGGATCAAATATTATTTATTATCCTTCTTGCAATTTAGTACTCCCCACATAGACCAGTTTATACCATTCTACTGATTTCCTATTACATTCATTACAAGAGATCTTGTAGCCTAGTTGGTCACCCCCTATAACACTTTCCCCATACTCTATATCTTCACTACCACACCAAACACACTTACCTATACACTTCATTCTTTCTCCTTTGGCTTTTATTTCCCAAATCTTTCTTTCAGTATTTTCCAATTCTTAGCCAGCCACCAAGTTGCCTCTAACGAGAGATGTGCCAATGGGTCTGTTGGTCGTCCTCTCTCTATCCTGATTAGAGCGATTAAATCTTGAGGGGTAATATTACTAGCATCCAATTCCCGTATAATCTCGATTGCCCTATCGGGGTTATCTTTCAATTTTTTTCTGATTCCCATTTTCCCTCCTTGGTTTTGTATCTTGTTGTACTATCGTTGAGTTTCGTTTAATTTTTTCCGGTCATAAAAAAGCTCTCGCCGTTCCACTGCTCGGTCAAATTCATATAGGCAATTAGCGAGATATTTGGCGAGAACGAAATCCGGTGTATCGCTACCGTTTCCTTTAGAGTATTTATTTATTAGGATAGCGAGTTCTTCTACAAACGGGTCGGCATCTTTTAATTCATCGTATATCTCCATCATTTCCTTTTTATCTTTGCTCATTTTTTCTCTCTCTGGATATACCTCCAAATATATCTTGTCGGCTAAGTCTAATAACTCAGACATTTTCTCTGATAGATGCGTTATTCGCCTTATTCTGACACCCGGATACAATCCATCAACTTCGATGTAGGGTATTTTTGCACGAGGCGACCATCCGCGCTTTATATCGAGTTCTTCAGTCAACCGTTCGGCTAATTCCTCGTCCCTGTCTCCTGGGGGGTAACCGTAGTTCATTTTTCCTCCTTTGGTTTTGTATCTTGTTCTTGTTGTACTACTATTGTCTGGCCACGTAAGTGCACTGGATTACCACGGCAATCAAGGCCATTATGGGTATATACACAAGACTCACAATCACGTTTATTGCGCGAGAGTGCATACATACAATATTCGTCATCCTCCCATTGGGGCATTGTAGATAACTGTTCTATTTTCATTTTATTACTCACTCTCCTTTGCTCTTTTCATCTCCCCCCCCTGGTCTTGGCACTTTCATCCCTCTTTCAAGTGCTAACTTTATCCAATCCTCTCTGACAAGTGCAAGATTTGCCTTCCAACTCGCCCATATAGCGCTTTAACTACGTCGGGTATCTGCATATAACGACAATTATGGATTTGGGCAACAAATTTTAGGTGATTTGCGAATTGCACTTCTGAAGAATAAGACAATATACTTTTATATGTTTTTGACATTTTAGTTCCGCCCTTTCCAATTATGATTTTATCCATCCCTGAAAATAGTGTAAAGGTATTTCTTTAGCTTCGTCCCACTCATTTAATTCTGTAATTTCTTCTACGAAATTATAGAATTTTTCGATAATCATGCTCTTATTATCCGACGTCTGAAATCTGCCTATTTTGCAATCAGAGCAATCGCAATCATACCAAAAGAAATAATATATATCTTTTTTCCCCGTTTCTGCAAGAATTACTATATCATCGCCGAATGCCGTATTTAATCGAGAATGGTGAACCGCCCCTTTCTTGACCAATTTATTATAGGCCGCCCGCTTAGTTTTCGAATGCGATGTGCGCCACTGGCCTTTTTTATCGATTGTATAGATTTCATACTTAACGAAATCATCGTCCCATTTCATATATCGCCCCAAAACAAAGGCCTTTATGATTTCGACATAGTTAATAAAACCGTTCAGAAAAGCCGAACTAACATACGCATATAGCGTATTTATCGGCAATGGATTACTCGCTATGTCGTCTGGATACTCGATAAGATCCTCGAAATAATCTATAAAAAAAGTGGCTTTATTGCTCATCATTTGCTCCTTTCTGTTGTTTATTTCATCCTATTCTGGTGATCTTATCGGCATCAATAAAATAAAGTATTTCTCTCCTTTTTTGCGATATTGGTGCAATAATTATTGCATTTGGTGCATATTTCATACAATCTCCTATAAGTATTTCCACCTTGTCTGTTTTGATATGTTTGAGTATTTCAGCCAAGTATTTGTGATTAAATCCTATAATCATCGGTTTTTCATCATAATCTATATATATTTTCGATTTGGCTTCGCCCTTTTCGCTTTCCGTCGAGAGTTCTAAAATCCCACCTGCTATATTCTCTAACCTTTTGGTTTTTCTTTAGATTTTATTTGTTTCATCGTTTTTTCTAACTCATCTATTCTACATTCGTTTTTTATTGTTCGTATTGATGCAACAATACCCATCATAACGCCGTAAATTACTATCATTGTAACAAGAAATTCCAAGAAGTTCATTTCTTCAGGCCTCCTTAAAATTATTGAGCTTTTATGATGCGATACGACGGAATACCTGCCTCGCCGTGTGCTAACATATATGTCCCAGACTCTTGTTCGTCTATCCATTTTCGCGCAGCTTTTGCGTTAGGCCACTCCCGTATTGGTGCATCGATATCGTCGTCATCACGTATGATGGTATATGTATCGCAACCATAATAATTACCGATACGCAAGACATTAACCGTATCATCATAATCATCAGGGACTATGGCTGCATCAAGCACATCATCATAGCCCCAAGCTAACATCCATTCGAGGTCTGTCTCCTCGTGTTCCCAATCCTCGATAATATCACGGATTATCTCTTCAGGAGTTTGGTTAGAGTGCTCTAATACCACAAGTTCGGGGTCATATTGGTCATCGACCCAGATAAGACGATGTCCGCCCAGCTCGTATATGGCGACAACATAATCATTGCCCTTTATGTTGTCCCAGCTTGCGCGCCTCTCTGCAATTAGCTTTCCCTCTGACAATACAATGTCAACAATGTCAACATAGTCATCGATGTCAGGGTCGTAATCGGGGAACGTAAGCTTTACCAATTCCTCGATTGTGTCGATTTCATTTCTGTTATTCATTTTGCCTCCTTTTTCCCGAAAGTCAACTACTTTTTTGTAAAGGTCCCTTTGCTTTTATTCTCAATTCTGTATAGGCTTCTGTGACTTCTGTCGTCCATTCAATTATCTCTTTAATTTTAGCTAATCTTTCTTCCATCCTCCTCGCCACATCCAACATTTCTGTCACTGACCTAATAACTTTGCCGCTCAACGCATCTAATTGTTCCTCAAATTTCCCCACTCCCAGCTTGTCCACTTTGACACTCATTTTGCCTCCTTAAAAATTCGTTTTTTCCCACCTATTATCTTTCTTACAGTCGGTATTATAATAACAAACATCCCCAATATAAAACTCAAGAAATCCATCCCCATCCCAATAGCAGAATACTTTAATTTCCTCCCCTAAAACTATGCCAGCCGGAATTTTCCAAGCACCAATTCCAGCTCTACACTTCTCATCGCCACCATAACAATCCTCCACGATAATATCTACATAATCATCATCTTTTATCTCTTCGGCCTCCTTAATCGGTTCGAAGGAACTATAACAACCGAAACCTTCTGGAAATATCTTCTCTCTTAAAAATTCCCCAACAATATTCGGATTGGTATTTTCGAAATCTTTGATTGAAACCATTTTATTTAGCCCTCCTAGCAATTGTTACTGAATCTGGATATGGCATATACTCGCTAAACACTGTGTCATCATTACTCAAAACCAAGTAAGCAATCGAGTCCTGCAATAATAATATTCCCGTCTGAAGAGTATACGTTTTTGCCTTATTAAAAGTAATCTCCTCCGAGGGACTCATAATCACTGCTACTATCAGAAATACAATTGATAGTGTAAACAATACAACACACATAACCTCGGTTTTCATTTTATTGCCTCCCTTGATTTGTCATCTACTTTTGATTTTATTTTGCCTCATTTCTTCTAACGTATTCTATATCTGTTTCGTTTATTTTATCCATACACCATGTCGCATCGCTGATATGTTCTATTGGGTCTCCATCATTATCGAGAGTCTGCAGATATATTTTATCTGGTACATCCAATTCATTATCTTGTATTCTTAATTTGCTCTCGCCAATATGTTTAATCGCTGAATATCGGTTGTCTGCGAATATCCAACCGAGAGGGTTGGACAGAAAACTCTGGATAATTATTTCCCTGGAGATGTCTGCATAATCTGCGATGACCTCATCATCGTAAATTTCTATGATAATTTTAATGCAACTCATCTTTATTCTCCTTTCAGATATTATCATCTGGTATAGTATGCAATCTCTGCGCGTCCCTGCTCAATCCACCTCTTCAGATTTCTAATTATGTCGTTTGCTAGGTGATCTATAGTACCCGGCCAACATGCTTTATACTGTTCTGCCAATTCTTTGTCACGAATGATTATTGTGACACGAACTTCGTGTAGCACTCCATCTCCTTCCCAAATCATACCTGGCATTCCGCACTCAGAAGGAGCTTCGTAAGAATTCGAATCATCAACTACGCTAACTTCGTTCTCGCTTTTACTCTTGTCATTCATTTTGCCTCCAATTCTCTAATTGCATCGGCAACTGTCCAGCCATCGTTATCCGCTAACGCAAGTATATCGGGGTCGTTAGTTCTCCAACCATCTAAAACCTGCAAATGAGCGACTCGTGTGCCGTCTCGGTCTGCAAGTGCAAGGACTTTCTTATCTTCGGTTACCCAATTAAAACAGGTTTGATAATGAGCAACTGAAAAACCACAATCATCTGCCAATGAGAGAGTTTCGTAGTCCTCAAATAATTCGCCAGCCCTAACTCTTTTTACTGCTTCCCAGTAGGTTTTCGGTTTGCTATTCATTTATGTCCACCATTTTTGTCTCGCAATAGCGATATTTCCGTTTGGAGAGTATCTATATATGCCTTGTTATGGATATTCTCATGTCGGCACGTCTCAAGCAAAAATCCCATCAATAATATTATTATCGTAAGTATAGATGTATATATAAGATATGCTATCGCATCTTTTTCACGTGTTGTCATTTTATTAATCTCTCCCATTCTTTTTTGTATTTTACTATTTTCTTTACATATTCGACTGTATCACGATAACGTATATGTTTTTCAAGCTCTACGTATGTTGTGACTTCGTTTTCCTCGATTATTTTCTTTATCTGCGATATGCCGCAGTTGTATGCTGCGAACATTGCCAATAATCGGTCTTGACCGTCAAGATATTCTGCTAATCTATCATAGCAATAAAATCTATCATACCAAATACCAGCTTCAATATTGCTTTTACCATCAAGTATGCTTTTTGACAAATGTGGTAAATATGACTTTATTTTATACCAGGTATGTAACATCAATTGCATCATTCCGTAAAAGCCCGCGCGAGAAACTAATTTCGGGTCAAGATTGCTTTCCACCTTCGCCTGTGCGACAAACCATAGATAAAAATTGGCATCTTTTTCGACCTCTTCAGGCCAATATTTTTTAGTCGCGTTGATAAAATGCTTTTTATAGGGTATCACTTCTTATATCCTTCCCACTTTCATTTTTTACTTTACCGTATTTATCATATATTACAAGGTCTTCTGGCTTTGGCGACCGACCAAATCTCCACAACTTATATTTTTGGTTTAGATTTCATTTTCTCTCTAATCTATTATATGTCCATTTTTCTTTTGGGAGAACCGCTCTCATAAATCCCTTCGGGCGATATTTCTTTAATACTTCTAACAATCTAAATAAATCAAATTCTTCCCCTGCTTTCAGGCCAGAACCCCCCCCTGCTTTTTCATAGATTTTCAATTTACCTTCCATTTTTACCTCTATTTCTTTTTATATTTTGCCTTCTTCATATAATCGAAGATTGTATTACCATTACTTGATATTAAATGAGTACCTTCAATATTTACAGGCAAATACAATAGCGAATATTGCAATAACGATATTTCCGTTTGGAGAGTATCTATATATGCCTTGTTATGGGTATTCTCACGTCGACACGCCTCATGTAAAAAACCCATAGACACTGCTGTTATTACGAATATAAACGCACATATAAGCTGTATTATATCGCGTGTTGTCACCGTGCCTCCCCGGATTATTGAGTTTTTACAACGTGGTCACACCTGTGTATCGGATTATTGTGACAATCAAGGCCATAATTGGCCAATACACAAGATTCACAGTCACGCTCATCTGGTAAAAGACCATATGTACAATAGAAGACACTATCCCAATCAGGTATTCCTGTCTCCATTCTATTCTCTCCTTCCTTTGCTTTATATATTTTATTCCCCGTGTTCTAGGGTCACCAATTTCATAATATCAGTACTAACAAAGTCTTCCATAGACCCATGGAACGTTATATTGTCATTATCCTCTATCGTAACTGTTTGATTTTTGACATCAACTGTTATAAGCCGCCATATGTCACCATGCCTATGGGTATCGATACCATATCCCGTTTCACTGGTGACATCGTCTCCTTTCATATGATCAAAGATTATCCTGGCCAAATATCCACTATCATCCCACCTCTGGCGTCTGGATAGGGCATCATAAACATCTTTAACTAAACCAGTTGCCCCCCAGTGTGTGTATAAATATATACTATCGCCGTCATACTCGTCTCTAATACGTACCTGTGCTCTGTCTCCCATAGTTTCTGCTATCCTCCTTTTGTGTGTTGCTATTCTATGTATAATATGCATCATATATATTCGCTTTCGTCACGATATGACTGGCCATAATGGCAGCATAATGGTCATCACCACCATAGAAAATCTTATTACTATAAAATATAATACCAAATGCAACCCATATTTTGGCATATAATATAGCAACATTCCTGTCGCAATAAGCCAAACACGCTCGATGCGTTTTGAATATATCCTCTATTCCTTCCACTTCCATATATTCTACTACATGATCACGATTATAACCATCAACTAAATGTTTTCTAATTAGAGCCGTGCGTTTAGATGTCTGACTTCGTATATATAGTTCTTTGTATGATGTATTCAAATTTGTTGCACTAGCCTCGATAATTATATTCTTATCCCATTCTTCCATATCTATATGTGACAATCGACGATGGTTATTAAGGTATCAGGATTTAAATCCTTAAGGAATGTATCCCAATACTCATTACTCCAGTTAGGATTATTGTTGATGCTCACACCCCAGCCCAGCATCTCTCCTTTGGAGTGCCACTCCCCATCCTCTGTGATCACAGCATAAGTACTAAATGGATCTGGCTCTCTGTTCATTGCTGCCCAGTCTATATCGCCAAATCTGGCCTGGTCCACACCACCTATATAGTGTGGTGTATCATTATATATATCTGGTTGGCCACACTCCCCAGTAGCACCATCCTTAAGTTTAAGTAATCCCAACCATCTACCTCCAATAAGATAAAAATCCCATTGGGCATTGGGATTGTGATAAAAACCATACCCTCCGTATTCCTCGCTATATATATAATTATAGTAATGTCTCACCCATTCCTCTGGTGTTTTATTGCGATCCTCGGCAGGACATTTTTGCATATATATATCATATGCTTCCTCCCGAGAAAACACTAATTCAAATTCTAACCTTGCGTCTATGTCTTCTCCCTTATATGAGTCTTCATATAGATATAGCTCTCTATAAGGTGCAAGCTTTTCTTCGATGTTGTCACCAATCACTAATGCCGAGAAATGACTCATAGCTTCGCCTCACTTTTATTTTGTTTTTCAAATGCAGCCTCTATCATGTGTATTGCTTCAGCATGGGCTATATTGCCACCAGTCAACGACTCAATAAGCTTAAGTAATTTATCTCCATGCATTTTTATTTCTATATCACCATTATTTATAATGATGTGGTTTACCTCGACCCATTCGCTAGCAATATCCAGACTAGCCCACGCTACATCGACACCCTCGGCTGGACCAGAATATACGTGATCTTGCCATACAGGAACACTATAATAGATATTCGCACTGTAACCCTGTTTAACTAGTATATCTACAGTATCGAATACTCTATCTATGTGTGTGCCATTCGTTTCATCTAACATTGGGCTAACCTCCTTGCCCACTTATTACTTTATACTGCTTTTCTAATCTAGAAGCCGTTACTTTGTGAGTATAAGAGCGCCTTACCATCCCACGTAACACAAAGTATATTAAAATATATATAATATGTTGTTTCATGGATTTTTAATAATTATTATCGAATCTGGATATGGTATATATCCACTAAATACTGTATCACCATTGCTTAAAACTAAATGGGCACCCGTAATAATTATATCTGGATCGAACAATAATGATGATATCGAATCCTGTAATAATAATATCTCGACCCGAAGAGAGTCTATGTATGCCCTATCATGGACAACCTCATGGTGACATATATCACATTGATAGCCAAGAATTATCACCGCTCCCAAAGATACGAATATAAGAGCTAAATAAAAGTAGCGTAAAAACCTACTGTCATCGTTTTCCCCATTCATTATATTCCTCCTTAGATCTTGTATCCACAAAAATAAGAGATATATGACAAATTGAACATCAAGCCACTTATATTTAAATGAGTATTTCTTATCGCATCAAACACTATATCTAGATTCTACTAATTGTTTAACAAATTGCTTCACATCGTCTATCTGGTTATTATTGAACCATTTGATAATATTATCAAGTTCTACAGACCCAATGATGACTGGATCAAATGAAGCATCTATATATATATCGATTTCAGTAAGATTTATCCTTCTTGTGCATTTTGCTGCATTGGTAATGGATAATTGGTCAACCAGATCATTTTTGAGTTGTAGCAAATAATTATCCAGAAGGTCTTGCGATATTCCATCCCTACCTACAAGTAATGAAATGTCGACATCTGTGGTACCTTTTGCCCAAGCCCTTACCTTTATATAGGCAGGGAAGCATAACTCTATACAGTCGACTAAATTTATGGCATCACTTATATCGACTATCATGGTATCCATATTCCTGTGTTATGATAGGTCAACCTATCTTGGTTAAAGATCGATATATAAATAACGATTTCTTTCTCATCGTGCGATCAGAGCAAGGTATGAACCGATCTCAATAACTAATCGACCCTATTTAATTGAGTCGATCGGCAATAACCTCTGGAGTACATCGAATTCATTGTCGAGAAATGCTTCGATAATATCCATGGTTCTATCTGGATCAAGACATACACCTGCCGATTCATCGCCATTACTACTACTGATATGTAGATTCTCGACATCTATGTTTATATCATCATCATCCATGCTATCAAACACATCATCAGTAGTTATGTCCACCGAATCGAAGTAGACACCATCGATATCGACAGTAGTGTATATCGGAATCTGTATCAAACCAGTAATCCATGCATCAGTATCATCTCCGAAAAGCGATTTTACATGCTCGATTAGTCTTTTGGCATCCATCATCGATATAACCATCTTACTCCTCCTTGTTTTTGTGTTATTTAATCGATTAATCGTGTTATTTCTTAGGATGGAAGAAATGTATAACATCTTCCAATGACCCATTAACCAATGGCTCTTTGAAATCATTGTTACAACTGAATACCTGGGCTTTGCCCTTGTTGTCACCAGAATGTCCACTGGCTGGTGTTACCCAGTATATAACATCCCCGTGCTCACCATCCATGATAGAGATACTATCATATAAATCACCATAGGCTGGGCAATTGTTCTTGAAAAACACATAACACTCCTCAACATCGAACTTATCAGTATCAGAAATGTCTACCAACAGCTTGCCCAGTGTGTCCAGCCTATCTGCAAGTTCTGCATCGGGACAAAACCAATCAAACCAGCCAGCATTTATCTGGGTATTCACATCTTTACTACGGAATTCCCCTGTCCTGTACCTCTTAATAAAATCTGCAATCTTTATCGACATCATTCCTCCTTTGATTGAAATAAATATGAAATTATATCCATTGCCTAGTAATCGGTTCATTCCTTATATGACTTCCTTTGCCCGACACTCTGCCCTCACCCATAAGAAAGTAGATGGCAAGCTCGGTGTCAAGCCCCTCCTGTCCGAGATGCGAGTCCATGAGGTCAACTGTCCATCTAGTCTTCATATGCTCCTTCCATCGCAAAGCGCATAATCTCTATCCTATATAATGGATCAACATGATTTTCCTCTAAATATATGAATATACGTATTCTGTCTATTATGTCTTCAAAACTCATTTCTATTGGATAATAAATAAAATCCTTGTGATTCACTGATAATAACCATCTCCTTATACGTGGAGGCTTACACCATTTACTTAGAAAACAATATGTCCCAGCATCGCTTTCTATACCATATTCGACCGAAAGGAATATAATCCCAGAAATCGAGAAGTCCGAAGTACGCTCAGAAATAACTTTTAGATTCACATGTTTAAAATCTTCTATCGTCATAGAACCATTGTTATATATTGGTTAAAACAGGTTTATATCGGCTTTCCTTATAATGATCATATTTGGGCTTATCGATGTGCCTTTGTACGATAGCAGCTATCTTGCCCAGGATTTTGGCCATAGCTATTGGGTCGCCACTTTTGAGAATTTCTGCGACTTTTGTCGCATCTTCCTCTTCAAACATCACGACTTTCTCATGAGGAGCATTAGAACGGATATCGATATAAAGTCCAGTTAAGAAGTTCTCATCGTCCGTAGGGTCATCATCAGGGAGACGCTCTATTTCTATGGCGTCGCACCCATCGAACTCACACTCTGCCCATGTGCAACGTACAGCAGTCATAGTGACGTCCTGATAACCAAGCTTCTTCTTAATGGTCTCTATAATCTCGTGTATCTCCATAGTGGTATAATACTTCTCTTCCATTATTCCTCCTTAGATCATTTTTATAAAAATGGATAACAAGCTTGGTGTCAAGCCCCTCCTGTCCAAAGTATAAGAGGATAACAGGGGTAAAAGAACCTGTAAATGGCCATATTTAGGATAAAAGGACATTTTTCCAGAGAGCAGAAAGTGGGGGACCCACAATATGCCTATATATTCTTTATTCGTGAGCAGTAGTATATCTACACATGTATATATCCTTTTATTCTTTTTATTCTTGTCACTCATTTATTCTACTTCTCCTTTTACTCTTTTGTTCCTGTTGCCCATTTACCTTGTTCTTCTTTTTATCCTTTTTATTCCATTCTGTTACTATTTTTATGTCGATAAAAATAAACCCTGGCGGAGGGGATCTAGCTCTACAACTAAAACATGGACTCATAATTATTCTGTGTTTCCACATATTAATTCATTCTCCATTGTTTCTCCTCCCTCTTTGGTGGGAGTTTTCTTCTGTTTCTTCATTGGACGATATCTTCTCCAGGGTTTCTCGTCTCTTTTTGTCCTTTTATTACGTTTTTTAGCACCCATCAGATATCTCCTATTGTATTAATAAAATATATTAGCGAAAAATAACTAAAATATAGGTTCATAATCATTCTCTTTATAATGATTATATCCAGGGTCGTCGATATGTTTTTCTATAATAGATGAAATCTTACCCAATATCTCAGCTATGGCTATTGAATCACCACTCCTAAGAACATCTATAATCTTTATCACATCTAACTCTTCAAAAACTACTCCTTCTGAATCATCAGGACGAATAGAAAGCCTAGTAGGGAAATACTCATCCTCTTCCATTCCACTAATAAACTCCGTATGTTCTTCATAAATAACATATTCGTTCCACATACGTGCCCAGGCACAGATCTCTACACCACCATATCCTAATCTTGTCTGTATCATAGAAGTAACCTCACAGATTTCATCTATGGAATATGATTTATCTTGCTCTTTTTCCTGTGGGACAGAAAAGAAAGTTCCGTTAAGATATGATACCCTTTGAGCAGCCTGCTCTGGATTGTCATAATCACTTTCTGGATACCATTCTCCATTCACGAATGTGCCGACTACATATGAGTCATCTGTTTTTAGATAAACATACATAGCTCCTCCTTAAATTTTTGGTTTTTTGTGTCTTTTGATTCTCTTCATCATCCTTTGATGAGAATATGTTAGGGTCTACAAACTGAAGGGCAAATCTATTTTCCTCTACTGCTGCTAGACAAATTTCAATGGTTTGTTCTCTTACGAATTGGAGGGCGAGACCATTCCTTCTCACTGCTGCTAGGCAAATCTCTGGGGTCTGTTCTATCACAAACTGAAGAATACGCCCATCCCGTCTCACTGCTGCCAAACAGATTTCAGGAGTTTGTTCTCTTACATACTGGAGAGCATCTTCATCACGTTTTACTGCTGCTAGGCAAATCTCTGGAGTCTGTTCTCTTACATATTGGAGAGCATATCCATGCCTTTTTACTGCTTCTAAACAAATCTCTGGGGTTTGTTCTTTTACATATAGAAGAGCAAATCCACTTTCTTTCACTGCCTCTATACAAATCTCTGGAGTTTGGTTCTTTACATAGCAAAGGGCACGCCCGTGTTTTCTCACTGCTGCTAGGCAAATCTCTGGAGTCTGTTCTCTTATATATCGAAGGGCATGAGCATCCATTTCTACTGCACTCAACATTCTATCACCCTGCAAATTCATTATTTGATCACGTTCGCCTCCCACATATTCTAGAAATTCATTGAAAGTAATCTTCTTCCCAGTTTGTAATTTATGCTCGATCTTCACTTTTGAAATGGTATCCATTACTTACCTCCTGCATTTCCATTATCCTCAGATAAAAATACGTTAGGATCTACATAACAAATAGCACAACTGTCTTGTTTTAATGCTTCCAAACAAATCTCTAGAGTCTGTTTTTTTACAAATTGAAGAGCATAGCCACTTTGTTTTACTGCCTTTAGACAAATCTCTGGGGTTTGTTCTATCACAAACTGAAGGGCTTCCCCATTCTCCTCTACTGCTGCCAGACAAATCTCAGGAGTTTGTTCTCTTACATAACAAAGAGCATAGCCATTTCTTTTCATTGCTGCTAGACAAATCTCTGGGGTTTGTTCTTTTACATATGAGAGAGCGTGGCCACTTTGTTTTACTGCCTCTAAACAAATCTCTGGAGTTTGCCTTTCTACATATCGAAGGGCATAGCCATCCTCCTTTACTGCTGCTAGGCAAATTTCAGGAGTTTGTTCTGTTACATACTGAAGATTAGACCCATATATTTTTACTGCTGTCAAGGCTGCATCCCCCCTCAAATTTCTTATCTGTTCACGTCTAGCCCCTGCATATTCTAGAAATTCCTTGAGAGTGAGTTTCTTCCCAGTTTGTAATTTATGCTCGATCTTCACTTTTGAAATGGTATCCATTACTTACCTCCCGCATTTTCATTATCCTCCGATAAAAATACATCAGGATCTACATATCGAATGGCATCTTTACTTTCTTCCATTGCTGCTAAGCAAATCTCTGGAGTTTGTTCTATCACATATTGAAGGGCAAGCCCATTTTCTTTTACCGCTGCTAAACAGGTTTCAGGAGTTTGCTCTCTTACATATTGGAGGGCAAAACCATCCTGTTTTACTGCTTCCAAACAGATCTCAGGTGTTTGTTCTATCACATATTGAAGAGCTTCCCCACACCGTTTTACTGCTGCCATACAGATTTCAGGTGTCTGTTTTCTTACATACTGAAGAATATGGCCACGCTGTTTCACAGCCATTAGACAAATATCTGGAGTTTGTTTCTTTACATACTGGAGAGCATGACTATTTTCTTTTACTGCCGCCCAGCAAATTTCGGGAGTTTGCCTCTTTATATACCGAAGATTAATACCATATTTATTTACTGCCTCCAGAGCTTCGTCTCCCATCCAGTTTCTTATCTCATAATATCCAACCTCTGTATATTCCAGAAACTCCTTGAGAGTAATCTTCTTCCCAGTTTGTAATTTATGATCTATTCTTGCTTTTGAAATGGTATCCATTACTTACCTCCTGCATTTTCATTATCCTCTGGTAAAAATATGTTAGGATCTACATATTGGATAGCATCCTCATTTTCTTTTACTGCAGCTATACAAATTTCTAGAGTCTGTTTTCTTACATAACAAAGAGCAAGACCATCCTGTTTTACTGCTTCTAAACAAATTTCAGGAGTTTGCTCCCTTACATATTGAAGGGCATCCCCATTCTCTCTTATTACCTCTAGACAGATCTCTGGAGTTTGCTTTATTATATACTGGAGAACATAACCATCCTCCTTTACTGCCTCCAAGCAAATCTCTAGAGTCTGTTCTTTTGCATATTGAAGAGCATGTCCATTTTCTTTTACTGCTTCTAAACAAATTTCGGGGGTCTGTTTTCTTACAAATTGAAGAGCAAGACCGTCCTGTTTTACTGCCTCTAGACAAATTTCTGGAGTTTGCTCCTTTACATGTCGAAGGGCACGTCCATAATATTTTACTGCCTCTAGAGCTTCGTCTCCCCTCCAGCTTCTCATACCATCACGTATAACTCCAACCTCTGCATATTCTAGAAATTCCTTAAGAGTGATCTTCTTCCCAGTTTGTAATTTATGATCTATTCTTGCCTTTGAAATGGTATCCATTACTTACCTCCTGTATTTTCATCATCCTCCGATAAAAATATGTTAAGATCTACATAAGAACACACACAACCATTCCTTTCTATTGCTGCTATACAAATCTCGGGTGTTTGCTTTATTACATACTGGAGAGCAAAACCATCCTGTTTTACTGCTTCTAAACATATCTCAGGAGTTTGTTCTATTACATACCGAAGGGCTTGCCCACAATGTTTTACCGCCTCTAGACAAATCTCTAGAGTCTGTTCTATTACATATTGAAGGGCACCCCCATTCTCTCTTACTGCGGCCAGACAAATCTCTGGAGTTTGTTTTCTTACATACTGAAGAGCATCTCCATTCCCTTTTACTGCTTCTAAACAAATCTCAGGAGTTTGTTCTCTTACAAACTGAAGGGCATATCCATTTCGTTTTACTGCTTCTAAACAGATTTCAGGAGTTTGCTCTCTTACATACTGAAGAGCATGTCCATTTTCTTTTATTGCTTCTAGGCAAATCTCGGGTGTCTGTTCTATTACATATTGAAGGGCACGACCGTTTCGTTTTACTGCTGCCATACAGATTTCAGGAGTTTGCTCTCTTACAAAACGAAGGTCAAGACTATAATTTTTCACCACCTCTAAAGCTCTGTCGCCCTCCCAACTCTTTATATCACCACGCTTGATTCCTACATATTCCAGAAACTCCTCAAGAGTAAGTTTCTTCCCAATCTGTAATTTATGGTCGATTTTTGCCTTTGAAATGGTGTCCATTATTTGTCCTTTACTCTGATAAAAATATGTTGGGATCCATATGCTGAAGTGCTGCTGCCCCATTCTGCTTTATAGCCTCCATACAGATTTCAAAAGTCTGCTTCTTTACATAACGAAGAGCATAACCATCGTGTTTTACTGCTGCCAAGCAAATCTCTGGAGTTTGTTCTATCACATATTGAAGGGCATAGTCACTCCTTTTTACTGCCTCTAAACAAATCTCTGGAGTCTGTTCTTTTACATAACAAAGAGCAATCCCATTTTGCTTCACTGCTTCCAAACAAATCTCTGGGGTTTGTTCCTTTACATATTGGAGAACATCTCCATCCTGTTTCACTGCTTCTAAACAAATCTCTGGGGTCTGCTCTTTTACATAACAAAGAGCCTCTCCATATTCTTTTACTGCTGCTAGGCAAATCTCTGGAGTCTGTTCTCTTACATACTGAAGAGCAAGCCCATTCTGTTTTACTGCTTCCAGACAAATCTCTGGAGTCTGTTCTTTTACATATAGAAGGGCGTAACCATTTTCTTTTACTGCAGCTAAACAAATTTCAGGAGTTTGCTTCCTTATATACTGTAGGACATAACCATCCTGTTTTACTGCTGCCAGACATAACTCTGGAGTTTGTTCTTTTATAAATTGGAAGAATCGTATACCCTGTGTAACCTTCTCTAGAGCTTCATCTCCCTTTAAATTCCTTGAACTTATTACTTCCATACGCATATCTTCATTTACCCCTGTATATTCCAGAAGCTCCTTAAGAGTTAGTTTCTTCCCAGTATGTAATTTATGATCTATCTGTGTTTTTGAAATAACATCCATTACTTACCTTCCGCATTTTTATTATCCTCTGATAAAAATATGTTAAGATCTACATATTGGATAGCACTCTTATTTCGTTTTATCGCTGCTAGACAAATCTCAAGTGTTTGCTCCTTCACATATTGAAGCGCATGACCATTCCGTTTTACCGCCGCCATACAGATTTCAGGAGTTTGTTCTTTCACATACTGAAGAGCAAAACCATCCTGTTTTACTGCTTCTAGACAAATTTCAGGAGTCTGCTCTATTACCCGACGAAAGGCATATTTATTTTGCTTCACTGCTGCTAGGCAAATTTCAGGAGTCTGCTCTGCTACAAACTGGAGAGCAACACCATTCTGTTTTACTGCTGTCATACAGATTTCAGGGGTTTGTTCCCTTACAAATTGAAGAGCATCTCCATCCTGTTTCACGGCTTCTAGACAGATCTCGGAGGTCTGCTCCCTTATATATTGAAGATTAAGACCATTCTGTTTCACTGCTGCCAAACAGATTTCAGGGGTTTGCTCTCTTACAAATTGAAGAGCATCTCCATTCTTCATTACTGCCGCTAAACAGATTTCGGGAGTTTGTTCTTCTACATAACAAAGAGCATCTCCATTCCCTTTTACTGCTTCTAAACAAATCTCGGGAGTTTGTTCTTCTACATAACAAAGAGCATGACCACACTCCTTTACTGCTGCTAAACAAATTTCAGGGGTCTGCTCTTTTACATACCGAAGATTAAGACCGTAAATAATTACTGATTCTAAAGCCTCGTCCCCTTTGAGATTATATATACCATCATATTTAGCCCCCACATACTCCAGAAATTCCTCGACAGTGAGTTTCTTCCCAGTCTGTAATTTATGGTCAATTTTTGCCTTTGAAATAATATCCATTATTTGTCTTTTATACCCCCCTTACTATTTTCTGGTAAAAATATACTAAGATCTACATATTGGATAGCATCTTCACTTTCTTTTACTGCTGCTATACAGATCTCTGGAGTTTGTTCTCTCACATATGGAAGGACATAGCTATTCTCTTTTACTGCTGCTAGACAAATCTCAGGTGTTTGCCTCTCCACATACCGAAGGGCATCTCCATCTTCCATTACTGCCGCTAGGCAGATCTCTGGAGTCTGTTCTTTTACAAAACAAAGGGCATCTCCATAGTTTTTTACTGCTTCCAAACAAATCTCTGGAGTTTGCTCTTCTACATACTGCAGTGCATAACCATCCCTTTTCACTGCTTCCAGACAGATTTCTGGGGTTTGTTCTCTTACAAATTGAAGGGCGAGACCATTTTGCCTTACAGCTTCTAAACAGATCTCTGGAGTTTGCTCTTTTACACACTCAAGAGTGATCCCATTCCGTCTTACTGCCTCTAGACATATCTCAGGTGTCTGTTTTCTTACAAAATGGAGGATAAGTTCTTCCTTATCGATTGCTCCCACACAAACCTGTCTTACTGCTGCTAGGCAGATCTCAGGAGTCTGTTCCCTTACATACTGAAGAGCATCCCCATCCTGTTTTACTGCTTCCAAACAGATTTTGGGGGTTTGTTCTCTTACGTACTGAAGGGCACGTGCACTCCGTTTTACTGCTGCCATACAGATTTCAGGAGTCTGTTCTCTCACATACTGGAGAGCATCTCCATCTTCCATTACTGCCGCTAGGCAAATCTCTGGAGTCTGTTCTTTTACATATTGAAGATTAAAACCATTCTGTTTCACTGCCTCTAGGGCTTCACTCCCTTTTAGATTTATTATTTCGTCACACATAGCCCCAGCTCCCGTATACTCTAAGAATTCCTTGAAAGTAATCCCCTTCCCAGTCTGTAACTTGTGGTCAATTTGCACCTTTTTAATGTCATCCATTCCCCCTCCTTGGATTTGAGTTAATTAGACCCCCTCATTGTTTTCTGGTAAAAATATGTTAGGATCTACATATCGAAGGACATATCTATCTTTTTTTACTGCTTCTAAACAGATTTCTAGGGTCTGTTCTTTTACGTGACAGAGGGCACGTGGATTCTGTTTTACTGCTACCATACAAATCTCAGGAGTTTGTTCTCTCACATATCGGAGAGCAAAACCATTTCCTTTCACTGCTTCCAGACAGATTTCTGGGGTTTGTTCTCTTACAACAAATCTCTGGAGTTTGCTCTTTCACGAATTGAAGAAGATACATATCTCGCCTTATTGCTTTCATACAAACATCAAAAGTTGGGTTTTTTATAAATTGGGGTGGATTTACTTGTCGTATTATATCCCTTAAAACTTCTCTCCCATCTATATATTCTATAAATTCTTCAAAAGTAATCTTTTCCCCAGTTTGTAGTTTGTGATCGATTTTCACTTTTGCAATGGTATCCATCATTCATCTCCCATCGTAAGTTATCGAGACTTATCGTCAAGACAAATTCTTCCTCGACATTCTGCATCCTGATATAGTTGTCGAGGCTTGCCCTCGAATAATAAGGCTTGCCCTTTAAGCCGTATCTCTTTAATATTTTGAAAAAGGGGGGTCTTTCGACCCCCCATATCCGCCTATTTTGTAGACAGGTTGTCCAGCTCTTGGCGAATCTTCGCCTTATCCTCGTTCAGCTGCGCCCTTTGCGCTGTGGTTAGCTTGTCCTTGAACTGTTCGAGAATGTCATCGATTGCCGTGATTTTCTGTTGGAGTTTGACAGGATCGGCTTTCCTGAGTTTCCTTTTTGCTGCCATCCTGGATTTCCTTGTCTCTGCCTGACAAGCAGGACACCTGCAGGTCTGCCTGTAGGATGCTTTAGGAACGATTCTGATGGCTTGATGTCCCTCTGCATAGATCGGCTTATCGCCGATGAAGCTGTGCCCTTTATGCGGATAAGACTCGTTCTTGAAAACGACGCCCTCGACAGGCACGACCTTCCCGTCTTTCACGTCATAATGGGTAGCTCCGAGACACTCGATTGCCTTCGGATCCATTTGCACTGGATTGCTGGATTGTTTGGTTTTTGGGGTTGCATTCTTTCCCATCGTGGTACCTCCTGTGTGTTGAGTTGACTCCTCTCGCCTCATCTTCCCCTGTTTCCTGACGGCTTGCCTCATAGTACCTCCTTTGTTGGATTTGGAATTTCGCTCTTGCACCAATAAGAAAGTGCACGGCGAGCTTGACGTCAAGATGTTACGCATTCAAGATAATACTCTATGACTATTCGGCACGACTGCACGCAACAAGAAGATCAATATATTGTCAAGATAGGACAAATGTCAAGGTAAAATAAGCACGAAACAAAATAAGCACGAAATGAAATATTTGTCAAGACAGGATAAACGTGAGACAGACTGTACAAAATCTCCAGACTCGAAACATATTAGGATAAAATAGCCCTATGGCCAAGTTCAGCGGTATATCATACAATTGATACCTCCTCATGATAATATTATACCTCTATTTTCAAGAATATATACCTTTATTTTCTATGAGTAAATACCCGACGATCTACGTATTGGATAGCATTCTTGTCTTGTTTTACTGCTATCATACAAATCTCTGGAGTTTGTTCTCTCACATACTGGAGAGCATCTCCATCCTGTTTTACGGCTTCTAGACAGATCTCGGGGGTTTGCTCTCTTACAAATTGAAGAGTATCTCCATTCTTCATTACTGCCGCTAAACAGATTTCGGGAGTTTGTTCTTCTACATACCGAAGGGCATCTCCATCCTGTTTCACTGCTTCTAAACAGATCTCTGAAGTTTGTTCTTTTACATAACGAAGAGCATCTCCATTCCCTTTTACTGCTTCTAAACAAATCTCGGGAGTTTGTTCATCTACAAATTGGAGAGCACATCCATCCTCCCTTATTGCTGCTAGACAAATCTCAGGGGTCTGCTCTTTTACATATTGGAGGGCGAGGCCACTTTGTTTTACGGCTTCTAAACAAATCTCGGGGGTCTGCTCTTTCACATATTGGAGAACATCTCTATCATTTTTCACTGCTGCTAGACAGATTTCGGGAGTCTGTTCTATTACATACTGGAGAGCGAGACCACTCTGTTCTATTGCTGCCAAACAGATTTCAGGAGTTTGCTCCCTTACGTACTGAAGAGCACGTGCACTCTGTTTTACTGCTACCATACAAATCTCAGGAGTTTGTTCTCTCACATATCGGAGAGCAAAACCATTTCCTTTCACTGCTTCCAGACAGATTTCTGGGGTTTGTTCTCTTACAA